GGTTGATGATGCCTGAATACAAGCATGTCCCAGATCCGCTGAACAAGGATGTTGTGCTTGCTATCCCCATCCCTGTGTACGCAAGCGACAGCCAGATGAGCAGGCACGATCAGTTGGTTTTGTTGTATAACGAATTGAAGGAGCACACTCAGGCGTTGGTGTCTTGCTTTGAAACGGGGGATGCTGAGATGGTTAGCGGGCGTGGGGAATGCATTCTGCGTAGCGTAAAGAAGTGTATAAACACAGGCGAGTAAATGGAGGTAAATCATGCACGAAGAAATTCTCAGGATTGATGGCGGAATCGAAGACGCATCGTATTATTTAGAGTGTGTCGAGCGCGACTGCAAACATCTCTTGCCCTGCGACGAGAGCGAGTGGAAGGAGATGGCAGAGTTGCGCGACCAAGCCGCAGAACTACGTGGCGCGATTGACGCCATGCGTGCCACTCCGTGGCTTAGAGAAATGGTTGACGAGGCGAACCGCGTTCTGGATGAGTGCGCGGACCTAGCCGACGCGGCGAGCTACTAAGCAAATGAATAGAAGGCGAAAAGCATTTGAACATCGTGGCGTGGAAATAGAGATAGAAAATCTGTGTAGTGGCGAGTGGCAAGCCACTTTTGATGTTGGTGAAGAGTCGCGGACGATTGTGCGCAAGAGAATGGGGGTAGCAATTGAAAGCGCGAAGCGCATGATTGATCTAGATCTCGACTACTACGAACGCTCATACCATCGCTCTGTTCCACAGGATCAGACTCGCGTTGTTGAGATTGATTGCGACTACGAGAATAGGATTGTCCACGTTGCGATCAAGCGTAATCGCGGGTCGTATGTCACGAGCAGGTATCAGTTAAAAGAAGGATCGCCGTCTGCGATTAGGTTGGGCAAGTTGTTAGCCGAGAATGATGAGTACAGAGTGGACAGGATTGGGGTTCTTGCATACGAGATCCCGAAGGAGGCCAAATGAGCAATTGTGATCTGTGCAGCAACAAGGCAACGGTGCATTTGTGTGACGAGCACGCCGCTGAAGTAGAAGATGCATATGATGAACTGAAGGCATTGCGAGAGGCGCTAGAGCCATTTGCTGCTCTGGGGCATGTAATGTGGCCTGGACAGCACTTGACGTATCGAGGGGTGTATGTCAGCTACGAACAGGCCAAGGCTGCTGAGAAGGCGTTGAGGGACACATGATGCTTAGATACACGAAAGCAGATGCTCGAAATGCAATGGATGAATGGGGATTTAACTGTGGTCCTGGCGCTTTGACTGCTGTTCTGGACATGACGCCTGATGAGATTCGCCCCTTTCTCGGGGACTTTGAGAGTAAAGGGTACGTAAGCCCTAAAATGATGCTTGCTACCCTAGACATGGTTGGGGTTGATTACAAGCTAGTTACGGGCAAGTTTCCCGATTGGGGATTAGTTCGAGTGATGTGGGGCGGTCCGTGGTCTGGCGTGGCGGCTGAGCGACACACGCATTGGATAGGATCGTGTTGGAGAGATGAAAAGCTGTTTGTGTATGACTCGAACGCTGTGCAGTGGATGCCGTTCGAGTTCTGGCGAGTCACACTGGTGCCGTGGTTGCTGGCAGAGGCCGAGCCGGAGTCGGATGGAACATGGAAGGTTACACACGCCATCGAGGTGAAAAATGAATAACGCAATTTGCAAAAAGGCGAAGAGGGGACCGTATTGCGAGGAGTGCAAAGAGAGAATGGGAGGCTGAAATGTATCTATCTGACGGGCGTGAAGTGGTTGTGCATCAAGAGGTTGAGAATGGCATCCTTGTAGAGCCAATGATGGAATATTATAACTATGAGGGATGCCCATACTGCGAACCAAGTGGACGCTTGATCATTGTTAACAAGGTGTATAACAAAGCGCCGACAGAGGTTCTGGACCAGCGCGTTGTCAGTTTGCAAAAACAAATTAAGAACAAGAGAGCAGAATTGCGCCTTGTTGAGGGAGATGTGCGTAAGGCACAGGACGAAAGGGACAAGATCGTTCAAAAGCTTAAAGCAGAGCATAGGGCGTTGCGTCAAGTTGACAGCTTTCTGAATGGAGAGATTACACACTTTGTCATCTACAATGATTACGGGCGCTTAGAAATTCGAGAGTTCGGCGAGGGGATTGAGTATGGTCACAGTTGGGAACGCAAGAAAACAGGCATGAAGCTTTTAGTCCTGTTTGGAGCCTCAGGCGGTGATCTACAATGGAGACTAAACAAATACAAGGATGGCAGTAGTAAGACTTGGTATCAAGTTGTTCCTTGTAGCGGGTACGACGTTGCGCTAGAGGTAGCGCAGAGAGTGTTGAGTGAAATGGCTGAGGATAGACTGTCTCAGGACTTGGCTGACTTAGCCAACAAGCATGGGCTTGAACTTCCTGATGGTTATAGAGAAAGGCTAAAAGAACGAGCAGTGAAGAATGCAGAGGAGGAAGTTTCTGGCCTAGAGCGCGATCTGGAAAAGGCCAAGAGAAAGTTGCAAGAGATCAAGGAGAGTTAAAGTTAATGTTGTCACCTGGAGAGATCTGCGAGTTGATGGACAAATATCTTGAGGCGCTGGATGATTGCGCTCCATTCGAGAATTCACCGGATAGGGTTGCGGTCACAGCAGCAATCTCTACACTCTTGGAGGTTCTTGAGCTTGAGGATACAGAGCATTACCTGAGCGTGCGCAAGGACTTCTTCGATAGCGGCCAAGATGGGTGGAGAGGTGTCACCTCAGAAACAGGACAGATGTCACTTGCAGATCGGTGCGTGCATGATATAGTGAAGGAAGCACTAGAGAGGAACTTGCCATTCGATGAACTGTGTGGGCGTATTGAGGAGGTGCAAGAGTGAGACTTTGGAGTCTGCATCCGTCGCTGCTGGATTACCTGGGACTGAACGCCGTATGGCGTGAGGGGCTTGGAGCACAGGCCATTCTTAAAAGGCTAGAGAGCGATGAAGAAAATGTTGGATATTCCAATCATCCCCAACTCATTCGCTTCAAGGATCGTCCTGAAATGATTGGGACATATCTACATTGGATTTGGGTAGAGGCCGTCCGTCGCGGATACAACTATAATCGTGATTTGATCCAGTACGAAGCTGACCCGGCTCACAGAATGACAGTGACTTCTGGGCAGTTTTACTTTGAGCTTGGGCATCTAATCGACAAGCTGAAAGAGCGTGATCCTGAATGGCTGGGTCAGATTGACTGGTCTGAGCCCTTGGTGCATCCGCTGTTTGTGATGGTTCCTGGCTCGATTGCTGAATGGGAGAAAGGGGTGCAAAATGGGTAAATGGGGGCCGCAACCTACAAGCAAAATGGCTATTAGTTTCTCGGACTACGAGGCATATGGATGCCCTGTGTGCAAAACAGGAGAGAGACAGGGGCGCACCTTGATTTCCGGGTTCGGAACGACTGTGTTTTCATGCTCAAATTGTGGAGTGGCTTACCTTATCTGCGCTGATGAACTAGAACAGGCAAAAATTGGCGTGGGGGATGAATATCCAATAGTGCAAGATCATCCCCTAAAGGAGAGCAACAATGGATGAAAAAGAGTTGATTCAAGCCGTCGCGGATAGCTGGCAGGCATACGTCATCGCTACGGCCCTCAGAGGTCCAGATGCCTCTGAACCACCTGATGTTGTGTATGCCGTGAAGAATTTGTTCACTGCGCGCCTTCGGTCGATGATCGGGATGGACGCAGAGGTTCTTGTGTTGACTCGTGATGTCAAGTGGCACAACAGCATCCCGAATGTCCCAGCGAATCGAATCTGCGAGATTGTGGGGGTGCACTACTTTGATCACGTTGGCAGTGCGCTGCATAAGATTGGCAACATTTTCCCTGAGCACGATGAAGAGGCGATGTGTTTGTACAGGATCGCTTGGGCCATTGCCCATCGACGCAACAATGAGTATGTTAAGGTTTTGGACAAATATATGGAATGGGAGGAACAAAGTGGACGATAGCAAGATTGTGTTGATCTTCATCGCGGTGCTCGCCATGATGATTTTTTCTTTTGGCGTGGGGCATAGTTGGGGCACCAGTGAATCTAACGATGCTGTGTGGCGTGCGTGCGAGAGTGCTGGATACGATGGCGCGATTCGCTCTGATGGCGTGATGTTCTGCTACCAAGGCGATGGCGTTGATAGGGAAATGTTCTCTCTGGGATTGCTTATCAAGGAGGCGGAGTGATGAATAACGAAGAGAAGAAAAGGGCGCTGGCTGTTTTGGTCAATGATGAAGAGTTCTACCATATTCTGTCTGCCATTAGGGGGCCTGACATTGACCATCTCGACACAGAAGTTTGTAGAATTAAGTGGTTCTTCACTGCGCGCATTCGGGCGATGGTTGGCCAAAAAAGCGAACTTGGTCCATGGGTTAAAGAAAACAAAGATGACACTTTCATGATTGCGGGCATGACTGGAAGTGAAATAAGAAAGCGCGTTGGCGTCCATTACTTGCACCATATTATTAATGCGTTGTCTGCTATTTACTACTGCTATGAAGAGCACCGATGTGAGGCTGCGCTGCTGCTAGCAATTGCCAATGAGATTGCATACAGGAATGATGGTGGATACGGAAGCGCCTTGGAAGCATACAGGGAGCTTGAGTCGGGTTAACTTTAAGGTCGGCGACGATGATTATATGGTATAATGGAGGCCACAGTGACGAAATGCCTAGCGTGCGGAGGGGAAATCGAAACTTGTAGCTGTAAAGAGATCGGAGAAAAGCAACTCCGTCGCCACCACAATACGCACGGGCGACGGCAGATTGAGTCTAGGAATCACGAATATGTTTTGAAGAGGCTTGCTAGAGAGTTAGGCGTAGAGTATAGAGGAGGTTAGACATGGATAATTGGAGTGAGCGGATCGGCTTGTTGGTTCTGTGCGTTATGGTTGCCGTAATGTTCTGGTATATGGGCGAAGGGTTCACATACAATAAGGTTTGTAAAATGGCAGGGTTTGATGGGTCCACAGAGGTTCTTGATGTGGGATATTGCTACAGCGATGACGGTCAAGTGCTTGTTCCTCTAGTCGAGGTTGTCAATGCTCGATAGAGAAGGGCTGATGTGGTTTTGCCAAAGCGGGACGCTGAAACAGAACGTTGAACGTGCAATCCTTCATTACAAGCAGAAGCACGGTGAAGATCCAGAGGTGGCGCACATCAACCATCCTGACTTTGACGATCTAGATGTAAAGATAGAGGTTGTGGAGAACAAGTCGATCACCCCTAAGCACCTGTGGGTAGGAGAGAAGAATGGCTAGTGTAACCAAAAAGCTGACTGGAAAAGGGCTTGCCTCTCCCCCTGACTGGCTCCCTGACAACACGATGTACGAAGTGTGGATGGGGAGTGTGGCTTATGGTGTAGCAACAGATGACAGCGACTTCGATGTGTACGGCTTCGCCATTCCGCCCAAAGAGGTTGTTTTCCCTCATCTGGCAGGCGACATCCTTGGGTTTGGCAAGCAGAAAAAGCGCTTCGAGCAATACCAGCAACATCACATCGTAGACGGGGAGCGTGAGTATGATCTGTCAATCTACTCTATCGTCAAGTATTTCCAGCTTTGCATGGATAACAATCCCAACATGATCGACAGTCTTTTTGTCCCACACGATTGCGTTCTGCATAGTACACAGGTGGGGCAAATGGTGCGCGACAACCGAAGTCTGTTCTTGCACAAGGGGGCTTTCCATCGCTTTCGCGGGTATGCTTATAGCCAGTTGTCTAGGCTGAAGGGTAAAACCAAGAAAAGCAAGCGATACGAGATGGTACAGGAATACGGATATGACATCAAGTTTGCCTATCATACAGTTCGCTTGGTCCTTGAGGCAGAGCAGATTCTCGCAGAGAAGGATATAGATCTGCGTCAGCATTCAGATATGCTCAAGGCGATCCGGCGTGGAGAATGGACAGAGCAGAGGGTTAGAGACTGGTTCGCACAAAAGGAGTCTGCCCTTGAGGAGTTATATCACACAAGCGACTTGCGATACGAGCCTGACGAGCTTGCGCTTAAGGATCTGTTGATTGACTGTCTTGAGTGTCATTATGGGGATCTCTCAAGTGCTGTGCGCAGGCCAAGGGAGGTCGATGATCTTGTGAGTGACATCGAGAAAGTGCTAAGGAGATACAAGTGATTCGGTTGCTACAAAGATTCGTTAGGGCACTAGAGGCGCTAGAGACATTCGCCGCCGACATCGCGGCCAGGTTCTCGCCTTGGATTGCACCTATGCCCACAGCATACGTTGTCCAGAGATCGCTTGTGTCCAGCCTTAACTTTAAGTCCTGGATAGCCTGGATCGCAGCGGCGGTCGTTGAGTTGTTGGGATTCAGCGCGATCAGTACAGCTATGGAGTTCTCAGAACATAACAGAACCATTGCAGAGGATGAGCCGAGAAAAGCGCCAGAGAAGGCAGCGCGATGGATGGTCGTGGTGTATTTCATTGCTGTGATCTTAATTACAGTCTTCCTTGAGCCGCCCAATGAGTTTCAGGATTGGGCTTTGCTGATCTTCCCTGCCCTGAGCGCGACAGGCGTGTTTGTATTGTCGATGCGCAAGGTTCACAGGGAGCGGGTTGACGAGATGATTCTGTCAGGAATTTCACCTTACAGCCGCAAGAAATACTTGCCCAGGAAACAACAGCTTCTTGCAGAAATCAAGAGCGGCGATGAAGAAAAACCTAAGCCAGACAAGAAAGAGGAATCAAAAGTTGACTTAGACAAGATGAGTAAGCAAGAGGCAATTGTTTATCTTGCGTCCAAGCATCCTAAGTGGACGCAAGCCAAGATTGCACTTGAGGTTGGTTGTTCCGAGAGTCACGTAAGTAGAACGTTGTCAAGAATGGAGGAAGAAGGTGAAGCCTAAGATCAATGGCGGGATTGCCTTTTGCTCACGGAATTGCCCTCTGCTCAAGACGGGCATTTGTGACAAAACAGGCAAACAAACAGTCGTGGGGACAGTTTGCTATCCTTGGGTTGTGGATCTCGTTCAGTATGCAGAGGCTCTGTCGTCTTCCTTGGACGGGATGGCAAATCGCAGGCTGGGACAGATTATCCCGGCACAGGAGTTAGTGAATGCGTACAATCAGTGGAAGGGAGGCTTGAGATGATTGAGTGGTACAATAAGATGGATGAGTTGGCTGATGGACTAGCTCGGTTAACAGCAATTGATGTCATAGGGTTAATTGTATACCTAATCGAGAGGATTGCACGTATCTGGCGCAGTACAGGGAAAGGCACTGCTGCTGGTTTGCTAAAGGAGGCATTTTCAAATGAGAGTTAAAGTTAATGCTGACGTTTTGGCTGACACAATCGCATGCCCGTATCGGACTTCGCCTTCACGTTCCACTTTGCCTATCTACAAGGCACTCTTTCTCTCTGCGGCAGATGGTGCGTTACAGATCATTGGCACAAATGGTCACACTTGGGCGCAGTCGATTTCTGATTGTGATGTTGTAGAGGAAGGCGAAGCGGCAGTTAGTGCAAAGAAGTTGCGCGATTGGGTAAATCTAGTTGATGGAGAGGTCGAGATCGTTAGCACGGATAGCGAGTTGAAGTTTTCGTGTGGCAGTTTTGAAATGGCGCTGCCAATCTCTGGCGGTGATTTCCCTCTCCCAGACATCGAGGGGGGCGAGACAATCTTGCGTATGAGCAATGACGAGTTTCAGAGGAGAGTTCGGCATATCCTGTCTACTATCGACAAGGAAAACCCAATGCCTATCCTAGAATCAATTAATGTTAAGGTAGAAGGGGGACGTGTTACGATTAGTGGCGCGGATGGCACTCGTGCCTCGATGGACGAAACGTTCGCCGACTACGGCGATGGTGAAGCCAACATTCCATCTGCGGCGTTGGTGAATTGGAAGTATGCCAGGACAGATGATATTGAACTGCAGGCAGTTGGAAACTCGCTCTTGTTTGTGGGCGATGAATGTTGGATGTTCAGCAATCTACTGGCAGGCAATTATCCGAATGTTAGCAAGGCGCGTGGAGATAGCAACATCAACATCACTGTGCAGGAGCGTGAAACCTTTGCTAGCGCTGTAGAGGCGGCGATGCTGTTTGCCTCAGATTACCAGAATGTAGTTATCATTAATGTGACTCAGGACGGCCTATCTGTGCGCGGGTGGGCAGACACAGGGGAGGGTGTGTCGTTTGTCCCGGCTGAAGTAGAGGGCGAGGATGTACGTGTCGGGCTAAATGGAGAGTATTTGGTTGACGCTCTCAAGGTAATGAAGGGGGAGGTCTATCTGGGATGCAATGGGGAGAATACACCACTTCAGGTTAGGTGCTCTGAGTTCCCTGCCCTGTGGCATATCATAATGCCAATGCATCTGTAGCAAGCCTGCTGTAAAACGAAGAAGCCCCCTTTCGGGGGCTTTTTCTATTCCACATACTGTCCAGTGAATGTCAGGGTCACCGGCCTTCCAGGCCAAGTGTCGCCCTCTGGGTCGTCAAGCAACAAGGCCCTAAGTCGATGGTCGCGCAGGAGTCCGTATCTGTCTGCCAGCTCTACCATTTCGTCTTTCGTCAGGTGGAATTCATACTGATCCTCAATTGTGATTTTCACTATTCTGTCTCCTCTAACATTTGTAACAGTTCATCCAAAACCTCTGTGCTTTGTTCCTGCTCTTCCGTGACAGACTTGGCTTGGTCTACCCGCTTGAGCAGCTCTTCTCTAGCTTTAGATGGGCGAGGGACATCACGAAGGACAAACTTTTTCTTTTCCCATCCCACCTGCACGTACATATCACCATAGGGAAACACATTTTGCATTGCTCCACGATGAACGATTCTAATGTTTTCGATGTTCTTCACGTTTCCCTCAGCCTCGGTGCGCACTCGGAGCAATTTCCGATAGTGCACCTTGAACTTCCCATCTTCAGTTACTTCATATTTCTCGTCCCTCCAGTCTAGAATTGCCAGGAAAAACACCACAGCATATATGATGAACCAAGGCCCAGCACAAACTAGCAAAAGCCCTTTCTCCACAGCGCTTGTGAGCGCCATGAATGCAGTATATATCAAAACGACGATAAATGCAAGCGTGGGGTACTTGAGGGCTTTGGCGGCTGCCCAAGCCGAACGATGGATCACAAGCGGCTCGATCATGCCGTCTTCAACTTCACCCTGCGAGACTTCTTGCCATTACCATTGGACGCTTGCTCTATGATGTCATCGCTTTTTTGGCGCACCTTGCCCCACAATCCAATGCGGAACCCTAGAACAAACGCTCCAATTAGAGACAGCGCCCACAAGATTGCTACGACGATGATGTAGATCCCGTTGATTTCAAGCATTGACTTCCTCCTTCGCTTTATCTAGATACACTTCTGCCTTCCTTGTCTCGTCTCTGTCCTCTGAGATTACGCCCTTCTTAATCAGAGTCTCGAAGCACCGCGATGCCCTTGGGAACCCCCATCCCATCAATGCCTGGAGATCGTTCTTCGACGTTTTTTCTCGCCCAACTGAGATGAGCTTCTGCATTGCGTCCCAGGCATCGTCTGTCATTGTTTGCCCCTGAACGTCGTGGTTGTATTCTTGAATGTCGTCTTGATATTGTGGTGTTCCCATCTGGGCCTGAAGCTGTTTCACTAAATTTATAGCTGGCGCTGGTTCTTTGGCGTCGCAGAAGTAAGCAGCCTGGAACCGAACGTCATTGGATGTGACAAACGAGCCGCGTCCGGGAAGAAGCTCTGCCCCGGTGCCCCCGACGCCGAGGGCCACATAGGCAGATTGTGGATCGTTGACCATCCCGCACATCCTTAGAGGGAACTGTGTCTTGATGTCGATGCTTCCTACTCTGTCAGAGCGCGGGTACTGGGTTGTTACCACGACATGAATCTTCTCTGATGCGCCCAGCTTCATAAGGCGCTCTAGATTTGTCGTGAACTCAGGAGGACAGTTGTCAGCAAAGTATGGGATCTCGCCCACAAAGATCAAGAGACGCGAGAAGTTTTTATCCTTGTGTGGGATCTCCGCTCTGCGCCTGCGTTCTTCCTCAGCCCAGGAGATCATCGCCAGAGCCTCTTTAGGCGTTGTAGTCACAGGCGCGATTAGGTGGGGTAGCCCAGACCACAGCACAACATCCTCCGGTTTCCCTGACATCAGCATCATTTGCATCTCGCTACGACTGTATGAGTTCGCCAGTCCCCACATCATTGTATTCCACAGAGTAGACTTGCCGCTTCTTGTCATCCCTGCAATCAGGACGTGGTGATGGTATCCATCATCTGGACACCACACAATCACGTCTCCCTCCAAGGTTTTACCGATGGGGATCTTGTTTTTCCTTGGCGCCATATGTAGATCAGCAATGCTCAGAGGGATGAAGTAATCCCCGTGCATAATGTCTGACAATCGGAAGTCAAAGGTAATGCTCTGCTTACCGACTCCGATTCCTACCTGGCACCCAAGCTCACACTCAAGGATGGTTGACACGTCCTTGCGCAGTCTTTTTAGGTTGCTGTCACTGGCAATGTGCCCTTTCAGGTATGTGTTTGACTGTGTTTTCTTGAGACGGGCTTTGAGTGCATCCAGGTCTTTCCCGCGTGCCTTCTTGGCATAGAAGCGACACTGATCTCCCAGAACGGCAGCACCATCTTCTGGGATCATTAGTGGAATCTCTTCACTAAAACACACAGCCTCGATCACACCAGCGATGATGTTTATTCTTCTTTCCAGGGCGTCGTGCCTGTTAGTCATAGTATCTCCTGTGTCTATCCCGGTATGACTTCTCGCGTTCGTCGTCTGGATCTTCTAGAGGCGGCATCTCTTTTTGGTGGTGTCTACGACGTTGACCGTCAAGAAAGTCTGTCGCGTCGTGCAATGCCATTCCGATGATGTCCCCTGTCAAAAACAACCAGTATAGCGGCGACTTCACGACAGTCCACACCAGCTTTGCCATCCACAACACTAACAGGCCATGTGTATGCTCCCATCCCATCAAGTGAAAGAACGTCCACACTGATACATCCCAAAACAGCGATACTAGCAAGGCGAGCAGGATTAACACCAAGTTGATGTAGATTGCCTTAAGCATCGTAGCCAGCATAGGCCAGTGTGAGGCAGGCGATCTGTGTCTGACCATCACCTGCCAGGGAAGCCACAGTATCCTTAGCGGACCCCAAGAGTTGTACGGGGCAGAAGGAATGTCCAGGTCAGGGCTACCCATCGTTCCACCGAACACAGACCCAGCAGCGATCAGCAAAGAGCGCCCAATGATCGCAGGGGCATTGTCCATCCTGTAGGATTCAGGGCGTTGCCCTATTTCTTCCAGGACTCTTGACATTCCGTTCTGGAATGCCCATGCTCCCCATCCCACAACCGGTGCGCTTATGAATGCGATCTTTGTGTGGGTCTTGTGTCCAGGCACTACAGCACCTCGATTTGTGCTCCTACCACGTATTCGTTATCAATGCGGATAGTGAACTTAAGGCAGGGGGATTTTTGACCTTTCTCGTAAACGTGAGCAATCAACCCGCCACGCTGTTTCTCTTCATCCCATCCCCTGCGCTGCGCCTCAATCAGAGGCTCAAACTCTACGCGGAACTCCTCTGGCATCGCGCCAGTGTTCTTCATTCTATTGACGATATTCTTGTAGGTTTTCTTTGTGACCAGGGAGTATACAGACTCGTCCTCCGGGGCAAGCCCTTCGTAAGAGAACGTCACAACAGCTTTGCGCCCGTCCATGTCCTTGTCGTACCACTTGGCGTCTAGCGTGTTCAGGGATGGCGAGACAGATTCGTATGGCATATTCCACAACTCTGCCAAGTCATCGTAGTAGAACTTGTCCTTGCTGCTTTGACGGCACAGCTCAAGCCGTTCCTTCCATAGATCAGTTAGCATCGTTGCCTCCTTGTCCAATTTGAACGGTTGTAAACAGCGCGAGCGCAAACATCACGACTGCGATCAAAACTTCCCACGGATTGCTTCGTGCATTGTAGATACTGAGGAATGTGAATCCCCAAAATCCAAGCGCCACGAGTGTCCACACAACATCTCTCAGAATTAGTCTCATGTCTTGTCTCCCATTATGACTCCAATCAGATACTCGTACATATCTTCGCCTTCAGGAATCTCTTCGCCCTCTTCCTCAAGGATCTCCATTGCCACTTTCAAACCTTTGTTGGTCAGCCTGCATCTATATCCTTGTTTCTTGAGATAGCCAGCCTTGACCAGTTGCTCAATTGATTCTTCCATCAAGCCTCTTTCATCGTTTGAACAATCAGCCTCGGACTTTTGCCACGATACCATCCATTATCTCTCCACCTTGGATCATCGACGCCCTGATCAGTGAGAACCCAAGAGCATACAGGAGGCCCGTTGTGTTCTGCTAGATATTGGTACATGCTGACTGCCAGCTGCGCCCAATACTCCTCTGTATATGCATCCCAACCAAGATCGTCTAGGTGTTCGGGGCTGTATGCCCCTCCTTCGGTGCTAATAACGATTGGTTGGATTCCAAGCGTTTCATGATAGATTTTGTTGTATGCTTCATATGCTCTGAGGCACATATCGTCAATGTATCCATCTCTGAACGGGCTAAAGTCCAGTGTTCTATTGAATGGGGAAATATGAACCGCTACCCACAGCTTCCCACTTCCGATAAGTGTTTGTGCTTCGTTGCGATGGTTGTTTGCTATGTGTTGTGCAATGCCTTTGTACCACTTCACGCTTGAGTATTTTGAGTTTGTTCCGCCTCGGTCTGTGGGTGCCATAGCCATAAATGCTATTTGCCCGCCGTGGTCTGTTATTTCCTTGGCGTCCATCCACCAGTTCTCAGCAACCAACGCAACAAGATCTGAGTTGTGCCAATCTACTCTATCTCGGAATTTGCTTTGCCATTCTCCAGGAAGGTTTGGTTCGTTCCCGATCTCTAGTTTCTTAACGCCGGCATCAATTAGTTGCTTTGCCCTGTCCATCAGGCCGCGTGGCAACCTGGATGGGAATTGTTGTGCGCAGAACACTCTGACGATTGGCTCGATCCCATTTTCCATTAGTCTATTTACCCAGTCGATGTTATCAGCACCTCCGCTATCCAGCACCTTGTAGAGCTTGACGCCCATGACCTTCATCTCTGAGATCCAGAAACCCCAATCTTCTCGTGGAGGCGGTGACAAGATGGGCGAGCCATGTACGCCTATTACATTTAAGTCGCTTGGTGGCTTTGGCTCTCCCCCTGCTACGTGTGCTGCTCTGATTCCAGACACATCGTTGATGTCCCAGGTCTTGCGTTCTCCATCCCAAGGGTCGATGACGTGCAATTGATCTGTTGCATATTCTAGGTAGACGAAGTGAGATCCGCCACTCACTCTAAGTCCGATCTCCCATCCATCGTCCTGCATCTGAGCCAGATCAGAGATCGCGAAACTGCTATTGATCTTGGCCGAATTATCAAACGCGGGGTACTTGCTGATTGCGTCGTTCCAGGAAAGCAGGTCGTCCTCGAAGAAGGCATTCCCGCTTTGCTCAAGTGACTTGTTCAGAATTGGCGGGATGATGTTGCGATTGTACACCTTTCTTAGAATCATACACGCGACCGACAGCAAACACCCAGCCTCTCCAATGGTTTCCCCTCCAGGCTCTTCGCCCAGATCGTCGTTTGCCCATAGTGGGTTGTTTTGCGAAACGGTCAAGTCGCCATCGGAAGACGGCATTAACTTTAATGCCAGCTCTTCTGGCGTACTAGCGTTTACAACACGATACGTCGTGTGTGGGTAGTGTTTCGTGAAGAAAGCCTGCAAGTCATCTGTCCATAGGTCTGGGTTGATTGCCAAAACAGTCTTGTCATCTAGATAGCCAATGCCTGCATCGTCGGCGCTGGACCCAACTGTTAGCCTTTTCTCGAATCCTCCGATCTGTGCTTGAATGTACCAGTCAACTCCAAGCCCAGGTGGCATTAGAACATATGTTCGTGAATACTGCTCTCTTGGAAATCCCCAGTACTCCTCTGGCGGCGCTGGATCTTCTGTTGGAAGTCCATTTTGTTCATCCTTAATGGAGATCATATAGTCTACGATGGTCTGATAGGCAAACTCGTAGTCGTGGCTTGTCCATCCAGACGTTGGTCCTAGTGTGAATGGGCAGAATCCCCAGGCCCAGTAATCCTCTCGCATTTTCGTATCGTACCACTCAACCCGTTGCAAAACATCGTCTGGCGTCAGTGGCCCTTGGTCATAACCGCACCACTCAGAGACAACAAGGGGAATGACCTCGTTTCTTTCTTGTAGCAGGTGGTACAGATACCGATAGCGGAAGCACAGTGCTCCCGCGCCGATCTCTTCGCCAAGCCCATCTGGCACGCCAGGGATGTCATCGCCCCACCACGTGTCCACAGGATCGTATGGGCTAAAGACGCCTTCGTGAAGGGCTAGGATATGTCCTCCCTGCTTTGCCCTGCCGAACACGCCTGTTTCCACCATAGCTTGTGCTTCATCCCACTCTGGCGTGCCTGCGTTGAGGGTGAAGATGGCAATCTTGACACCGTAATCCTCTGCCCGATCCATAAGCTTGAACTGCAGTTCGGACAGGCGTCGATAGCCATCTGTTCCAGGTGGATCTGGCTCATTGATTGGCTCCCAGTAATCCACAGCCTCTTTTAGTCCATTGGTCGCGTCGCATGCGTCTGTGATCGCACTGAAAATATTGTCTGCCAGATTGTCTAGGTCAGTCTCAGGGAAGTGAACGTCTGGGCACCTTTCGTAGTCGTGTACCAGTCTGGCGACAATGGTTGAGTCTGGATAGTTTTGCTTTGCATCCACTAGCCACCCAAGATTGTCCACGCCCTTGATGACGGCAAACCCTATACCATTGTCCTTTAAGGTCTGAGCAAATCCAGGAACCCCATCTGTATTGATGGTGTGCACCGACAGTTTGCTCCCTGTTTCTACCACGTCATAATCCCATTCTGTTGGTGGTAGTGGAGACTCATCCACAACCTCTGCGCTAACATCGTCCCAATACACATCATTGTGCTTAAACGCATACAGCGTTGTGCTTCTCAGGAATATTGTAATCGTTTCGCTCTGTGCAACAGCTTCAACTGTGATAGACTCTTTGTATCCATTGTAGATAGCCTTGGAGTTCCAGACAACTGTTGACGCAAACGGATTTGTGTTGCCTGTAGGGTCGATGCCAACAGAAAGCATAATGTTCCCAATGGCGTCGTTCTGTGGATCGCCACTCATTTCTGGAATCTCGCTTGGATTTAGGGCCACGATGTTATACCCAATCCCTGTCCCCTCGCTCCACTTGCCGTCGTTGGGATGTGGAAAGACATATCGGTTGGCGTCGTGTAGAACCTGCCTGCTCAGAGGCGTGTCGCAATTGGGGCAAGCTGTAAACTCTTGGTCTGGGTTGAAGCGAACTGGCTCCCAGCACTCGTAGCAATAGAATAAGTCTGGGTCGTGGTGGTTACTCCAGGCGTGCCCCCAAGCTGTCACTCTAATCTTTTGCCCAGCATTAACGTTAATTTGCTGTCTGTATCCACCGTCGTGTCGCCTGCCAGTGGTGAAAAACTTTTGCGCCTTTTGCCCAGACCTTACACGATAATCGTATGCAGACGCCCAAATGTCTGTGACCTCTGGTTGGTCCCACGTTCCTGCCTTATGCTTAAACCATACCTCCCATCCGGGCAACACGAAGATGTTCCCCCGCTCTGCCTCGTATGGCGCACCGTCCACAGGGTAGATTGTAACTGTGTGATTATCTACCCACTCTTGTTCAAATCCTCCGTTTTCAATCACTGTCCAATATCCTTTCAACAACCTTCTGTTTTAGATCGTCCATCATTTCTCTGTTTTCTCTTAGCACCTTGGCAGAGTTTTCTTGTCCTTGTGCTATTTGCTCTTCTGACACCTCACCAGTATCAGGGTCAATACTCATCAAATAGTACCAACTCCCGCGCTTCTCGACAGCGCCACACTCTTGTCCGAAGTCGATTAGTTCCCGTGCAAGATCAATCCCAAGCCCGTGTGTAATGTAAAACTCTGCAGTGTGATACGGGATGCCACCCTGATTCTTCATGCAGTACCCATAAGACTTGATTCCAATAGGCGTTCCGCTATCTTTCTCGACACCGCCACGGCTAATACGAACGATCAACTTGGCATAGTGTTTGATGGCGTTTGCCATCGCTGCCTTTGTTGGAGATGCACCCCATCCACGGGCTTTGAAGTTTGCGCGTTGCTGGTCTGCAACCAACAGTCCGCACTCATTTGATTTTAGGATAGGAGCCAATCTTCGGCAAGCTTTCGTCACCACGCGAGCCTGAAGTCCAGGGTTTTCCTCTTCTAGTTCAGACTCCAATTCTCTACGCGGCGAAAGCCCTGTTACAGAGTCCAGTGCAATTAACCCAAACTCTCCTGTAGAAGCAAGGATCTCAATCTCTGTCAGAATGTCCTCTGCAGCCAAGGGTAACTTCTCTGGGTTGGGCACCATATTCATAATGTACAAGGCGTCTACATCCACGCCAATAGCTTCTGCATATTCCCTGTCCAACTTCGGTTCTGTCTCGCACAGAACAGCCTTGCGCCCCAACTCCTGAACAGTCGCAATAGCGTGTAGGATTGCAGTTGACTTCCCGCTCCCAGGCGGACCCCAGTACATCGTGATCGCGCCCAACTCAATCCCAGAAACTCGCTTGCCACCACCAATCGCAATGTCAAGCGCCAAAGACCCTGTTGAAACAACCTGCCCCTTCTGAAACTGTGCCTCGCCTGGCTTCGACACAGCATATTGACCATACATCTTCTCAATATATGCCAATGCATCATCCAGGCTGCCGTGGTAACTGTCTTTTCGTTTCACATCTCCTCCACTGTAACTTTAACCCGCCTGCCAGAATTAGTCAGAACGACGTTTTCTTTATTCTCGAAGCCTGCCAGATACTCATCAATGATTCTGCGCATCAGATTTGAGAGTCCGCCACCAGCAAGCTCTTCCAGTTGCTCTTTCTTGTGCGCCTCGATCTTAAAGTTAATTGAGCTGTCCATTAGTGCCTCCAATCCATTTTTGAAGCGGGTGTCCATTGGGAATCACCCACGTTCTATCTCCGTCCCACTCAAGTTCATACTCCCTCAATTCCTCACAATCATATGGAATAGACTTTCTATCGAACTTTTGTTCTAGTCTCAGGAACAGCCTGTAGGGGAAAAGCCACGTTCGTCTGGGATGTTCCCTCGCATTCACAGCGTTCTTCCCGATACAGAACCAAAGCCACTTCTGTCGATCTCTCTCTTGCTCTGCCCACTCACGCTTCCTCTCGTCTATAGATGAGAATGGGATGCTTGTGTGCCCGGCCTTGACCTCGACATCTATAAACGCGACTTTTCTACTGGGCCAAATAGGGACACCGACCTTCTTGTAATCCCACGTTCCGCCAGTTGCCCCAGGGAAGATAAGCTTGCCGCAGTATGGGCATCGCGTGGCGTCCCTGACGGCGTAGGCAAACCATCCCCACGACCGCATAGAGATTCCAGCTTCAGGACCGGCTTCGCCTCGTTCTTTAGCCAAGGTGAAGACTCCAGGGACGCTCTGAGTAATCGTATCTATACTTCTCTTGCATCAGCTCAAGCAACTCCTTGATGTGATCGCCCTGGTAATAGTCGTGGCATCTGCGACATACACAGCACCGATTCTTGACCTTGAAGCATTTGTCTAGGTGGCGGGTGCCGAAGTGTGACCTTGAGACAATTTCGTGAATGTCGTGGTATGGCTTGCTGCAGTCTACACACTTTCCCTGATCGCGTTCGATGACAATGTAGCGTGTGGCTTCATCTAGTTCTTCTATTGCGTCTTGTCTAAGGCCCATGCTCTCTATATCCTTTTTCTGGTCCGCGATGAAAAATCACTGGAAACATTATCCTCTGGTCTGGAATTACGAGGTCTGGGTACAGCAGCTTGATGTCAATCGTGCGTGTCCTACTCTTGACGGGCCATCGCCTCTTGATCCGCTCAGGGAACCAGCGCTTTTCGTACAACTCTTTCTTGAGCGCCTGCCACCAAGTCAACGGATAGTCAATCTCGATATACTTGACTTGTTGACCAGACACAAATGCGTCCATCTGCGAAATCAAACTGCAAGCTACAAAGTCAGCCCAGACTTCTACACCTGCACTCTTGATGAACTCGTAAGTGGAAATCTGTCGTGCTCGTAGCTTGAACTTCTCCAAAACAATCCGCTCATATTTCTTATCCATATGATGCATTGTATCACAAAAAGCCAAATAAGTCAAATAGGAATATGGCTATCTAGCTTAAACCTTGAAAGTGGTTGAATGGTTGGGTACAATGAGTGATATGAGAATTGTTCCGCTTACAGAGATCCAGCAAAAGGTAGTGGAGGCTGTGGTTGCGCGTGGTGGGATTATCCAGCACGGCGACATTACGGCTATCGCAGAAGAGACTGGTGCATCCAAGGCATACGTTGGTCGAATCATCAACGGCGATGGCGAGCCAGGGTGCCAGCGTGTCCAGGCCGAGATTGAGAAACGGCTTGAGGCGATTCCGCTTGGTGATCCGAGAAAGCAGTTGGCTGTATTGCAGAATATGCTTAGGGATCAGATGAGAAGGCGCGAGGCTGCTGGCAAGCCGATGACCAACAAGGACCCGGCTGACTTGATTGACATTGCACGTCGTATTACTCACGGCGAGAGCTACCTGAAGATTCTTGAGATGCAAGCTGAGAAGATGCCGGAGCCAAAGGTTTATGACACTTCAGAACTATCGGATGACGAAATCAACAATGCAATCAGGACGATAGAGGCTGCTGTGAAATCGGGTAAAATTGGAGACGTAATTGACGGAGAATTTGAAGAAGAGTCAGATACCGCCCCACCTGCTCTTACAAGCTCTTGAAGATCTAAAGGCAGAGAAAGAGCGCCGTCGTATCAAGAAGGCGTTCAAGAAGCCTAGAACCAGGAAAGAGCTGTATGAGTGGACACGTGATGTTTTGGGCTACAAGCTTGCCAGAACAACGACCAAGGAGGGACATCGCAGTCCATTCGAGTTCTTGGCTGACGCCTATTTCGAGAAACACCCGACGATGTTGATGAGGGCTTGTCGTGGTGGCGGCAAGACGTTGACTCTGTGCGGTATTCACCACGTCGCACAAACCATATTCAAAGATGGGATCGAGATCGTTCACATTGGCGGCACACAAGAGCAGAGCAGAGATGGGTACGCTTACTATGCAGGCGATCCAGAGAAAGACGGCAAAAGGGGGGTGATCCGTAGACCTCCGTTTGACAAGGCTTTGGCTTCTGAGCCAAGAGTCACGAAAACGGTCCTGAAGAGCGGGAGCAAGGTAGAGATCAGAACAGGCGGGTCTGAACGCTCTGTGTCTGGTCCTCACCCTCACATTCTGGCAGCAGACGAGATTGACCATATTCCGTGGGACATTCTCAACACAGCGTTGCAGATGCCAATGTCGGACAGTAAGTACAACGCGATGACGCTCCTCGCCTCTTCACAGTATCACAGCTATGGCACGATGCAGGCGTTGGTTTCTGAGGCAAGCAAGCGCAGGATTGAAGTTTATCAGTTTGACATCCTGGACGTGATGGAGAGTTGTGGTCGAGAGTACCCGATTGATTGCAAAGAGTGCCCGTTGTATATGTGGCGCAATCCTTATACTAATGTTCGAGAGGAGTTGTGCCAAGGCCGAGGCGCTAGAGCAGACGGGCACTATAGATACAGGGATGTTGTCTCTAAATTCCTGACCACAGATGCAGAGACGTTCGCATTACAGAACTTGTTGATGCGCGGAACGTCTCAGGGGATGGTATACTCTCAGTTTAGCCGCGTTGAGCACGTAAAGGATTTCCCATTGCCAGACGCCGACATATCCAGGTGGCACTGTTGCGCTGGTGTAGACCTGAGAAGTAGAGGGCGCATTGTTGTTATTGCTCAAGCCCCAGGCGTTATGCCTAATGGCAAAAGGATGCGGCACGTCATTGCAGAGTGGAAGGATGACAGTGCCACTCCATCCACAATTCGAAAGGCTGCACGCGAGATGCGGGAGAATATTCAGCAGAAGTACGGGCTGTACATCTCTGTGTTCTGGATGGAGCGCACAGCATCGGATGAGGCAAGGGATTGGAAGCGCGAAGGGTTGAATGGACGAACGATCCCAACTGAGGTTTCCAACGTGGCTTATGGGATCGGGTATTGCAGGGATTATTTATTGGATGTGACAGAGACAGTATCAGTGTACTTCGATCCGTCTTGTGAGAACCTTATCACAGCTTTGTCTGACCTGTATCATTGTAAGAGAAGGAAAAGTGCTGATGGTGCATTTGAGTATGACCGTGACACGCCAGAGAAAGAGAATGACGACTTTGCAGATGCGTGGCGGTACGGGATGGTTGGTGGTCCTGTAGGGATTCACGGTGCGCCAGAGGCGATTAGAGCAAGTGGATCAACAAGTGATGGACGCAAGCACAAATGGAGTCCATATTAGGAGGCTATAATGGAAGGACTGTTCAAGGGATTGCTTTGGCCGTTTCTAACGAGCGGCGGCGGTGGATTGGTGGCGTTCTGGTTGCTTGAGAAGCCAATTGGCAAGAATATTGCTGCTTGGCTGACCAACGTTCAGGCACAGATCTTTGCCTTCAACTCACGTCAGGTGATGCGGATTTTGGCCTATGTAATTGGCTTGATTGCCAGCTTTGCGATGTATAGCGTTGGCGTTGGACTGGGCTGGGCGACGTTCCCTGCTGGGCTTGAACAATGGCTTAACCTTGGCGTTTGGCTATTGGGTATTTCGTTCTCAAGCTCGCATGCCGCACATCTATTCACGCTCGAAGAGTAGCATTAACTTTAACCTCGCAAGTGCCTCTTGCTGACGCAAGGGGTATTTGCGCCTATCTGGGGGTTGTATGGCAGATAACAAGATAGAATCACGTCTGATGAGTGAGATCGGCGTCACTGGTCTTGACGAGTATTCAGGCTATGTCAAAGAGCAGTGGGTTACAGATCTACTGACCAACGAGAAGCGCATTAAGATCTGGGACGAGATCTCAAGGCTTGACCCTACCGGGTCTGCGATGATGATGGTTTCGACCATGTTCATGCGAGAGGCTGAGTGGGATATTCTGCCTGCCTCAGATGATGACGCTGATGTAGAGCAGGCGCAGTTTGTCAAAGAGAATCTGACGACAATGACTAAATCGTTCTCTGAGACAATGAGTGACATTGTGTACTTCCTTGCCTATGGGTTCTTCGATGTTGAGTTGGTCTATGAGCGCCGGGACGACGGACGAATCTACTGGCGCAAGTGGGCACCCCGTCACCCAACCACACTACTCCATTGGGATCTGGACGAAAATGGTGGGCTTCAGGGAATGGTTCAGATCAGCAACTCCTCTCGTAAAATGGGACCGCCGTATATCCCAATCGAGAAGATGTTGCACTTCACCACAACTGGTGCCGGCAAGAATTCTCCTGAAGGAAGGGCTCTTGACCCAAACACGCCCATCGTTACGCCAGATGGATGGAGAAAAATAGACGATCTGCGTCCGGGAAATAAAGTGTTTGATGAGAAGGGCAGAATAAGATATGTTATTGGTCGCAAGGATTGGGAAAACAGACCTTGCTACAAAGTAACCTTTGACACTGGCGTAGAAATAATTGCTGACGAAAGCCACAAGTGGTATACCGAGAATGCTCGCGAAAGAGCATATCACAAAAGGGGCAGGGTTAGAACAACAAAGCAAATCGCCAAGACGGTCAAGAAGCCACACGGCAAAAAGAATGGCAAGCAATATTACATAAACAACCACGCCATACCGTGGGCAGAGTCGCTTGACTATCCTCACATGGAACTTGTAGTTGAGCCATATCTGCTTGGCCAATGGCTTGGCGACGGGCATTCCAATGGTGGGATAGTTACATCTCACGTTCAAGATGTTCCAGAGACAGTTGCTATATTTGAATCATACGGGTATGATACAAGGGTGTCAAGAAACGGCCTGCGGGGCGGCAAGGGCAGGATGATAAGAATATACAAGGTGTCCTGGAAATTAAATGCAATCGGCGTGTTAAACAACAAGCATATTCCAAGACGATACTTGATGTCGTCTCGCAAACAAAGACTCGAATTGCTACAGGGCTTAATGGACAGCGATGGAACAGTTGACAGATGGGGCAGATGCGAATTCACAAATACAAACAGGAATCTTGCATATGGTGCCGCAGAACTAATACGCTCTCTCGGCGGCGATGCCAGAATAACAACAAAAGAGCGAGACGGATGTCAAATAACATATAAAGTCAAGTTTACTCCGCACAACTTTGTTCCATTCAAACTGTCAAGAAAGATAGAGCGGTGCAAAGACGTGCGGGCAAGAACAAATCATTATATTACAAAAGTAGAAAGGGTTCCTCCACGCAGAACGGTGTGTATACAAACAGATGGGCCAAGTCATTTGTTCCTTGCTGGAGAGGGAATGATACCGACGCACAACTCGATTTTCGAAGGCGCGTACACCTCTTGGTTCTTTGCTAAAAACCTAAAGATTGAAGAGGCAATCGTTATTGAGCGCATGTCCGGAACGCCTGTGATGGGTATGCCTGATGGGGCGACTACAGACAGTGATTCCACATCTGATCTGTCTCGCGCAAAGAAGATTGTGCGTAACATCAAGCTGGGCGACGACATGGGGCTAACTGAGCCGTTTGGTTGGAGCTTCCGCTACGAAATGCCAAAGGGTTCACCGCCAATCAGTCCAGGAGAAACGATCACACGTCACCAGCGCGACATGGCGCGCACAATTATGGCTGACTTCCTGATGCTTGGTGGTGGGGATCAGGGATCTTGGGCGATGCACGCGGACAAGTCAGCCTTGTTCATTAAGGCAGTTAACGGATTCTTACAGCAAGTTGCTTCGGTTATCAATCGTCACGGCATACCAAGGTTAATGAAGCTGAACGGGCACGAGGGAGCAATGCCTGAGATTCACTTCGTTCCGATTGCGAAGCTGGACGTTGAGGGGTATGCAAACATCGTGGCGCGCTTGTTGGACGCTGGTGGGATCACATACGACCTAGAGACAGAGCAGGCAACACGCCGTCGCATTGGGCTTCCTGAGATTCAAGAGCCTGGGCTTCTGCTGAAAGCAAATCAGCCTGTCGAATCTGACAAAGAGCCGATTGAGCCTCCCAAAGAAGAGGAGTTTGGCGACGCTAAATTCTACAGGTATACCTACAACGGTGTGACGTGCCGTGCCACACGTCGCAGATCCTCAAGCCGAGACGACAAAGCGTGGATGCGCACAGTCAAGTACAAGGATAAGGAAAGGCTGGTTCACTACGCCGATCCAGATATGCCAATGCGCAGGACCAACAAAGAGGCTCGCAAGAACTTCCTGTCGCGCCACAGTTGTAGCACGAAGAAAGATCCATTTGCAGCAGGCTTCTGGTCATGTTATGATTGGGCTAATCCATCTGAGGACTCAGAGGAAGTTAACTTTGCAGACGTTCCGTATGAGTTCCCTCTAACATACGATCAAGCGATTGAATTGGTGGATAAACTTGGTCAAGCGTTGATGGCAGATTATGACCAATCTATTCAATTCTTGCTAGAACAGCTAAAGCAGGGGTTGCTTGAGGACAATGCTGAACTTGTAGAAGAAATGCTGATGATGCTCTCTGAGAGAATGAGGATGCGATTGAGAGAGGCGGCATTCCTTGTTTGGACCTTGACCACAGGTAGAGAGCCAGATCGTCAGGCATTAGATAAGATCTCGCGCAATCTGAACCGAGCCTATATGTACATCGAAGAAAAGCTTGTGCCAGATATTCGACGCAAGATTGGCGTTGCTATGAATGAGAATACACAAGCCCCACTAGATGTTCTCAAGGATGTTGTGGGTGCGTCGCTTCGCTCCCTGAAATATCGCGTGTCGATGTACTCAGGTGAGATTTACAAGCTGTATCAGAACGATGCAATCCCAGCAACGTTGCCGAACGACGTTGTTCAGGAAAAGCTTGTCACACAAGGCGATGGTAGAGTGTGTGATGAGTGTGAGGGCGATGCAGAGATGGGCTGGGTGCCAGTCGGTGTGTTGAAGCCAATAGGAGAGCGTATATGTCTGAGTGCGTGCAGGTGCAACAAGGTGAGGAAGAGAAGCAACGGGAGGATCCTCCGAGGTCCATACACTGGATAAATCACGCACTTGGGATATTCGTGATTTGGCTGGTTTTGACTGTGGCACTGGTGGTAGCTTCCTAAGATAGTTTTAAGTTCGCTTTTTTGATTTTTGTGGTATAATGCCTCTATGAGATTAGAGACTATATCCACGTTGTTCTCTGGTGGTGAAGGTGTTGGCTGTGGCGCACGGGCTGCTGGCCTCAAGCACCTGTGGGGCATTGAGTGGGAAGATGACATTGCAAATTGGGCAAGAATCAATGGGTTTAATGTCATCACAGCAGATGTCACCAAAGTAAACCCTCACGACTTTGAACCTCCTGACGTTCTTCATGCTAGTCCTCCGTGTCCAAACTTCTCTGTAGCAAAGGCAAACGGGAAAGAAACAGATGAGGATGTTGCTTTAGCATTGGCAACTGCCAAGTTCTTGAGAGCACTAAAGCCGAAGGTGTTCACTCTTGAGAATGTTTATTTGTACAGGAAATCCCAAAGTTGGCATGCGATAGGGAGTGCTTTGCTGGATCTGGGGTACAAGTTTGAGTATTGGCATTTGAATTCAGCAGATTATGGTGTGCCACAAACCCGCAAAAGAATGATCGTGATTGCGAGAAAGGATGGAGAGTTTCCAGAGCGACCAATGCCCACTCACGGACCGAGGGGCGAGATCGCTCCAATGTTTGACGAGCGCGAGCCGTGGGTTGGCTGGTACGAGGCGATTGAGGGCTTGATACCGACGCTGCCAGATTCTGAGTTTGCACCGTGGCAGTTGGAGCGGTTGCCGGATGAATTGAAAACCTCACTGTTTGACGCCAAAAACAGCCGACGTTTTTTCGATGGTGAATACAAACCACAGCCTATAACCCAACGCCAGGCAAAAGAGCCAGTGTGGACAATACAATCACAGGTAAGCACAAGTGACTTTCGCGGCTTCATTGTCCCCGATGGGAACGCTTCTGGCTTTGGTATCCGAAAGGATGGGATGCCGATGCGTACTGTGGGAGACACCAAACGAGCTGGCAATGCTCCGAGGGCATTTTTGGCAGAGGGGCGTGCTGGAGGCAACAGGGATCTTCAGTGCCGTCACAGTCATGCTCCGAGCATGACGGTCACGACCAGTTCTGGTGGTAATGTTTATCGGTCTGTAATGCTAGGCCGCGTCGTCAAAATGACGCCCCGCGCACTCGCACGCTTCCAGAGCTTCACAGATAGCTATATGTTGCCAGAAACAAAGACTTTGGCTTGTAAAATAATAGGCAATGCTGTTCCTCCATTGATGTATCAAAAAATTATAGAGTCTGTCAAATGAAAGTTGGAATAGACATCGACGGCGTTTGCGCGTCGTTTTTCCCCGCAGTCATAGAACGGTTTGGCACACCTGTATCCAATGCTTACTCCCTAGAACAAATGTTCCCCGACAGGAAGCGAGAGGTATGGGACTTCGTGGACTCGCCGGGCACCTACGACAATCTTCTGCCTCTCCCTGGAGCTGCTGAGACGACACTAAAGTTAAGCTCGGAGCACGATCTTGTATTCATCACGGCACGCCCAAAGCACACAGCACCAAACACGATCCAGTGGCTTCGCAGGAACAGGTTCCCCGAAGTTGACGTAATCCACAGTAACGACAAGGTTGCTGTAGCATTGCTTCTTGGGCTAGAATTGTTTATCGAAGATAACCTCTGGACTGCAAGGCGCTTGGCTCGCCACATGCCTTGCATTCTTTTTAACTGGACATATAATCAAGGCGACTATTCACCTAGAGTCAACGACTGGTCTGAAATAGGAGGCTATTTTGGCTAAGTACAACTGGGACACGATGCAGTACGAAACCAAAGAGATCGCCCGTCAAGTGGTGATTCTTAGGGACAATGAGGATCTGGACCTCACTTGGGAACAAATCTCCGATGAAGTGAATCGCAGCGAGAGAAACTGTAGGGCATACTACGCAGCAGCCAAGGCAAGCGGAGAGTTTGCAGAACAGGAACAAGTCACAGTCAGGGAGCTTAGCCAAAATGAGATGGTGGTTACGAGCAAGTCAACTGCCATCAAAAGACTTCCGCAACTGATCGAGGCGTGCGAGATCGACACAGACGTTTGGGTTGCGATGAAGCCTCTGTACAATGCCTGGACCACGCCTGCGAAGAACAAGACCAATGACGGGTGGATGCAGATCCAGAACTATCAGGTGAAGTGTCGCTTCGTGCGCAGAGAGCCAGAGGCGATTTTCCCAACAGTTCAACCTATACGGTCTAGTGTAACATTTGGGTATCCAAAGCGTGATGTAACCAGTGGTGTCAAACGATGCCTTGTTATTAACGACTTACACGTTGGGTTCCTGAAGCGATCTAGGGATGCGATGCTAACTCCGTTCCACGACCGGCGTGCGATTGACATTATCTTCCAGGTTTTGCAAGAACAAACGTTCGACGTGATTGTTTTGAACGGTGATTTACTGGACGGGACAGAGTGGACAAATCACTTCCGCAAGACGCCTGAGTTTAGAGGAACGACGCAGCCTGCCCTGCAAGAAATGCACTGGATTCTTGCCAAGATCAGGATGTTGCAACCAGAGGCAGAGATTATATTCCTTGAGGGTAACCACGAGTCCCGCCTGATGCGTCTAATCCTGGACAACTTCGAGGCGGCGTATGAGATCACGGCCATTGGCGATGTATTCCCGTCGATGTCAATCCCCCACCTGTTGGATCTGGAGTCATTAGGGATCAGGTGGATTGGTGGATACGACGATGGTAAATCTACCTACTGGCTCACGGATGGATTCAGGATACGGCACGGCAATACTGCTCGTGTTCCAGGCAATACAGCCAAGGCTGTTGTGAAGGATGCTTGTGTCTCTGAGGTAAATGGGCATGTTCACCGTGATGAGAAAACGCCAAAGACCCTGCACTATCGAGATAGCACAGTGACAGTCTATTCATATACGATAGGGTGTTTGTGTCACCTGGATGACAGAGTGCCTGGAAACAACGGAGAGCGTCAGTGGCGTCAGTCATTTGGCGAGATTCAATACACAGATGAGAGAGAACAGGTGTTCTGCATTCATATTGACTACGACAGCGCAACGGCGATTTATGATGGCAAGATGATGGTCGGTGAAAGTTACGTTGATGCGCTCAGGAATGATATGCCTGAGTGGAATTGGGGGGGATAATGGACAAGGAGACTGTCGAACGGTATATGGAGTTGATTCGATTCTTTGAAAGAACAAGTGGGTATGGGGAATACGTTGTCATACTCCACGGCAAGCAGCCTGTTAAGGTGAAGCGTGTGTCGAGTGCAGAGAAGCTTCCCCTACCTGAGAAATGGACTATGAGGATGATAAACGATGGCCAAATTGAGTGATGGACAAAGAGAAGTGTTCGCCCCACAGTCTGCAAGGTGGGAAGATCGGGCTTCAAGCGGTCCGATTTCTGTTGTGTTGGAAGAGGGCGAAGAAGTTAGGTGGATTTATGACGGTGAACGGGTTGTAGGATACGATATTATCAAGGTAAACGAAAGGGGCGTGCGAGTTGACTTCTAGCGTTCCCCAACCCGTTAGACGAGCATTTGATAAATCAGCATTATACTTTCCAACAGCTATCCAGCAATTCCAATTCTTCGACAAGTACAGTCGGTACGACTGGGGCAAGGGGAGACGCGAGACGTGGCCTGAGACTGTGGATCGCGCTGTTGCGTATCTGGTAGAACTCTCCGCGAGCAAGTTGGATGGCAATGTTTACAGAGAGATCCACGATGCCATCCTGAATATGGAAGTGATGCCTTCTTTGCGTTTACTGGCAATGGCAGGTCCGGCAGCACGCCGAAACAACCTGTGTATTTACAACTGTGCGTATCTTGTCGTGGATTGCTTAGCCGCATTCATAGAGGCCCTAATCATTTCAATGTCAGGATGTGGCGTTGGATTCTCTGTCGAGAAGCGATACGTCGAACGGTTGCCTAGGGTTAAGCGACAAACAGGTGTGTATCTTGGCACGTTTACTATCCCTGATTCTTCTGAGGGATGGGCGGAGGCGTTGACTCAGGGGTTAATCGCCTGGATGAATGGGCAGGATTTGTCATTTGACTACTCTGAGATACGTCCTGCCGGCGCGCCGCTGATGACTAAGGGCGGTAGAGCCTCTGGTCCTGATCCACTACGTTGGATGCTGGATTTCGTCAGAGAAACGATCCTAGAGCGTCAGGGGAAGTGTCTGCGCCCCATCGACGCCCACGACATTATGTGTGCCATCGGGCAAGCATCTGTGTGTGGTGGTGTACGCAGAACCGCAATGATCTCCCTGTTCGACCACGACGACGATGTAATGCGCCACGCCAAAAACGGCGATCTCAGAAAGAAGAAATACCGCTACAACGCCAACAATTCTGTTGTGCTACCACCTTACCAGAGTCAGGCAGAGATTGCCAGATTTATGCTGGATATGGACAAAGGCGGGAATGGAGAGCCAGGGATCTTCTCGCGTTTCGCTGCGAACAACACAAAGCCAGCACGGAGAAAGTTTGGTGTTTATGGCATAAATCCCTGTGGCGAGAGTGTAATTTCAGAGCCGGTCGGATTATGCAATTTAACAATGGCTGTGGCGCGCCCAGATGACACATTCCACTCCCTGAAGCGGAAAGTTGAGCTTGCTACCATTATAGGCACAATTCAATCTATGGCAACGCACTTCCCTGGCTTGAGGCCAGAGTGGAAGCGCAGTTGTGAGAAAGAGAGATTGTTAGGCGTAGACCTTGCTGGGCAAATGGACTCACTTGTCTCCCGTGATCCGAATGTCCAGAGGGAGCTTCGCAAGCACGCAGTTAAAGTTAACAAGGAGTATGCCGAAAGGTTAGGGATTAAGCAATCAACAGCAACAACTGTCGTTAAGCCAAGCGGAAACTCAAGTGTTCTGTTGGGGTGCTCTAGTGGCATTCACCCTTGGCACTCCCAATACTATATGCGCAACATTAAAGTTAATTCTTCCACTCCGATGTTCAAAGTACTTAAAGATGCCGGTGTGCCAATGACAAGGGATAATGGAACAGATTGGTGGGTTCATTTCCCTGTCAAGGCTCCAGATGGTGCAATTCTCAAAGAAGACAAATCTGCAATTGAACAGTGCGAATACTGGTTACAGGTCAAGCGCAACTGGACAGAGCACAATCCATCTGTGACAATCACGTACAAGCAAGATGAACTCTTGGACTTAATCGAGTGGGTTTGGGAGCATCAAAACGAGATTGGGGGAATGGCTTTCTTGCCGGCGTCCGATGCGTCTTACGACATTATGCCCTACGAGGAAATCACTGAGGAAGAATACGAGGAAGCCATTGCTGCATTCCCTGAGATTGACTTCTCCAAGTTGTACGCTTATGAAAAAGGAGACTGGACAAAGGCGTCTCAAGTTGTTGCGTGTGCAGGAGGGGCTTGCAAGCTATGAGAATCTACGTTAAGAAGCTACATCCAGACGCTCAACTGCCAGAGTTTCAGAATCCGCTGGATGCCTGTATGGATCTGAGAAGCGTAGAGGATGTATCTGTCTGGAAAGATGATGCAGAACTTGTCAGAACTGGAATTGCGATTCAGCTTCCCCCTGATTATGAGGCTCAAATTCGCCCGCGTAGTGGTTTGGCAGCAAAGCACGGGATTACAGTCTTGAATTCTCCGGGCACAATAGATGCTGGGTACAGGGGTGAGATCTGTGTAGTGCTTTGCAATCTTGGGCCTGCGTGCTTCGAGGTTAAGAAAGGGGATCGGATTGCTCAGATGGCAATCAGGCGTGTGTATCGGCCTGAGATCGTTGAGGTTGACGATCTCGATAAGTCTGAGAGAGGTCAGGGAGGATTTGGCTCAACTGGGGCTAGATAGGGGAGAGAGATATGGAGAAAAACTGGTATCGTGAGGCTCGCAGAAAGATTTTCAAAGGCAAGCCAATCAAGTTCATTGCTGTAATGGTTATCTCGCGCCGCCCACCACACCCAAACAGAAAAATATACTATGCAAAAGGGGTTTCTGGAGCAGTTATTACTCCGTACTTGTATCCAGACAAACCACACATTCCAGCGCCCAGCTTCAACAATGAAGAAGATCTAAGAGAGTGGCTTATGTCAACTTGGGGATGGCTTGGGATAGACAGGGGGACAATTGCTCAAGCACGAATGTATTCCAATGAGTTTTCAGAAGAGGAGTTTCAAGCGCAACGTAAAGAGTGGGTGAATAACAGACACAGAATTAAGACTTTTGAAGAATTCCAAGCTTCGGATTCCTAATTCGTTCTAGGGCTTCCAAGGCTTCCTTGGCTAATTCGTAGTCCTCGCCCAGTCCACCACGTCGAAAGGATAGGGCGAGGTTTCTGTATCTCCTAAGTGCGTCGTCAACTGTATGCCAGTCAGTGCGTCTCGTGTCTTGGTCCTGCATTCAGGAACCTCCACTGTTGTTCTGTTAGCATCTCTATGTCAATAGCGCGACCAACTGTATCCCACTTCTGTGCAAGTTGATAGTCAACCTCAACAAGAACATTCCCTGAGAGCATCCACTGTCTGCCCCCATCAGCTACACCGCCACAGTCAACAACCAGACATTTCTTCCATTCTGATTGTCCAACGGGGCGAATGTATACGACTTGTCCCACTTCGTCATATGGACGTGCAACGTAGCAATCGGCCTCTGGAAGATCCTGTGGAAGATCACCCATGCGTTGACGGACACCGATCACTTCCTGCATCACACCAGGGGCATATTGACTGGCAATGCCTGTAACAACCAAGAGAGCTGCTAGAACTGTTTTCATAGCTTGATGTACAGCTTCCACTCAGACGGCATTGACCCACTAGCAATGAGATACTTTGTCCTTGGAATCTTTGGCTCGAAACGCAAGGGCATACCAGCCTCGTTTGGCGTTCTGTCAGCTTTCCTGTGGTTACACCAGTAGCAACTTGCAGCCGTGTTGCCCCACGTATCCTTGCCGCCTCTGGACTGTGGAATTAAGTGATCCACGGTAAAATCGCTTTTGTTCAGAGTGATTCTTTCGTGATCCACGATGATGATGCCTCCGGGACGCCTGCCACAGTAGACACAGGTATAATCATCCCTTTTTAGCACGTTGTACCTAGTCCAGATTGCATCCAGCTTGGGAACCTTATCATAGTATCTGAGACGCAACACATTGGGAACCTCGAAATGCCCAGACGGAGTCCTGAACTTGCGTGCCACGCCAGCACCCCACGCCTTTTCTGCCCTCTCCCTGAGCATCAGAGAGACAGCGTTCTTTGGCGTGGTGGTTCCGATTGGTGTATAGTGTTTGTTCAAGATTAGAACGGATGACATAGTTTCTCCTTTCTAGCACCCCTGGTGGGACTCGAACCCACATCCATCCACTTACGGTACTTTGATTAGAAGTCAAAGCCGATACAGGGGCTTGAGAGCCAAGGGAGAGATTTGAACTCTCGGCCTCCCGCTTACGAAACGGGCGCTCTGCCAACTGAGCTACCAAGGCTTGTCTTTTCTCTCCAGAGCACCAGCCCGGAATCGAACCGGGGACTAAACAATACCAATGTTTCGGTTTGCCAACTAGCCTACTGGTGCATTAGTGAACCCGGCTGGCTTCGATCCAGCGACCTCCTCCGTGTAAGAGAGGCGCTCTAACCAACTGAGCTACGGGTCCATGTTAAGCTCCCTGTGGGCAACGATCCCACACTGATTCCTTACAAGGGAATTGTGCTGCCAATTACACCAAGGGAGCAAGTTGTATATACTTTTTGAAATGTTGATACGTTTCTATCCAGAGACACCGGGGGAACTCGAATCCCCATAAGTGCGCTTTGCAGGCGCATGCATATCCATTCGGCCACAGTGCCGCAGGCGGGGCCGGCGAGACTCGAACTCGCAAGCCACTCTCGTGACCACCTGATTAGCAATCAGGCCGGCTACCAATTACCACACGACCCCATTAACTCTCAATATTCGTCCAGCAACTTACGCACCCGCTTGCTCCCCCACCACATCGACGGCGCAAGCCAGTCGCTGGGTTTGTAAATCACGCGACCAACTTCATGGAACACGCCCTCAAACACTCGGATGTTGTCTCCTGCGTACCAAAACGACGACCCGGCTTTGGCTACACCCTCGCCCACAACCTCGCCGGCTTCGTCCAATTGGAGAAACGAGATTCGCTTCTCCACCATGCACACGGGGAACGTTCTGAACAGACGCTCCCACCAGGCGTACCCCGGAACTGTCTTGGTAAGCATGACGCCGGCTCGTATCCTAGCGGACGCATACTCCCTCACGAACTTCGTCGCCCAGATGTCCTGGTTTGATAACCCCCGTGTCTTGCCGTATGGTGGATTAAGGAAAACCGTGTCCTGCCAGTCTTGCGCAAGACCGTCGTCCTCCCTGGTGAAGATGACGTGGGCGCCGATCCATCTGTTCGCAACTTCATTGCTGGCTGGGTCCATGTAGATGTGTCCCAGAGCAATTCGCGCCATGTCTGTGTACTTAGGAGGAGTATACCACTCCTCCGTCTCGGACGATGTAAGAACTTGCATGGGCTGTTTCATGTGCACCTCCCCATCCGGCTACAACCATCCGTTTTTTGAGTACTTCACAACCTCATCTGCTAATACATTGGCGCGCAATTCCTCGATCTCTTGCGCCCCCCTGTCATCCACCTGCCCCTGAAACCACTTCAAAACATCGTCTATGTAGAATGCGACAATGCCACTTCCCTCCCACTTTTTCCACCACGCCTTCTCGTCGTCGGTCAGACCGGGATTGTCTGGGCACTTAACCTCTACAGGGAGGGAGATTCCGTGCCATCCTACTACAAGATCTGGAAACCCTTTCCCGAGGCGAGACGTGTCAGACACCGTTGCGCCAAGCTCTCTTAGCCCGTCGCGCATGTGACCGTGATTCCTGTCTACCTTTGCTCTTAGCATAGTCATCCTTGTTGCATGCCCTGCGCCTTGTGAATGTTCCCCAAGGGGCTTCTATCGGTCAAGCCGAACGCTCGTCATTCTACGAGCGAGTGAGAATTCTTACATATCCACATTTGTGGAGGCCCAAGAACTCGAATCTTGACACAACAGTTTATGAGACTGCCGCTCTACCCATTAAGCTAGGCCTCCCTGAGAAGAGGGATACGGGAATCGAACCCGTCTCATTTCTGGTTGGAAGCCAGATGCCATACCGTCTAGGCGAATCCCTCGCAGAACGCCCGGCCTGACTCGAACAGGCACCTTGCCCTTCGTAGGGGCAGATTCTCATCCGATTAAATTACGGGCGCTTGAGTACCCTCGACCGGGAACGATCCGGCATCTTGACCTTGAAAGGGTCATGTCCTATCCTCTTAGACGACGAGGGCTTAGGTGGCGTCGGGAGAAGTCGAATCTCCAGTCTCGCTGATTAAGAGTCAGGTGTTTTGACCGGTTAAACTACGACGCCTTGTTTTCCCACTCTAGATAGTTATCAATCCCGCCACATTGATGTGGTCCATCGTGTCCCTTCTTCAAATCACATCGGAAATCGTGTCGCGGGTGTTTTGTTCCACAAGTTTCTCTTTCATGCTTCCACTCACTGATGTGTTTTATCAATCCCCTTCTATTGTCTGGTATCGCGTAGAAGTCTATCGGATTCAACACAAAATACTTCTCTGGTACGAACCTTGATTTTCTTCTGCAGATGACGCAGGTTCCTGGGCGCACATGAATGTCTAGCGCATACCAAACATCGGGAGGCTTGTTTCGCCTCAAATATTCAACTGTTTGCTTAAGCTTATCTAAAGTTAGCATCTTGAACCCCCATCGGAACTCGAATCCGAATCTAGAGTTTAGGAAACTCCCGCTCTGTCCTGTTGAGCTATGGGGGCGTAGTGCACACCGTCGGAGTTGAACCGACTACCTCCTGCTCTTCAGGCAGGCGCTCTACCGCTTTGAGCTTGGTGTGCCTGTGACCCCGGCGGGAATCGAACCCACATCCTCGCGGTTAAAGGCCGCTTGCTCGGCCAATTGAGCTACGGAGCCATGTTATTCCTAAGACGCCTTCTCGATTGTAATAATAACCTCCCCGTGGTGGAACAGAGCTTCTGCTATTTCACCCATCTCCTTTGGGGTTGCACGCGGGAGTGTAATTCCGATCCTCCCAAACCTGTCGCATAACACCCTTGCAGTAACCTCGAAGCTTTGGTCAAGCATATTAAGTCCGTAACTCCACTCTACGATACTACCTCTCAGCTTCATCTCGTCCTCCTTAGTTCGTGCTAGAAACAAGACCGGCCATGCTTATCACATGCGCCCATCGGCTTCGCTCCATTCTGGAAACTACCGGTCTAGTGCATCGGGCAGGATTTGAACCTGCAATGTTTAGCCTGTGGCACTTGGTTTACAGCCAAGCCGCTTCTCCATTTGCATACCGATGCTTGAGTGTCGGCGGCTGGATTCGGACCAGCAGGCAGAAAATTTTGAATTTTCTAGGTATACCAATTCCCTTCACGCCGACATGGTGCCCCAGAGAGTATTCGAAACTCTAACCTTCCGGGTTTAAGCCGGACTGCCTCTTTCCAGTTGGGCTACTGGGGCCAGAAAGATAAATTTTAACCGCTCTGTCTTTTACAAGCCTGTTGCTTCCTCCACCTGGTTTCAGCCCAAGCTTTCTCATTACAGATGCGTAAGAAACAGATGTTTTGCATTCCTCTATCAATTGCTCGTCTGTCCAGCTTCTTCTGCTCACTTTTCCCCCTATTAGGAAACTAAAGGGGCTATCTTGGTGAATAGGCACCAAGCAGGGCCGTCGCCTTTTCGCCCCGATTGATAACAGTTGGCGCGGTGGGAGTCGAACCCACACGGCTCTAGGCCATTGATTCCTAAGACCAACGCGGCTTCCAGTTTCGCCACGCGCCAAAGAAAGGGTGACTGGTCGGATTCGAACCGACGATCTCGCGTGTCACAGACGCGAATGTTTGCCGCTACACCACAGCCACCACGAGAGGAGCGCGGAGTAATCGAAACCCAGCCCATCGCGGACCCACTCGGTTTCAAGCCGAGGCTTCCCCCACCGGGAAGTTCACGCTCCATTAAGGTTCTCTTTCCCACTTGATTTTATGTTGTCTTTCTGTGCCACGCCGATTTGGTCTATTAGTCCAGGTATGCTCGCTGTGCTTCTCATAGACCATGTTCCAGTTGTCTGCTTTGTAAATCGTGCCATCATGCACGCTTGCATCCTGATAACTAATGATGCGCTCTATTTCTGGCATATTTTGACGAATCCACTTGCGCATTCTTGCAAGCGCCCAACTCCCGAAGTTGTATGGGACATTATTGCTATGAGCCATTCTGGTTAGTTCCAAGGTTGTCACTTGATCTTCTAGGCGAGCCGTTGGTCTTCCCCACATTGCACAAGCTATTGGAGAGAAGTTGACATAGAATATAAACCCTGCTCTCATCCCTGGTGGACAGTGTGGCAGAACGCTATGCCACCTTTTGTTAAGTTGAGCGATTCGTTTGTGCTTTGTTGTTCGTACAACCTGAATATCCGAAAGAGCAATCTCTTCTGGTGGTGCGAACAGGTGTATTTGATGTGTCATGATTTATGCGCGCCCAGCGCAGATTAACTTACAATACTGGCGGCGGAGTTGGGTTCGACCGATGCGTCAAAGGTCGAGGTCCACTATCCCGCGTAACCAGGCGAAGGTTGATGCTGGTGGCTTGTGTGTAGTCCAGCGTCATTGCGTCTGCCTGATAGAACTGCTGATCACTGTGTCCAGAGAGTCCAGTGCCGCCTGCGGAAGCACCTTTCGTCATGCCCCGCATGTTGCCCTCTAGGGTGTTGGTGTAGTAGCAAGACACGCTCCGCCCACGAGCTGTTCCACTGGGATCATACCACGGGTCAGATGGATATGAATGGTTGGATGCATGTCGCCACTTGAGAGGCTTCGCCCTCTTCTCTGGCGTGAACGTCACTGAAACCAACCCCAGGTCGTGAACGCTGACTCGATCAAGCTGAGCCTGCCGGGCTTCCTGCGTCCCTGCCTTGTAGAAGGTGAACTGTCCGTGGTCGTGAGAGGGACGTTCTAGCGTGATGTTGCTGTGCGCTCCGATCCTGAACGTGCCGACGTGTTCGCCATCAACCTCTACCCTAGCGTTGCATCGGACACTGCGACTATTCTTCAGACGGATTGTGTAGGTCTGCCCGTGGGACATTTCCACGTATCCGTCATCTACTTCCCTACCTTCAGGGATTACGACTGAGAAACGATTGAGATACATTTGATCCTCCTTGGTCTGTTTAAACCGTAGGAAAGCGCTGGGCGCGCTAGGCTAGGATGCCAGGACTTGAACCTGAATCTTACACGCCATACCGTTAGGCCACATCCCAGTACGCCCGGCGGGGTACGATCCCGCAATCTCCGACTTGAGAGGCCGGCGTGTTAACCGATTCCACTACGGGCGCAAACAGGCGCTACTGGATTTGAACCAGTGTCCCAGGGGTCAAAGCCCTGTGTGATAGCCACTACACAAAGCGCCTCTAGGCGCGGGTGGACGGATTTGAACCGACGTCCTCTTGCTTGACAGGCAAGCATCCTCGACCACTAGACCACACCCGCTTATAGCGAGGCTCGGAATTGAACCGAGGCTTCTGGCACATGAAACCAGCACTCTACCTCTGAGTTACCTCGCATTTCTCGGACACAGTCATTCCAGACTGACGCTTCTATTTGGCCTGAACAGAAGCGCTCAGATGCTCCTAGGGCATCTGAATGGGAATTGAACCCAAATGTCCTTAGTGGACCTGACCGGCTCCGCCCCGGTGTCCTCTTCTTTGCAAAAGAAGTGATCTCCTGACTGATCTACAGGCCCTCGTTCTCGCGGTGCGGTCGCCTGTCTTGCTCAAATGCCCGCTAAAGCACTCTCGCTCGACCTCGCACATCTCAGGAGGCCATCCCTGCGACTTTAAGGCAATTAGCCCACGCGGAGAGTCCCCGGAGTGGGATTTGAACCCACGCAATTACTGCCTCATCAGAGCAGCGCCTTACCAGACTTGGCTATCCGGGAATAGCGCCTGAGAGAGTCCAGGTATGCATTTAGTGTCGGCAACTCCGACATTTCTCTCCCAGACAAAGAGCGTCTAGCGGGACTTGAACCCGCGCAGCCTGCATGGCAAGCAGGCATTCTACCGACTAAATTATAGACGCTTGTTCAAGTGTTAAGGTTCTATTCAGGCTGCTCCGACTGGCTATGATCCAGCAACCCTCCGCTTAACAGGCGGCGGCTCCTCCAATTGAGCTACGGAGCAGTTTATAGGGGATGCCAGCCATGATCTGGCGACCTCTGACTCCCAAAGCCAGCGCTCTTCCACCTGAGCTAATCCCCTCTAGGCAGGCCGGGCTGAAACTGAGTCAGCATCTTCCGTGTTGGAGACGGAGGTTTTACCGATTAAACTACCGACCCTCGCGTGATACAGTATACCACAATTCGCCAGGCGTGTCAAGTATTCTACCAAAGCTCTGAACCAATCACGAGGTTGAGCTTCCCGTCTATAAACACGCCACAAAACTGGTTCTCAAATCTCTCTTCGTACGACCAAGTCCAAGTCGCTCCTATCTCGTCTTTGGCTGTGATCAATCCATCCTCTATACTGATTACAGTCAAGAAAGCCCATCCTTTAAGAAAAATGTCTCCCGGCTTCAGTCCCACCACCATAGCAACCTCTCCGTGATCATCTCGCCAACAAACTTCAAGTCTTGTTCCTGATCCCTGCGTGCTTTTGCGTAAGCCTCAAGGAACTCTTGTCGCTCCTGTTCCTCGTTCTCAGGGATCACACCGCCCCGAGTAACGAAAACCTCACACCACTCATCATCAATTGGGACAGTGTGCATCTCGATCTCGCCCCATTTTTCTGCGTGTCTGTCGAGATACCATCGTTCGTAGTGATCCTTTTGGAGCCTCCGCAAGGCCGATGCTAGATCCTCCATCTCTGCAGCGGCTTCTTCTCCACGACTCGTGTACCACTCTGTCTTGGCAGACTTTGCCATCTTCTCTAGCTTGTGTGCCAGAATCTCGATGATATAGTATCTATCCCAATCCCTATCACGCCATATTACAGGGAGCCAGTGCCAAATGTTCTTGAGTCCTATGATAATGTCGCGCTTCAAACCGACCACTCTACCCATTCCTCGTCATCCTCCCAAGCCATTCGCTCAGCGTCCATGCAGTATTCACAGTAGCAAGACCCAGGCATTGCTGGATACGACTCACATCGTATGCACACTTCCTCGTTGAGTATGCCAGCTACCCATCCGGCATGAACAGCGTCTCGAACAACAGCCTCCAAAAGATCTACATCTACTCCATACATGCCCATTTCGTCTGTGACCTTATGGAGTTCAGTTAACGATGATTCTGTAGCGTTATTCAAGTTCATCTTACCTCCTTCACGCGCTTTCTGCACTCACCAATTGCTTTTTCCACAACCACTCGCTCCTCTGTATTACCTGTGATTTTCAGCCTTCCCTGATCCCGGAGAACATACAGCGCTCTCTGAAGCTGCCAAAGCTCCCTAGTTCGGGCATTAAAGTTATCATTGGCGCGCTTCAACATCTCTCTCTGCAACCTTGCGAGATCCTGTTCTTTCTTGTGTTCCATTGCCTCTTTCCAGTGTTTCAGTTGATGCATCATTAACTTTAACCTAGATCAAGCTCCATTTGCTTATAATATTTTCCATACGGGACGTTGATGTAATCAAGAACCTCTGGTATGCCCCATTTCTGACAAGCCCTCCATAGTTTTGGATGCGTTTCCTGCATCCGCTGAAAGCGATTCGGAATATTTTCCATGTGAACGCCGAACATACAAGCAAAACATCCAGTGCGCTTGTATCCCATATCATAAATTTCACAATAAGGAATATTAACCTGCCTAATGTATTCTCGGATGTCCAGATCTGTCCAAAACGACAACGGTGCTGATTTCGGCTCGGAAGATTTGTATATACTACATCCATACTTCAACCATAACCTAGTGCGCATCATTCCTTCTGATGCCCTAGTCCCAATCATTGGAGCGCCAAAGTCTTTATAGGCCCGTCTCAACGGTGCTTTCTTTAGCCAGTAACAGCATTTGTCAGACACCTTAAATGGTGCATCCAGTAAATAATGCCACTTCCTTGGAACATCCTGTCGTTGCTTTTTGCCAGATGTTGGGTTTATTCCACCATGAAGCCTCAGCCTAATCTGCGTTTCGTCACCAGAATAACATCTGTCTATTCCAGTGGCAACACGCCTGCTAACAACAGGGTATCCGTATTCTTGTGTAACACGATAGAAGCTCTTCCTTGGTTTTACAAAGTGCGTATTACTTGTAGACGCGACAAATTGCTTGATCTCTGGGTACAGCAATGCATCTGCACAAACTCCTGGTATATGTGGATAAACAGTTCTAGCCAAATGCAACAGAACAGTTGAGTCTAAGCCGCCAGAAAAAGACACAAATGCTTTACCATCAAATACATCAAGCCACGTTTCTATCAGGGCAACAGACATCTCGATTTTCTCATCAAGAGTCTTGCTCTGTAACTTCGCTAGGTCGGCTCGCGTGTTTTTCATCGTGACCCTATTATACCACAAAGCGTCCAAAACCGAACTTAAAGCTATCTCAGATTGCAACCTTGTACCACCTTCCATCACGCAATAAAATAGACACAGATGATAGAATTGTCGGAGGGACTGCATGCCATATGATAGTGTAAGTGAACTCCCAGACAGAGTAAAGGGTCTGCCCGAGTCAGCGCAGAAACAATTTTTGGCTGTTGTCAACAAAGCCTTGCGGGACGGGAAAGATGAATCGGATGCCTTTACGCTTGCCTGGGGAGTGATCAAGAAGAACTATGTCAAGAAGGACGGTAAATGGGTGAAGAAGATGAGTGACGATCTTAAGTTTATTGTCCCTTTTTCCGAACGCGAAGATGGATGGTATTTCTACTTCCCCATCGGACGCGAAGTTTATCATCACGGCAAGAGTCACGAGCTTACGCCTAGCGATGCCCAAGAGATGGTAGCCAACTTCAAAGAGCACGATGTTCCTGGCTACGACCTGCCAATCAACGTATTGCACCGAGATTCAGCAGGCATTTATGGCAACATCGCTGATCTGAGGGCGACTGATACAGAGGTTCAGTGGCGTCCAAGTTTCCGAGATGGGAAAGACGAAGAGATTAAGGATAAGGGGTATCGTTACACATCTCCTGAGATTTGGTTCCGCGACTATCAGGCCAACGACGGCAATATGTACAACAATGTTGCAATGGGCATTGCGTTTACGCCACGACCTCGGCTTGGTAGAGACACAGCATTTTTCTCAGACGAGGATGGCTGGGTCATTGAAGAGGCTGAGGTAGACGAAGAGCAAATTGCGAAGTCTGTATTTGAAAAGCTCAAGGGCTGGTTCAATGACACGTTCAGCCTGCCAGAAGATGAGTTCGGAATGGATAATGACACGGAGGATATGGAGGACGATATGAGTGAGTTGGAAGAAAAGTTTGCAGAGTTGGAAGGCAAACTGAATGAGCAGAGCGCTCAAATCACTAATCTGTCCGAGCAGCTTCAGGAGGCTAATGATGCTCTAGAGGCTGAGCGTTCAGAGAAGAAAGAGGCGCTAACCCAACTGTCCGAGATCGAGCGCGAGAAGCGACTGGTTGAGTTCACAGATGGGCTAAAAGAGATTAAGAATCTTGAGGCTGATGATGTGGCACCTGCGCTTATGAAGCTGCACGACGAGGACGAAGAGGCATACGAGAAGATTCACACCACATTGGTTGCCCTGAGCAATCAGATTGACGAAAGTGAGCTTTTCGGTGAGCGCGGACACAGTGGGGTTAACGAGGGTGTGGAAAGCAAGATTGATGCCCTGGTTAGCGAGCGCGTGGAGAAGTTTGGGGAAGATGAAGTGACCGCTCTTGAGAAGGTTCTAAGCCAGAACCCTGGTCTGTACGCTGAGTACGACAAGAAGACCGTTAAGAGCATCAAGGCGGACAGGGAGGAATAGATAAATGGCTGTAAAGGGAGCACGACAATACGACGGGCAGGACATCACTCTGAAGGCAGAGAATGATCTTAGCTCGAAACAGTATTACTTCGTAGAGTTGAGCGGGGATGGTCAGGTTGACGTATGCGATGGGACCACAGATGTAGTGCTCGGCGTTCTGCAGAACAAGCCTGAGACTTCACAGGAAGCACGGGTGAGGATCAAGGGGCACTCTAAGATTTCGGCTAACGAGTCTCTGACTGCAGGCAACGTTGTGAGCACTTCAGCAGATGGACAGGCGGCTGTTGTTACCCCTGGTACGACCACTGGGGTTTACATGGTAGGCGTTGTTGAGACTGGCTGTGGATCTGCAGGCGACATCGCCAGCATCGTCCTTACCGGCCCAGCTTACTTGGCTAGCTAGAGGAGGATTAACTAATGCCAGTTTTCATGCCATCAGCAAGTGATCTACATGTAAATAAGATGCTGACGGATATTTCCGTCGCATATTCGAATCCACGTTACATCGCAGATGAGATTTTCCCAACTGTGATGGTGGATAAGCAAACCGACATCGTTCCTGAGTACGATAAGTCACACTGGTTCCGTGATATGGCGGACCGAATCTCTGAGGGCGGCACTGCGCCGTTCGCAGGATTCGACGTGACGACCACCACCACATACTACTGCGACCGCTTCGGTCTGCGCTACTTCATCTCTGACGACCAGCGCGCAAACCAGGACGACCCATTCAATATCGACCGCGATGCTACCAAGTGGGTGACTGATCGCCTAATGCTTCGCAGGGAGCGATCATTCGTGTCCGACTTCTGGAGCACCAGTGTTTGGACCACGGATATCACAGGTGGGAGCACGGTCAACAAGTGGAGCGACTTCGGTACCAGCGATCCAATCGTGGATGTTCGCACCTACAAGCGTACCGTTCGACGCCTAATCGGGCGTGACCCAAACTGCTTGGTCCTTGGCGACCTGACCTACGACAAGCTTCTGGATCACCCAGACGTGCTTGACCGTATTAAGTACACTGAGCGCGGCATTGCAACCCAGGATCTACTGGCTTCAATGTTCGGTCTAAGCAAGGTTCTAGTCGGCACCAGCGTTTACACTGCTGACGAGGAAGGGCTTGCAGAGGCTTCTGTGACACTAAGTGCCAACTGGGACGACGACGCTCTGTTGCTGTACGTTCCTGACAACCCGATGTTGATGGAGCCAGCCGCAGGGTACACCTTCGTTTGGCGCACCAGCTCAAATGCAGGCGGCGGACCGCAGTGGATGCGCAAGTATCGAGACGAGGAACGCATGGGCGACGTGGTTGAGGTTCGGTCGTACTACGATCAGAAGTCCTTGGTTGCCGATGCAGGGGCTTTCTTCTCAGGAATCGCCGATTAATTGAGATAATCTTGCAGGTTGTTGTGCGGAGACTCCGCCAACAGCCTCAAGATATACTCAATATTATCTAACTTTAACAATTCAAGAGCTGCTGTAAGTCTGCCGTGGCAAGGCCAGCACAAAACAGCAATGTTGTCAATCGCATCATTTGGATTGTCTGTGTTTCCACTTTCATCAATGTGATGCCCCACCTTGGCTTTCTCTCCACATATCTGACATCTATGACCGTTTTCTTTCATCGCTCGACGACGATTCATTGCCCACTCAGAGTTGCTGTTTTTGAGACGCTTGGCTTCGTTAACTATCTCCCTACACTCTTGACAATAGGATTTGTTTTCGTCTGTAGACGGAGCTTCTCTGCAACGAATGCAGATTCCTGCATCCAACAATTCTTCGCGACGAGCCTTGGTTCTCCTATTTGTTTTATCTAGACATGTCTCACACAGCCAGTCAGATCTTTCTGACAGTGGGCTTGACCGGCAATTGAAGCATAGTCCTTGGTCGCGCGCCTTGTTGCCGCTCTTCATTGTGTGTTGAGTGTTTTTGTCGGCACACTCTCGGCAAAGCGTACCATCTCTGTTGGATTTCTTGCCACAGTTGGGGCAGATGCCGTTTAACTTTCTACGATGATATAGTTTGCGGGAATTCTCACGTTGAACCTTCAAATGCTTCTCGCAAAACGAGCGACCTTCAACGGTTTCGTCTCCACAAAACAAGCACACACCTTGGGCGCGACGAACAGCTTGTGTAGCAGACGATTGACTACATCCAAACGCTCTGGCAACGGCGGCATACGTACCTTCCTCTTCATAAATACACAGCGCTTCTTGAGCATCATACTTGGGGGATCTTCCCATACTTGATTCTCCTATCGTGTGATTTTGGTTAGAATAAGTATAGCACAAATCTTGGAAATGTCAAGTGAGCAAAGGAGACAAAATATGCTAGTAGCTGTAGCCCGTGAGGGGTTTTCCTATGGCGGGGACAAGTTTGACCGCGGGCAAGTCTTTGAGCTAAAGGGGTTCAAGAATGACGAAGGCTTGCTTCGGAACAAGCACGTTGTCCCTGTGCCAGATAGTGATGAACTGTTTGAGTGTGGGGAGTGTGGGGCGAAGTTTACTCACGCTTCTCTGCTGGACGTTCACGGACATAACACTCACGGAAATAGATAGTCCTGGCTGGGGGGACTGTACCCCAGCATATGACCAGTGGGGGTCTGTACCCACACATTAGGAGGATAGTATGCCAGTTAATAAGTTTTGGAGAACAACTTTCATAAGAGGACATCTCAAGATGAAGCCCTATTCATCTGGGGCGGACTTTGAGGTTGGAACCTCAGATGAATATGTTGACTTGGACTTCAACATCCAGACAGGTGACATTGATCTGTATGGATCGAATCCGTCGTTTAATGTCACGCGCAACCTGACTGCAACAAGCACCGACGCCGCCGTTGTTGTGATTAAGCAAGATCACGCTTCGGACACGCGACCTGCCTTGAAGCTTGAGCAAGACGCATCGAGCTACAACACACTAGATGTTCAGGGATGGACAAACCTTGGATATACAAGTGCTTCACCAGGCACGGGCGAGACAGGTTCACTGAGAGTCGTGCGCGCAACAGACGAATCCAACAAGTGGTTCCTTGCAGTGACCACAGCAGGTGGATCTCTAAAGTACGTCGAGTTGTCAGCCACGTCAACTGCATAGATAACATTGGAACACATTTAGCCACAGCATTGCGCTGTGGCTTTTTGTGTTATAGCTTGTCTGCTATCTTGTTCAGCGCCTCCTCAATCACGGGTCCAAACAGCGCCACAGCAGAAAGCACCACGATAGCAACCAGTACGCAAATCAGCACGTACTCGACAAGCCCTTGACCATTCTCTGATTGTAGCATATTATCCTCCTAGCAGAAGCGCAGCTGTCACTGGAATAACCAACATCGCAAATACAATGGCATCAAACATCAAGAGGGTAAACAGAAACACTTCATCGACCTTTTTCTTGGCGATTCTACACGCGATTGCGTAGCATATCATCAACATGTATCACCCCTGATTTGCCCAGCGATTCTTGCGCCGGGATTCTTTAGCCATCTTACGCTTCTTCTTTCTCTTCTTCTTCCAGTCTTTCGGCTTCTGCTTGGCCTTGCCCCTGACTTTGGGGGTCTTGGGGGCAGGCATCTTGAACTTGATAGGGTTTCCTTGTGCGTCCTTCTTGTATCGAGCTCGTCCACTTTTGAGCCACTTGAATATGTTCATGTTCCTCCTTACAGAAAGTTCAACTTCATCTGAATTGCCATTCCCAATCTTGCATCTGCGATGTCACAATACGCTTGCTCTACGTCGATCAATGTCACTCTATCCCATCCAGCGGCAATGCCGCCTTTGCCCTCAGACCCGCTTCCAGAGAACGGAACCAACAATCTTCCTCCCTGTGGCGGTTTAATTAGTTTGGCTAGATACTCTGTTAGGGCCAATGGTTTAACTGTTGGATGGATGTTGCCTCTTGCGCGACGATTATTGGGAAGATCTTGCCACTCTCGTCTAGTTATGCGCACGAATCCAGTTGATGACGATTTGTCTTTGCGCCAATAGAGATCTTCACATCCCGCATTTTTCTCTGACCCAGATGCCTTGGCACAGTAAAAGTATCGAGCAGCAGAGCCTTGATCGCCCCTGGGAGTGAACTCTGGACGTTCGCCATAATCGCCATAGACGTTTACGCTGTCCTTCTTGCCCATCTCTGGACCAACTCTGCCTTGCTGTCCTGGTGTTCTTGGGAAGAATTGAGTTACCTCATCGCTCCCGTCGTGAATTAGATTGGCAGGGAATCTCCCCTGATCAGTTTGCCCAACAGCTTTGTTTGTTTGCAGAGAACCGTCCAGTCTTCCAGCTAAGGATGTTCCCGAATAATCCACGTCTTTGTTTGCCTGTGCCACTTCGCGTTTCGGCCTACCATCTGTCGGCACCCTGCACCCATCCACGTTGATTCCTGCAACACCATGTTTCAGCGCATTCTCAGCAAACGTTCCGTCTCTTGGCTTCATTGCCCACACAATTGGCTCCACTGCTGGTTTTAGTCGTGTGTTATATCCGTCCCATATCTTGGCTTGCTCTGTTGCCGGGGTTGTAATATCGTACTCGATGCGTCCATTGTCGTTTTTGCGATCTTCATGCCACGGTCTGTCGTTGCCCCCAGCAAGGTTATATGATGCACCACTGTGCCCCTTCCCGACCACTTCTCTCTCTGCCCCAAGGTGACTGTCAACAGCCTTGCCAATATTTAATCCAAGCGCCATTCCCTGCCCATGCACCCAATACACAGTATCCCGAATCTCAAACCCAGCCAATCTAAGCGCTAACGTTAGCAAGTCATACGTCCGCGCTCCACCGAACGCAAGCAAGTTGCCCCCAGGTTTAAGCACACGATACACTTCACTCCAATAGTTTGGACCAGGAACAAACGAGTCCCAACTTCTCCCCATAAACCCGCCGCCTGTCCCGTTGTACGCATCTCCCAAAAGCCAGTGTGTCAAAACATCAACGATGTCATCTTTGGTAATGTCTGTCAGGCCATATGGCGGATCACAGAAGCATCCGCGAAATACACCATCGTCGTATTGTTGCAATGCAGAAATCACATCGTCGCAGATAATAGTGTAATTATCTGGCATTCGCCCATCCCTCGATTTTCTCAACCATCTCTTTCATCTCCGAGAACGTCAGCTCACCAGATTCCCAGAACTCAATCCAGATCTCTCCATCGTCTAGGATATAGGCCTCGCCCTCTGTGACAACCTCACCATCCTCAATGACTTCAAAGTATTCGTTCACAGTGCCAAGGCCAGGGTTAAAGTTAAGCGCCATCTTTTTCCCCTTTCATCGCAGCGCGAACAATGGTCTTGTCAACCAAGTCCTCAAACGGCCAACTTTGAATCATCCCTTCGACCATTGGATCAATCCAAACAACACTCCCGCACTCAAGGATTGCGTCTGTCTGTCGCTGGAGATACATTTGCATTTCGTCGGCCCGCGCTAGAAGATGGATAATATCTGCTCTAGTAGCACCAACCTTAGATATTACACCAAACGTATTCTGTAAAGCATTTGCGTATCCAAGGAGATACATAAACCCAGACCTCAGACTCGTTTCCATCCGCCCTCTCCTGTCTTGCTGTAGTACATCCGAAACAGATTCTTAGTGAACTTCTTGCGCAGGACAAAGTGGATTGCCTCTCCACGTTCGTCGTCACAGTCCAGTAGCACAGCTGTTCCATCAACGCGCCCCTTCTCTGCCTCAACGATCTCTGAGCCCTCGCTGACTACACCAGAGAAAAGAATTTGTACAGGCAATCTATCCTTGCGAGCGTGCCAATCACTGAGACTTACTGCATATGGCATGAATTTCCTCCAAATCACCAAACGTTTTGGCTATATACCTGATTGCGCCACATCTAAATGCTTTCAGCGCGCCATTTGTTGTTGGCCTAGACGTTGCAACGACAATATCGCCGTCGCAATCTATAGAGTCCAAAAACCTAGGCGCAACAATGACTAGATCTGCATCTTTCACATCTTCCTGGTCTGTAGTTGCCACGATGTCGCCAAGTTCATCCCTGACATGCTGAATCCATCTATGTTCATTATCAAACACGACAATTTTCACACTAGCCTCCTAGAAGTCTAATAGCTACTATAACAACTAGGGTTATGATTGCGAGCGCCAAGCTATCCCTATCCATCTTTGTCACTTAATCCCTCCCTCACAAAGTCTTTCTTCAACACTAGATCCCCATGCTGGCAAAGCTCTGAGCCAAAGAAGTCATAGAATCTATCTCTTGCCCACTTGAGCCAGGCCATCGGAGTAAACTTGCGGTCCTTCCACGGCCTGTCAGTTGATCTAACCCAACTTGGAAGCCCATCCAAATATCTAAAGGTGAACCCGGCCTTTGCCCAATACTCTTTAGCTTCTTCTCTGTACCAGTCAGACGGGATTACAATGAAAGGCCCACCTACACCAAAGTCTTCCAGATACGGGCCTTCCCGCATCCTTTCATAAGCAAACTTGGCATTCACTTCATATGTTGCGCGAGCACTCGCAGTAGCCTTGTGAACACGATGTGCTCTAGACGACCACGACAGTTTATCCATCTGTTTCCTCCCACACATACCCCTTTCCTCTTCTAACTCTGATTGAAAACCCGCTCTTCCTCAAATAGCTTATGTTTGCACGAATAGTATTGTCGCACAATCTATTGTACTCCCCGCCCCACACAGCAGTATATAGCACTGGCTTGGGGATTATTACCCCTGGCGGGAACTGCCGCATGAACTTCTCTATTCGTGTTGGAATATTGTCATAGTTTTCATAGGCCATCGTGACCCTATTATACCACAAAAGGCCGAAAGTCAACCTTAAAACTATCCCGACTTGACAATGTTGCGAGCGTGTCGTATAATGCAATTGTATTTGCAAAAGGAGACAAAAGTGAAAGAGATTGGCAGAACCCCTAAAGGAAACTGTATTGTTGAGATGACTGGCGACGAAATCGCTGTGCTCAATTCGCTTGCCCAGGCTGTGGAGGGCGTAACAATATGGGAGGCTAGAGACAGGCTCGAATACAGGGTCAGAGAGACTGATCTAAGCACTGTGCTGGGATGTGTCGAGGAGTTTGCTGCGACGAAGATGATGGTCAACGAATTGCAGAAAGAACTAGACAGAATCCACGCAGTGATGGAGTGCAAAGATGGATGATGGCAAGGTTGATCTTCTCCTACTATTCCCCGAACTGATCGCAGCGCGATTCGTCACAAGTACATTGTTTGACATCGTTCTGCATCCCAGAGTGTCACGTATCTGGTCTAAGGTGGGGATGCGCTCTGAGTATGCTAGGGAATTGCTGATTAACAACTTCCTGGAGGAAAGTGGCTCGGAGTGGTTGTGGATTGTAGACACGGATATGGAGGTGCCGCGGGGTGCATTGGACAGGCTTCTAAGCCACAACAAGAAGGTTGTCTCTGCTATGTACTTTAGTCGTGGCGATCACACGTGGCCTATTCCGTTTCAGATGGAGCCAATTCACCATTGGCCTAAGACCAGGATGTTTAACTATCCCAAGAATGCACTGGTAGAGGCGGGCGCTACGGGGCACGGATGCTTGTTGCTTCATAGGACTGTGCTAGAGAAGTTAGAGCCGCCTTATTCACGCTTAGGGCCGTTTGGTGATGAGCCTGTAGTTGGGAGTGACGTTAGGCTGTGTTTGAAGATCAGGGAGGAAGCTAACGAGAAAATATGGATTGATACAGGGCTTCAGTGTGGACATTTGTCTGTCAAGCCGATTACAGAGAGCGATTGGCTTGATGTAAAGGATTGGTCGATTATTCAGTGGGAGAAATATCTAAAGGAGAGTAGCTAATGGCACTTAACGCACAGCAGTTGATTTTCTGGAAAACAGAGCACGAGAACGCAATGAAGAAGTTGGAGGAAGAGATCGAGCAAAAGAATGCAGAGTATTACCAGCATATGGGCGCTCGCGCAGAGATCAATCGCATCCTGAGAGTTGGATCGCAGGCAGCACAGAATCCCCCAACAGATCCTAACGCAGAAAGCGATCAGTGAACCCTCGCATCTCTGTCGTCATTGCCACATACAACAGGCTTGAGCTACTTGAGCCTTGTATAGAGAGCGTTAGAGAAAGCATCGCGTACTCCCCATACGAGATCGTTGTAGTCGATGGGGGATCTGAGGATGACACGCTTGAATGGTGCAAAAAGCAAGACGATGTAAACCTGTTTGCTCAGGGCAAGTTGGTCGGGGCAATCCCTGCCTTCAACACAGGGTTCAGGATTGCCAGGGGGAAATACGTCGTTCACGTCAACGACGACTGCGTGATGTTCGGTAACCTGTGTCGAGATGCATCGTATCTGGACCACAACCCAACCATAGGACAGCTTGCATTCCCTCACAAAGAGCCTGGGACAAAAGGGCAATATGTAATCAAGCAGGCCTGTGGAAGAACGTATGCCAACTTCGGGATGACACGGAAGTGGTTGGGGAAACACTGTGGATGGTGGGGCAATCTGTCACGGACTTATGGTGGTGACCCGCATCTGTCACTGACCATATGGAGTAAGGGGTACACTGTTGAGGCATCTCCGCACACAATCATTGACCACTCAAGGCACCAGGATGATCTAAGAGCACAGTACAAAGCGAGAGAGGACAACAACAAGGTGTTTGGCAAGTGGGGATGGGGCGCGTTTGCTTGTCCAGAGTTCCCACTTATCACTGAGGAACAGTACAAATCAGGAGACATACCATTTCTGAACTAAGGGACTTATCAGGAGACAGGCTGGTAGAGTGGGGGTATGCCAAGAATGTTTTGCCCCCTGGCGGCGGGCGACTACTCGACATCGGACCGTCAGAGAACGCTCCCCTATCGAAAATCGCTAGTGATCGTGGGTATGATGTGACTGCCATTGGGTTACAGAAGCCCCATGTTCCGCGTGGGGTTGAGTTTGTCCACGGCGACCTGTTGAATTATATGCCAGCAGATAAGTTCAACTGGGTTCTAAATGTGTCTAGTATCGAGCACTTTGGACTGGCGGGACGATACGACGTGGAGACGAGCCTGTCAGAAGGAGACATATGGGGAATGAGGAAGCTCTTGGAAATCATGGAGCCAGGGGCAACAATGATCCTCACTATCCCTGTTGGAATAGATTCTGTGTTCAGCCCGATGCACAGAGTGTATGGGAAACATCGACTGCCAAGGCTGCTGTGGGGATATATGGTCATACACAGTACAGGATATGTAAAGCGCGAAGGCAAATGGAACCCTGCGCCAATTGAGGTTGCAATGAGAGAGGAACCAACTACAGAGCCTTGGTATTATGGAATTGGATGCTTTACGCTGATGCGTAGATACGATTGGGAGTTTTGAAATGAGTGTTATTACAATACACGACGAGATTGTACCAGAGCTATTAGAGGCTCTTGGGATAGATTCTAAATATGTGACGCATGTCAGGCTGGAGCTCGACACGGATACATTTGGCATGATCAAAATAGAGCGCATTGTCACAGCAAAGATGATTGAAGACTTCACGACTAAGGTGGAAAAGTACCAGCTCTGCGCCAAAGAAGTGGACGATGGCTAAAGTCTCATTCGGGATGATTGTGTTCAACGGAGATCATATCCTTGAGCCGTGCCTAGAAAGCATCTACCCATACGCCCATCAAATCATTGTGGTTGAGGGTCCAGTGCAGCACTGGGTTTCTGAGGGATTCCTGTCGTCATTCGATGACACCCTACAAATCCTGCGCAACTTCCCTGACCCAGAGTCCAAGATTAAAGTTATCACTGGACAATGGCCTGAGAAAGATGAGATGTGCAATGAGTATATGAAGTACCTAGAGGACGAAACTCACATCTGGCACATTGACTCAGATGAAGTATACAAGGCAGAGGATGTTGAGTCCGTCCTTGATCATCTAGATAACTATGACTCTGTGGGATTCAAACCCTATTCATTTTTCGGGAGCTTCAACACAGTTCTTGGAGGATGGGAGGAGGCGTTTGAGATGCACAGAATCCAGCGTGTTTACCCCGGCGCTAAGTGGCTCACTCACCGCCCCCCAACTATACTGAACCCACAGACAATGAAGCCCTGGGGGGAGCATCGTCATTTAGGATATGAAGAGCTAGCCCAGGAGGGCATTAGGCTGTATCACTATGGCAAGATCTTCCCAATGCAGATGTATTGGAAAACGAAGTATTATGAGGGCATTCGTCCCAATAAGACCATCTCGCAATACTGGCACAAAGTCTACAAGCCTTGGATGCTGGGGCAAAGGCAGGAAGTGGAAAATAAGTTTGATGGACCACACCACTTCAGACCATCGTTCAGGGGAGAATGCAGAACATATGAGTTCAGTGGCACGCATCCAGAGCCAATCAGAAAAAGAATGGATCAACTAGAGAAGCGGCTTCGAGAGGAGATTCTGTGGGCGCTGTAGACTTTGCGATTATTGGAGCGCCGCGATCAGGCACCACGTTCTTGCACCGACTGCTCAGAACACACCCAGACGTATGGATGCCCAAAGGGGAAACAGGGAACGCAGACTGGGCAACAACAAAAGAACAATTGTTCGAGGGCGAGGTTCCAAACCATCTAAAGGTTGTGGGCATCAAGCGCCCCACGTTGCTGTGTGGGCGATGCGGGGAATTCAAACAGCTAAATCAGGGAGCAAAACTGATTGCTGTCTTGAGAGATCCCATCGACCGTTTGATCTCTGCCTATCATCACTATATGAGGACCGGGCTTCTACCTGTACTACCCATCAACGTAGGACTGCCTGACATTCTGGAGCACAGGATGGAACATTGGCCGAGGTCTAACGAAGTGATAGAATTTGGAAGATATGCGTCTGGATTAAGTCGCTATGATGATGTCCTAGTCCTGACTCACCAGGAGTTGATTGACGACACACAACAGGCAATGGACAGGATCTATGAACTTCTATCCTTGCGTCGTGTGTTCATAGAGTTCAACGGCAACAGTCCGCAAGCCGGTATATACTCATTAGAGCGAATAAGGTTTGAGCTTATTCTAAAAAGCGTCAGGTATAGCGAATACAGTCGGGGCGGGGTGACGCAAGGTATAAATCTATCCGAGTCGGACAAGACATTTATCGAGGCGATGTATTGGTTTGACAGGGAGATCCTGTCGCCTAGATTTGGCAATAAGAAGCCGACACTAGATCCAGACCTAGAGGAAAAGCTTAAGAAGATCTACAAAGATGAAGCTTTAGCTGTAACGCGCAAGTACGATTTGGACACAGTGCATTGGAGGACCTTGAATTGAAATTCACCATATTGACAGCCTTTAAGGACAAGAGTGTTACTTATCTCTTGAAAAGTTTGGGATGGCAGGCTGACGCCCCGGAGCACGAAGTTCTGGTTGTAAATTGTAGTGGCAAGAAGAAAAGAAAGAAGGGCGTCAAGTTTATTGACTTGCCACTTGATGAGTGGCACAAGCCGACTGCGATCAACTGCGGGATTGCGCACGCCAAGGGAGAATACATTATTATTGCGTGCAGTCATTGCCTATGGGCACCTAACCTGCTGGCTGTAGTTAATGCAGAACTAGAGCCAGAAACTCAACTTTACCACCAGCGATTTGATCTTTCAGAGGAAGCAAGTGCGGAGGCGATGGCAGAGATTAACCCTTGGCGATTTTGTTCTGACGATTGGGATGGCGAGCTTCACCCATTAACTTCACTTGGAGACTTCGGTGTATTCCACAGAGAAACGTTGATGGACGCTGGTGGGTACGACGAACGAATGAGTGGATGGGGATATATTGACACAGACCTGTCGAACAGGCTGCCACACAAGATTAAGTGGATTGAGGGTCCAGGGCTATTCCATCTATGGCACGAGCGACCAGACAACACATCTGAGACACACAAAGCCAACAAGGACATCTCGAAGCAAGGATGGGATGTTGGCAGGGAGACGTTTGAAAAGTATGTACCAGTTTGCGACGATGAGCGACATGGGGTATTGGAAGAGGACGCTGACAATGCTCCAGTCGATACGGAGGCACGAGCCGAAAGCTGAACTGTTTTTGCTGGCGCTGGATGATGATGTCTATAAGGCTGCTCAGGGACACGGAATCCACGTCATACCAAAGCACAAGGTTGAGACGCCTGAGATCGCAGCGCAAAAAGACAACAGGAACTATGTAGAGTATATCTGGTTGTTCCAGCCTGCTTTCCCTGCGTTTCTGTTAGATGTCGGCCTAGAGCGCGTGATGATGCTCGATGGCGACATTTGGTTTTTCAATAGCCCTCGCCCTCTCTTTGGAGAGATCAAGACTGCTGACGTTGCGGTTCATCCCCACAGATTCCCTCCCCAATTGCAGCACTTAGCCAAACGAACAGGCGTATACAATGGTGGTGCGACGTATTTTAGGAACACACAGATTGGGAGAGATTGTGTCAACGAGTGGCTTGAGAACTGTATCGAATGGGACTTGGTGTGGACAGATCCGCGTCCGGGGCCAGGAAGAGGTCAAATCTGTGGCACGCAAGGATATTTGGATTACTGGCCTCAAGATTATGGAGCGCATATTGTAGAACACTTGGGGTGCAATTTAGCACCCTGGAACCAGATGCAGTACACTTATGAGAGTTGGAAGGTTGAGGGGTTATACCCCATCGTTTTCTACCACTTCCACGGGCTTGGGGAAGACAGGTACCCAATCCATCCGTGGGTTCAGGAGAACATTTACAGGTCGTATTTGAGGGAGATTCAGCGTGTGGAATAACAAAGACGTACTAGTTACTGGTGGCGCAGGGATGGTGGGAAATGCCCTGTGCCGATTGTTGGTTGAACAGGGCGCAAGAGTCACGATCCTAGACGATTTCTCTAGGGGTAAGTGGGAATTTATTGAGGACATTGCGCCTGATATTCACGTATTTGAGGGCGACGCAGCGGACTGGAATAATACAAAGTTGTATGAGAACAAGGATGTGGTGTTTAACCTGGCAGCCAAGGTGACAGGGATGCACTATAACCGCGAACACCACGCAGATATGTTCTACGAGAATGTCAGGCTACAAGTTGAGCCTTTGAAAATGGCAATTGAAGGTAAGGCAAAAATGTTCCACTGTTGCTCCACTGTCTGTGTTTACGCCCCTGAGTATGCATATCCATCTCAAGAAGAGACAGGACATAGCAAGGAGCCAGAGCCAACCAATGCAGGGTACGGATGGGCAAAGAGAATGGGGGAGCGTTATGCTCTATGGGCACACGAAGAATATGGGTTGCCCATCATTATGACGCGCTACACCAACCTGTACGGAATTGGAGACGAGTTCAGGCACGACCGATCTCACGTCATCCCGGCGCTGATCCGCAAGTGTTTAGAGCAAGATAGAATGCACGTTTTTGGGACTGGCAAACAGATCAGGGAATTTATGTTTGCTGAGGACGCCGCCAGAGTCACAATGAAGCTGGCAGAGAGTGGCCCATTGCCCTATCCAATCAACGTGGCAAGCGGGGAGGTTGTATCTATTCGGGAACTGCTAGAGATTATTCAGGGCACACTCGGAACAGAGAAAGAGGCTTTCTTTGACACGTCGTATCCAGATGGGTATCCAGCACGAATGTGTGACGTATCCAGAATGAAGGCGATTGTGTCAGACTTTGAGCCTACACCGTTGCCAGAAGGGATAGCCAAGCTTGTCGAATGGTATACGTCTTGACATTGGATCTGGCAGATATCCAACACTAGGATATATACACGTAGACTGGCAAGTATATCCTGATGTCGATTTGGTAGCAGATGGATTCAACTTGCCATTCTTGTCCAATTCCTGCGACGAAATTCTCCTGTCACATGTTTTAGAGCATATCCCTTGGACAGATACAATTGAGTTTCTGAAAGAGTTTCATCGTGTGTTGAAGCCCACAGGTATGCTGAAAGTCCAGACACACGACTTTGATTTGATTGTCGATTTGTACACGTCTGGCGAAATAGACGCAATGGAGTCTGTCAATCTTGGTATATGGCTCAATCGGAAGCTGTTCTGGATGGACGAAGGATCGCCCGGGACAGAACATAAATCAGTATTCACTTTTGAGTTTCTTGAGGAATGTCTAATAGAGGCAGGGTTCAATAGAGCGCAGCGGCTTGATATTGAGGAGGCATACGTGAAACACGGAGACACAGATATGTTAGTCGAAGCAAGAGAGCAAGCTACATTGGTGACTGGCAGCGCTGGGAAGATTGGTAGCTTGGTCATGAAGGCGCTGGGTGGCGCTGTGGGATATGATTTGAAGAACGGACAAAACATCCTCGACCGCCAAGCTTTACTTGGGGCAATGCAAGGATGTCATACAGTTGTCCATTGCGCAGGCATCCCGCATCCCAACTCAGGGACAATGGATGACTACATTAACGTTAATGTCCTAGGTACAAATAATGTCCTGTGGTGCGCTAAACAAGCTGGCGTGAAACGGGTGATTTACACCAGTTCGACAGCGTATTACGGGTGCAACATCGACGGCAAACTATATCCAGAATTGCCCATCACAGAGGAAACACCGCCAGCAAGCATAGAGGGTGCATCCAGTGGCGCGTTGGATTCCTACAACCAAAGCAAGGTAATGGCAGAACAACTGTTGGCATACTACGGCACCAACCATCTAGTTGAAACTGTCGCGCTTCGCCTTGCTCCCTGTAACACAAAAGAGGATCAATATCCTGACGGTTATGATTGGGAAACCGATACGTCCTATCGCAAAGGCGCGTTCTTTGCCAATTGCACGCCAGAGTATGCTGTGCAGGCCATCGTCCTTGCTGTTGAATCAGAACAAGAGTTCTGGTACGAGGCGTTTAACATTTGTGACCGTTATCCACCTGATTGCGTGGACGTTGAAGCGTTCGTGCAACAAGAATATCCAGATCAAGAGGTGCCAGATCAACTAATCAGTACAGAGAAAGCAGAACGTGTTCTGGGCTTTGAACACAACCTTGAATCGCCTTCCACAGTTTGATAAAATCGGAGATAAGCTAGATGGATATCAAGTTATTTGTCGGCACGTTGCGGGAGCGCATTGCGTTCTGGGACCACGTTGACACTGTTGCAAATGCGTTGAGTGTCGTTCAGCAAAACGGAATTGAGGTCTACAGGGCAGCGTGTAGCCCTACCTACATCCATCAGGGCAGGGAGTGGGTTGCAGAGTCATTTCTAGAATCTGACGCCACACACTTGTGCTTCATAGACAGCGACATGGCGATCCATCCCAACTCTATTATGAGGCTGATTGAGGATAATTTGCCGATTGTAGGCGGGTTGTACTACGGAAGACGCGACGTGCCTGTGGCCTGTGCATTTGAGATGACGCCGGACAACAAGACCAGATCCATCAGCCAGACAGTGCTCAATTGGCATCAGGAGCAACAAGTCCCTATCCAGAGCACGTATTTTGTTGGGGATTATGACGACTCGATCATTCCGTGTGATTGTATTGGGTTCGGGCTAATTGTAATCAAGCGTGAGGTTGTTGAGGTGATACCAGAGCCAAGGTTCGGTAAACACGGAGAGAATCTAGGCGAGGATGTTCTGTTTTGTCTTAACGCGAAAGAGCAGGGGTATAAAACATATCTAGATATGAACGTTCAGTGTGTGCATATCAGCATCAACGGGATAACGAACGCACACTTCAGGCAGTACAATAGGTGGGACAATAATGACCAATAGGATGATTGACCTAACGTATATTTCCAGCACCACAGCGTCGTCTGGAACAAACGAACTAGTTGCCGCGCCTGGATCTGGACGACAAATTGTTGTGACCGGGTTTACGATACAAAATGAAACATCTACTGCGACCACTATGAAGCTGCAGTCTGGCGCAAGCGATGTTTATCGGCTGCTGGGACAGGATCAGGGAGATGGGATTACCAAGGAATTCCATCCAAAGACGTTTTGGCAGTTAGGGGATAACAGTGCGCTTAACTTGAATCTGTCTGGCGCAAACACATGTGGGTATTCAGTTGCGTATTACACTGACAACACATAGTAATAGCATTATGGGGGCTGGGTAATGGCGATCATCGGTGGCGGATTCATACCGGGCATGTTCGGGCTGGGCGGGTGTATAGTAACGGATAGGTTGCCTGGCTCTAGATCTGCTGGAGACTCATTTACGCATGAAGCAGATGCTTACATTACATTTACCGTTGATGCGGTACCTACGGCTGGCAGAATAGAGGTTTTTGTCCGCAGGCAGGATGCAAACAACCTGTGGAAGATACGAATCTACAGTAGCGGAGCTTTTTCGCTAGAGGAGATTGTTGGTGGTGCACTGACCACTCGGTCATTCGCGGCGGCTGGAACTGTGTCGGACGGGGATGAAATTATCATTGAATTGGACGATGAGAGCATCATCGCTTACGTTGGCGGAGCGGTGAAACTAAATTATGCACTGGCTGCGAATTTTAAAACAGAGACCAGCGGTGAGCTTGAACGACTTGTTACCGCGGGCGAGGTTTCCGACATTGTAACGTACCAGCTATCAACTGCGTGTCGGTCGAGGTTGGGGCTATGACGCTTAACGAATTGGAGAAATACACATGAAGGCTGGATGGGTTTTTGCGCGGGATGATGGCGGCACACCCTCGCTGCCGGATGGTATTGGCGGGCGCTACGTCAACCCGCTTGACATCGTGCGGATCACGGGCGGCCCCGCCGGAAACGAACACACGCACCTGCTGGTCGGCTCACTGGCGATGCACTCCGATCAGATCGGCGTTTTCCACGAGCACTTTGTGACTGACGTAACGGGACAGTGGGTGCAGCTAACGCTCCCCGACTCCGTCACCGAGCACGATCACGATCTGCCACTGGTCGATGGGATTCTATCACCCGACTGGTTTTTACTGTTCTGGGCGGGGAGTGATGCGGACGCTGCGGTAATTGCCAGCGACGCGGATTGCTACATCGCCTGCCAGGCAGAGATCGTGGAGGTCGATGGCGAGAGTGTCATCGGCGCGTTGGTTGACGAGCAGTGGGCGGCAGAGGAGCGGGCGACGTGGGAAGCGCGAATCGAGAACGTGCTAGGGTTGGCGCTGCCGACTGAGATTGACCGGGGCAAGCGACTGGTCCAGTTTTTCGTCGGTTTGCTGTTGGCGCGTGGCAACCAACCGGAGATTGCTCTACGGTTCACGTCGTAGCCCCCATAATCGCGGTTACAGGAGAAATTGAATGCTTTTACTAGAATATACAACTCAGAACACAGGAGAAGACCTAACCACAAGCGGGTGGCTGGGACAACGATTCTCCCTATATCGCGATGCACCTGTGGGGCGCGTGCAACTATACCTTAAGACTACGGGATCACCATCTGGCGTATTGTGGATTGAGATTTACTCAGACGACAGTGGAAACCCAGACGCAATGATTACCAACGGGAAATCAAAAGGTGTCAAGGTATCATCTTTGGCATCAGCATATGGATATATTGATTTCGACTTCTACACTGACAACAGACCCAGCCTTACATCTGCCACGGATTATCATATTGTGCTTAAGTCCACAGGCTACACCTACACAGATGGAACAACAGAAGTTGTGTGGGGATGTGATCAAACTGATCCAGCCTATCTGGATGGAGAGGGCGAAGTTTATGATGGGTCGTGGTCAAATATTGCAACTGCCACAGACTTTGACTTCAAACTGTACAGTCGTAGGCGCTCAGTGTACTCTGAGTTGCAAGAGGTCGAGGCGCTGATTAAACACGCCACAGCTACAGGGCAGTTCTCAAGCTCGTCTAACATTACAGCAACAGCGATTATGGATATTCAAGAAGACATCTCAGACGAAATAGACACTTGGCTTGCTGGCGCTGGGTTTGATACGCCTGTAACATCGACCTCTGCAATCAATATCCTGAAACCCTACGCCAAATGGGGCGTGATGATGGGGGCTGAACTGACACAAAGATCAGCAGGCTTCCGTGCTCAGGGAGGGGCAGACACTCGCACTGGTGCGTTCAGAAGTTTATATCACTACCTAAGAGACGAGATTCGCAGTGGCGGCGCATTGGTTGATTCACTGATTGACGCCGGCCTTGAGAGATCGTCTACAGGCAGTCTGGCTGCTGGGCTTACCGCTGGTCATATTGACGAGGATGAGCGAGACGACTACAGGGACGATGACGACATTATCCAGCCTCTATTCCAGTCTGATATGTGGGATAACGACTGATGCCAGTTGATACTAGTCAAGTTGATTCGTTAGCAAGAAGATTGCAGGATATTCCTGACCAGTTTGACAAGCGCAAGAAAGCTGTGTTGACGTGGATTGGCGATCAGCTTCGTGGTGTAATGATTAGGAAGCTGGAGCCAATTCGCTATACAGGCGAAATGCAAGCGTCTGTTGGCAAAAGAGTGGAAAAAGACGCTGTAGTGATTGGGCCTAATGTTGCAGGTGTATCTGTTGCGCCAGCGAAGGTTAAGAATATCTGGCAGGGCGGCCCGCCAAGAACTGAGGCAATCGAGGATCTTGAGCCTTGGGTTGCTGTAAAGCTAGGGGGAACAAAAGCGGAAACAGATTTTGGATTGAGCGGAGAGCGTGGAGGATCTACTAGTTGGACACGCAGGGCGGCTTATGCCGTGCAGGCAAACATTCAGAAGGTTGGCACGTCATCCTGGCAAATGAGGGAACGTGGCACGATGGGATTCCCATTCCCAGAGGAGACTCTTGCAGATCCAACCACAGACACTACATTAGAACAGGCGGCGAAAGAGCTTGAGATTGAGTTTGTCAGATTGATCGAGGGGGCATAGTGGGACTTCAGCGCACGACCATGAATGCGGTTGAGACAATCGCACAGAAAACAACTGAGTTTAGTAGCACAAACACCAGCATTGCAAACTACAAGATCCTGGACGCCGGCGTTGACGACGCACTGATTATTAAGCCTGTCACCCCATTTAACAACGGTCCAGTGCAGACAGGATCGTTCAACTCGCCCTTTGGCAAGTATTCATCAGAGCGGGCTTACACACTGGAAGTCTACAGAAGATATGAGTATGATGGCGTAACACTATTGAGTTTATCAGATACAGTGGACTCATTGATTGACGAATTTAACAAATACCCGACACTAGACGGTGCATCAAGTGTAGTAATTTCCTACATCGAAACAGCAGGGGATGTATTTGAGATTCTGCGAGACGGTGAGGGTCCATACTTCCTGATGCAACCTCTAACACTGCACGTAGAGTTTGAAATTACTAGAACATCATCGGAGTGACAAATGCAAAACATTGATGCAGCTATCGTTATTGCCATCTTCTCTCTTGCCGGAAGCATTCTAACAGCTATTTTGCCACCAATCATCAAGAGGATTAAGTCTAGGCGCAAGAGAGAGCAAGAATCTGATTTGACACAAGCCCAAATTGATAAGGTCGAGGCAGAAACAGCACAAGCGTTAAGCGACTCTGCGCTTGAGATGTACAAGCGTGTCTGTGAACGCCTCGAAAGAGTAGAGGGTAAGATGGACGAACAAGATGCTCTGATACAAGAGCAAAGGGCGATGATTCAGGAAAGGGATGACACGATTGACAATCTGCGCAGGGAAGTTGATGCTCTCAACCAAGATAAGCAAGAACAAGACAAGGTTATCGAGGAAATGCAAAGAGAGATCAGGTTTCTTAAGAATGATCGCAAGCGCTTGTACTCTGTAGCGATCAAGCTGTATAAGCAGATTTTGGACGCAGATATGATCCCAGCTTGTATTCCTGGGGAGCCACCTGAATAGGCAGCGTTCCGGGTCGTGGCGCATCTTCGCTGCTGCGCATGTCTCCGCACGACTCGGTTTCTGAACTTATGACTGCTGTTATTGTTCCAACGCACAACGAAGAAAAGAACATACGCCCATTTCTTGCACAGATTCCGCAAGGTTATCACCCCATTATTATTGATGATAGTTCGGATGCCACAGCAGATTTGGCAGAAGAGATGGGCGCTATTGTTTTGCGTATGCCACGCGCCAAGTGGCAGTACATCCCCTTGAAGTATATGCTGGGCCTCCAAACTGCAAAAAGGCTAGGATATGAGATTGGGATCACAATGGACTGCGGCGACAACTTCATGCCATACGAGGTGGAGTTGCTTGACAAAGATGCCGATCTTGTCATTGGGCAAAGAAGGTTCTACGGGAAAGGAATCCGCAGAATCATATCGAATGTCGCCAGCTTGGCTGTGTCGCTCCTCGGAGTAGACTTAGACGATGCAACGTGCGGGTTCCGCGCATACAAACTTGACAAACTACCTGACAGTGGTATAATCTCCAAGAGTCCACATGCATTTCAGATTGAGATGCTTGTCAAGTGGGAGGGGACGATTGACACTGTGGACATTCCGTATCGCCCCCCTGAGAAAAGCACATTGTCCCTATGGACATTCTACGACTGGGCGAGGGTGTATGCGAGTCTCTATCAACTTAGCCGCTGCAGACTGGAAGGCTGAACTCTTCAAGAAGTGCTTCGGATCTCTATACCACCAAACAGTAAAAGACTTTGAGGTTGCACTGGTAATAGTTCATCGTGATGGCAAGATTGCCAGTTGGGTGCTAAACGAGATCCCAGATCCCCCGTTTGATCTTAAAGTTGATGTCTGCGATTGCCCTGAACTCCACGGACGTGCCACACACAACAACATGGCCCTAGATATGCAAGAAGGCGACGTGTGCCTAATGACACAGGATGATATGATTTTCCCTGTTGATTGGATCGAGAGTCACATCAAATGGCACGAGAGAGATGATGGACCCTGGATGGTCAGCAATCCAATGTATCTCCAACAATCAGATGGGGAATATGCAATTGCCGACAACTTCTGGAAACGCAGATTCAATCCCGACAAAACCCCTATCGTTTTGCGTTGGCAGTATATGTCAGGGCACTCGATCAGTGTCCCAATGGAGACCGCAAAGAAAGTCAGGCTTCGTCCAGACTACGATGGATTCTATGGGTATGAGGACATAGACTTTGCGTATAGATGCTTCCTGGAAGGATGCAAGTGCGCATTCGACTCCTCTGTGCGACCCATCCATCAGTACCATCAGTACGCTTGGGAGAAGTCAGAAGAGGACTATGAACAGTGGATACGAGAGAAACAACGAAACAAAAGAAAGTTCGAGGAGCTAAATGGAATTAGCCCAGAGTACGGTTGGATTTAGGCACATCACTGTTGTCACAGCGGCATCGTCCACAGGTCCAAATGATGTTGCGTCTGGATACATCGACGCCTTCCGCAGAATCGGGATTAGAACCAACGTAATCGAGTACAACAGCTACGTCACACGCTGGCATGAGACGCTAAGATACCGTGCTCTATTCGAGGGCAACGAGATCAACAACGAGCTTAAAATTAAGGCTCTCGAACGTGCATCTGGCGAGGTTGCGTTGGTGTCCTTGGCAGAGTTCCCTGATCTTATCGTCGTCATTGATGGAACACAAATCCATAGACGTGCCTGGAACGTATGGCGCAGGCTGAATATCCCAACTGTACTGATAATGACAGAGTGCCCATATCGAGACAATCTGCTGGCTCACGTTTCCACTGTTGCTGATTATCCATTTAGCAATGACTTGGCAAGCGCCAGGAAGATGGGTGTGCCATATCAGCCTACAGGATGGCACCAAGAAGTCCATCACCCAATGATTGTTTCTAACAAATACAAGAGCGATGTCTGTTTTATTGGATCTGGGTGGCCTGAGCGGATTAAGCTTCTTGAGGGCGTGGATTGGGAGGGGATTGACTTAACGTTAATCGGTCATTACCCATTCGACTATGACCATCCACTGGCCGAGCACTACAAGGCAGCGATGGTACCCAACCCAGAGGCGGCGATGCATTACAATGGAGCGAAGATTGTCCTTAACTTTAATCGTCAAAGTGTGGACTACAAAGGCGGGGAAAAAGTCACTGAGGCAGAATCTATTTCTCCGAGGGTGTATGAGATCGCAGCGTGTGGGGCATTTATGCTATCTGAGGATGGGCGACCTGAACTAGAGACTGTGTTTGGCGATCTTGTGCCAACGTTCTCCACAGACAAGGAGCTGAATGAGCTAATCCATTATTGGCTTCCCAAAGAGGAAGAGCGAATCGAGAGAGGAAGGATGCTCAGGAAAGCTGTGGAGAGTCATTCGTACCTGGATAGGGCGATTAGCTTACTTGAGAGGATCTAGCCATCCATAGAATTTCTTTCTAGGCCAAGGGTCTGACATCCACGACGTATCAGGCTCAGGGATATGCATACACTCTTTTGCAGTCAGCATACGCCCATTCTTGAACTCTGGACGCCACTTATTTGCTCTCCCTGACCTGCTGATCCAACTCAGACTCCCGCGTCGCAGGATTGCCTCGTAGACCTCTAGGGTCGTGACGGCGTCTTGAGCAACGTATTCTAACACTTTCTCCTGTTGATTTCGCCCCTCTGCCCACATCACAGGGGCGTCTTTGCCAGACATACCTTCTGTCTTGCCGTGAAGCCCCATTCCCTTGGCTGCCGTATCTAGGCCTACCATAAACCCTTTCTCACAAAGCATCTGGAATCCGGGGTCAATATGGTTCCAAGCCATGAACCGCAGACTGGACTTCCACCACCGGCACTCTTCATGCATTACATCGAAGTCGAATCCAAGACCATTCCAAGTAACGATCTGTGCTCCCTCGCGCCACTCCCAGTAGAGGTATTTAGCTATCTCGTCCACTTCGCGCTTAGACATTCGCGGGCTGAAGTTATCATGCCAAACGATGGTTTCTCCCTGTGATGTGTGAGTAGCAGCACAAGAGATTCCCAGAGGGCGAAGATCCTGCCAGTCATCACCTTCAGGGATAGGTGTTGTGATCTCCAAATCAAACGCTATAATCACTGTTCCCCCCTCACCCAAGCAACAATCTTCTCAATCTGTTGCTTGCGTCTTACCTTCTCGCGAGCGATACGGTTAAGGTCTGCAAGCCCCTCGTTCAAGTGAGTGATAGTATCCTGTATGTTGCAAAGCTCCAACAGCATTTCTCTTAATTCTTCCATAATGTCTCCTTAAAACTCGTAAGGCATCCACTCAAGAATCTCCCTAAGCGATTCTGCAATATCAATTAGCGTACAGGCAACTGCATTAGGCTTCTCATTCATGGCACGCTTGGCTGTTTCAAGATAGCAGACTGGACCTTTCTCTTCCACTTCTTTCGGCTTCCTAGACATCAACTCGCCCAAGTCAGCCAGGCTACGAATTTGTGTCGAGTGACCACGATAGAACGCCTTCAGATATTCACGCTGACTGTAAGCATCTGTCCTGATCTCAAAGCGCACGTCTCCTACCCGAGCAACCCCTTCATTACTAGATGGTTCTGCGTTTATGCCAATGGTGCGCTTGACCAACTCAACAGTCCGATTAGCCTGCCTTGTTAAATCTCGCACTCTTGCTTCGTGATATTCAGCCTCTCGCTCTGCATATGCCTGCATCGCCAGTTGCTCAAGTTTCTCTTGATCCATTAGTTGCCTCCTCTGTAAGTGACAATCGCACAGTTGCCAGAACGAATACCGCCACGATTACACATATACCCACTAGTTGAATGTACACTTCTAACAGTTGCAATTGATGCAGACCCATTATCCCAGTACAACATTCCTTTATCTAGATCCGCCTCTAGCCAGCGCGCACAACGCCTGTTCCTAGTAACGAACACGATCTCATATCCAAACGTGTCACACCCTCCCCATCGCTCCCTGTCCAGATCTTGCTTGAAATCTATCGCGCTCAGGGCGGCAACCACGACAAACACCACCAAAAAAATAATCACGACATACTCAACTAACCCCTGGCCCTTCTGCATATCGCACCTCCGTTTCGTTTTCTGGGTGACTGTCTATGTGAATCGCACTGAAGATCTCAAAGCTATCATAGACAGCGACGCTACTGTTCTCAGTTCGCCAGCATACCACGACTTTGCCATTTGGGAAGATTACGCCGTCCAGCACACGTCCTGTCCCTGAGACACCAGAGGCATCGTGGTGGCGGATTACAGTGAAAAGTTTAGGCTCCACTAGAAAGCAAGCCCGTGAACGATCCATCCAACCAGAACTGCAAACAGCGGGCGGAAGATTGTTCCTGCAATGATAATCGTCCATCGCTCAAACTGCGACTTGTCCTCGTGGCTTTCAAGATCGAAGTCTCTAGCCAGCAGAGACACAACCATAGCAACGCCGTATGCCTGCAACACAGTCATTGATGGCAAATCAAAGATAGGCACAACAAACCAATCCCACAACTGTGCCAGCGCCCACCCATGCATCGGCGGCCCTACAACAATCACGATTGCTGTAAGAGCAACCAGTCCCAAGCACGAAAGCAAGAAAGTGCTAACTTCATTTTCGTTATCCATCTGAAGCCTCCTTTTCCACATAGTCCTCAAGAATCTTTTTGCCAGTCGTCATCAACCACATCAGTAACTCCTCGGAGTCGTCAATGTGAGGCTGATTGAGCGTGTCCAACATTTTCTGCGCCTCTTTAACCAGATCCATTTTGCACCACCTTTTCATATGCGTCTCGTACCAAATTATCAACTGCCCTAGGCACATTCTCGTCATTGGGGCAAACCTGAATTGCAATCAGATCGTCATCGTGTTCGCAGGTCAGGCTAACGTGGTCTGTGCGCAAAACCTCAGCATCGAAGAAGCATCCATGATCAACAAGGATTTGTGCCATTGCCTCGATATCATCGGGGCGCTCGATCTCGATCTGGCGGCGACGACCATTGGGTAACAGATATTGAGTGAATTGGATAGCCATTTCAGAAATCCCTCACTTTGAGTTTCCACATCAACCGATCCCCACGCCGCGTCATCAGCAACGGTTCTGTCCGTGCAACAACGCCTTCAGGTTCCCCAGGCTTCTCAAGCCTAGACCCATCTGGCAACAGATCCAAAAGCTCATCTAGACACGTTGGTAGCCAACTGTCATACTCACCAAGAACTGGGACGATCTGCAAGCCCAACTGCGTCCCAATGTCCACAACGTCAGACCAATTCATCCACCAGTCTTCGATTCGGATATCGAACAGCCTGAACCCAACATCATCACGATATTTGCCGCCACCCTGGATCTTAGGGCCATACAATTCCCCATACAAGATCGTCAGAGGCCATCCGCTGTCACCTTCCTTGATGACATATCGCAATTGATCCTCATCAATCGCCGCTTGCGCCCCTGCCATCTCAAAGTCAGCAAACTGAGCACGATCTGTCCGCCCACGATGCTTAACCTGTCCGTCATGATGCAGGATGATTCGATGGTTGCGACCATCAATCTTCTCTGTGAACAACCATCGTTTCACCAAGGCAAACTCTGGCACCCTGAAATCGCCAGGGACGACCTTAAAGTTATCATCGCGGTTGTACAAGGTTTCAATCTTTGGATATTTCATCCTCGCCTCCTTATGAGCCATCTACACTAACGATGTCAAGCGCAGAAAGCTGCCCTGCCATCTTTTTACGCCCCCATTCTTGCGCTTTTTCAGCATCCTCATTGCTTGGACGCTCAACCAAGCTCTTAATCAGGAACAAGAATGTCCAATCCGACAACTCCCCATTAGCCCAATCGTCTACAGCATCGTGCAACAGATCGGCTACAGCGTCCCTATTCTGCATCGGCAATCAGATCGTTCAGGGCAAACAGTTCCTGCCCATCATTAGTGTCAAGACGACAATAAGCAACCCCGTTAACGAATTCTCTGCCGTCGTACCCATTCTCAGTGCACAGATAGTCTACTTCCAAATTGCGCCCAAGAACTCCGAAGAATATGGCTATGATAGCAGTCCAAATCAGAAACAAGTAGAAAACAGCGTTATCATCCATTCTATCAACCTCCTTTGCGGGAGGGGGACAAGCCCCCTCCCAATTAAAGTTACTCTCCGACTTCGGGAACAGGGATGAGAGGCGTGATGCCGTCGCTGGGCATAATACCCCAGTCCACACTATCAAGCCCCTGCACAAACTGCCACTGGACTAATTCAGGATATTGTCGAAGCGCAGCTCCACGAACCTCGATGCTGTACGCCTCTGCATCGGCCAATAACCGCTGGCTATCAGCCTCGGCCTGGGCGTTCAACCGAGCACGCTCTGCCTCGGCCTCAGCCATTGTGATCTGCTGGTCACGTTCATGCTCTGCAGCTTGTGCGCGATACTCTGCAGTCTCAATCGCCTCTTCGGCAATCTGCTGCTGCTCGATTGCGTCTGTGTAGTTCTGGTCGAAGTCAATCTTGCGCACAAGGAAATCCTCAAGCACGACGTTGTATTCAGAGAACTCCTCAGTCAACTGACGCTCAACTTCGTCTTGGTAACCAACGATCCCATCACCAGAGTACAATTCCTCAGCAGAATACTGCTGGGCAATGGTTCGCGCAAGACTACGGGAGTGTGCCTTGACGACATTCTCAACAATGGCGTTGAAGCTGCCAGCGTTTCGGATTGCCTCAAGTGCGCTGTCGCTCGTTACGCGGAAGATGACTGTGAAGCGAATCTCGATCTGCTGACCATCGACTGTCTGGGCCGTGATAGGGAAATCCCGATAGTCCGCCAGGGAAGATTCTGGATTGCTTGAGGTTTCATACGAGCGAATAGCAACAGGCACCCGGCGAACACCATAGATGACAGGGATTCGAAGATGCGCCCCCGGCTCATATACATCGCCAGTCAGAGCGCCCCACTTCGTCAGAAGCCCTACTTCGTCGTAGTTGACTCGGACAAGTGACATTAGCAACCCCATACCAACCAGGACTGCGATCACAACGACTGTACCGATTACGTATCCTGCATTTCGTTTCATCTACTGCCTCCTTTTGACTAAGATTGTCTATTATCGGGTCGGTGATGGACTCTCACCATCTGCCAAATTATGCCTAGCGCTGCAATTGGAGGGGTTTCATCTCTTGCGCCAGTCTCCCCAGGGCTTAAGCCCTCTACCCGACCCGTGATGCTATTATACCACAAAAGTCAAAAAAGTGACCTTAAAGGTGTCGCAGATGTGCAACCTTGAGTGGGCTTTAACACTTAGATAAAATAGATGAGAATTAAGAGTATATGGGGCTAGCTCGACGGAGCGAAAAGGGGGACTCTCCTACCCCTCTGCCCCAATCAATCTAGGGGAGTGCTAGGAGGGCACATGAATATCAAGGACGAACTTTTACAATTGCATCACAGGACAAATCGGTATAGAGAGATCCAAGACACCCTGATAGCTACAGGTCTAAAGTTCTGCAAGCGGTGTGGCGAGATTAAGCCCCTTGATGAATTCTACGAGGACAGAACAGGGGCAAAAATCGGTGGTGTTAGATCTGAGTGTATGGAATGCAAAAGAACAACAAACAGACACAAAACTCAGAAGGAGCGCCAGAGATTATTCGAGGAGGGGCTTAGAAGATGCACGCATTGCGAAGAAATTAAGCCAATTTCTGCATTTGGAAACAAGTTGTCTGGACCAAACAGCAAAATGACACACTGTCTAGAGTGCGATTCCAAAAAGCGCAAAGAGATATGGTCTGACAGAGGACAACATATACTATCAGGACGCCGAGCAATGGAGCAAGTTCTAAGATGGATGGGGCTTAAAGAGTGCTCACAGTGCAATGAAACAAAAGAGCTTGATGAATTTGGGAAAAGCGCATACAACAAATGTGGGTACAGAAGTCGATGCAGAGATTGTCGAGCTGGTGGAGAGAGAGCTTGGTCATGGGCAGAAACAAAGTTTTTGTTTGACAGAGGGCTTTCACGATGTTCGAACTGCAATCAGACAAAGCCATTGGACGAATTTAGACCAGATGAGCGCAGGCAAAATGGAGTTGGGTCTTGGTGTAATGAGTGCTGGTCTAAATATACAAAGTCTGATAGGGGGCGCGCTGTGGCCAATAGGAATGCACAAATCCGCCGAGCGAAAATTAACGGACTAGAGCACAACTTCACCTCTAAACAGTGGAGTGAGGTCAAAAAGTGCTTTGGAAACAAATGTGCATACTGTGGCAGAAAGATGAAGCGGTTGACCCAAGATCACTTTATACCAGTGGCAAAAGGCGGTCCATACACACAAAACAACATAGTTCCAGCTTGCAAGCGATGCAACTCCAGCAAAAATGACAAGGACGCTATGGAGTGGGCAGCAGAGATGCCATTTGTGAGAGATGATGTGATTGAAAACATTCTTGAATATTTCGAACGTTTAGAAACAACATAGGAGGATTTTATGGCCTACAAGACCGGCCTCTAATTCCATCGGGGCCGTAATCGGGTGAATTGCTGGAATACCCTTAGAGGCGATCTGACCACAACGTAGCTGGAAACGGCAAGCGTGAAGGTTTGAAAACAGACCGCATTGGGCAATCAGCAGCCAATCCCCTGAACGCTATTCAGTATGGGGCAGGTTCAGAGACTAGAGAGTGAGCCAAGCAGGCAATAACCTCTCCCAGAGCGCCCGACACCGTTAGGTGATGATATAGTCCAACTGCTAGTGAAAGCTAATAGACAACAGTGATGGAGCAGTTTACATCGACGGAAGCATTACTAACTACGTAACCTCCTTCAGCATCGACATCAGCCGTGAGACAGCCGAGGCAAGCATTTTCGGTGACGAGAGCCAGATCCGACGTGTCGGAACCTACGGCACAGACTTCAGTGGATCAGCGCTAATGAACACGTCTGAAAAGACACTGTTCGATCAGGTGACTGGCTCAAGCACCACGACGGTTAATATCGCTGTCTATCCAGATCGTACCAATACCGGGAACGGGTGGTACTTTGACGGTCAGTTTGGAAGCTGGAGTGTATCGGCTTCGACTGGCGAGTTCTGGAGCATCGACTTCGGTGGCGTTGTTGAGGGTGACGTATCGACACTAGGATTCGGCGCGTAGTATAACAACTTATTACCCATAGGAGGAAACCAATGGGAAAGAATAGACGAGCACCGCTCATTGAGCGCAAGAGCGATGATTTTGTGATTGAGGAAGGTGGCGAGGAATATTATCCCCATGCAGGGGAGAGTGTGATATTCCGTCGTCGGCTTTCGCCTGCCGATTTAATGATGATGATGCAGGCAGAAGAGTTGGGCGACTCTGAGGATCAGCGAGAGATCGTCCATTTCTTGTTTGGCGAGATCCCCCCAATTTTGCTCAGGGCGATTCACAGTTGGACGTGGACCGATCCGTACACTGGAGAGCCGATGGAATTGTCCCTTGAGGCGATTCAGAATCTTGACATCCCTGAGTTGACGTATCTAACCAATAAGTTGTCTGGGGTTCTTGGGGATCAAGAAAAAAAAGAGCAAGCGCCCAGCTAGTCCGTTGCATTCTTAAGGACGAGGGCGTTCCTCCGAAGGATGCTTTGATACTGTCTCTATGTGAGACGTTCAACTGTCTTCCCTCAGATTTAGAGAGCGAGGATGGGGTACAGCTACTTCGGATGCTCGAACTGAAACACTGGCGGGATTCTGCGAATGCGTACAAGAGAGATCCCAAGTCGTGTGATCCAGATGACAGGATTAGGATGGAGATTATGCTTGTCACTGGTGATGAGACGGCGCTGTATAGGAAAATGGGATCTTCTGCGCCAGATGTGGACTTGAAAGACCCAGGGAAGCACAAGTTGCTTTAGGAGTATTGTATGCCAAGTGATGCCCAGATCAGAATTGAAACGCTAGATGGAAGTTCTGATGACATAAAGAAAATAGCACAGGCGCTAGGACAGTTGGGTAAAGATGCGCGTGTGGCGATTTCTGCTGTCGATGGGCAACTCAAGAAAATGTCTGCATCGTTCAGCGAGATCGACCCTGCAAATGTCGAGAAAGCAACACAGTTGTTGCAAAAGCTTGGTGGAGTAACAGCCACAGCGTCCAAGCAAACCTCTGAAGGATCTGCCAAGGTTGCTGCGTCATATAGAACTAGAGCTGAGGCAGCTCAGATTGCGGCGAAGAAGGAAGAAAAGGCCCAAAAGGAAGCCGAGAAGGCTGCCAAGGATGCGGCGAAGGCTATCAATAAATCTATCCGTAGTATGATTCAGGGCTTCCAGTCAGCAGGCGGAGTTGCCGCTAGGTTTGGTAACGTGATGTCCAATGTGTTTATGGCAATCCAGGGCGGGGTACCCGGAGTGACAGGGCTGATTGCTGGGCTTGGTGTGAACCTTGCAGCTTTGCCATTCAAGATTGTTCAGAAGGGCGCGAGGGGATTGATTAGTGCCTTTGGCGATATGGCAAAGATGGTTGGGGCACTGATTGGGTATCAGGGCATCCGTGGGATTGGAAGGGCGCTAAGGGGTGTTGCAGAAGAGATTGGACCCATCCAATCTGTGAGAACTGCATTTGCGAACTTTGTTGATGCAGCGAATCAAAGTGTTGATGGATTTAGCTCGACAACAGATCAGATGATCTCTGACCTACAGCGTGCTACCCATGGGGCGATTGCAACCACAGATATGCTGAAAATGAGCAACCTTGCCTTTATGCTGATTGGCGATCAGGTTGCAACTGAACTCCCAGCACTTCTAGGTGTGGCGCAGGCAGCAGCGCTGTCAACAGGACAGGACATTGAACATATGTTTGAGTCCATTGTCCGTGGTGTTGGGCGTCTGAGCACGCGCTATCTAGACAATCTTGGCCTGAGCATTTCCTTGTCAGAGGCAACAGATCAGTATGCAGAGAAAATTGGCAAAGCATCTGATGAACTAACACACCAAGAGCAGGTTATGGGTTTGTTGCAGGAGACGCTGAGAGCTGGACAAGAAATCATCCTTCGCACTGGCGATGCTTCGCTGTACCTGTCAACTCAAGCAAACGCGCTGGCTGCCACATTCCAGAACGTCCGAGACGAGGTGCTAAACGATCTGGCACCAGTGTTCACGGTTATCCTGGAAGCAATTACCGAGATGGCTGTACAGTCGTCAAGCAGGATCACAGACTTTGTTCAAGGGTTTGTTGACCAACTGGCATTCCTGCCCCCAACAATTGACTCAGAAGCGGCGAGGATGGGGGCGAGAGCTGCCGAATGGGCGGCGAATGCTGTGGTGTGGGGCGCAAACATCGGCATCAATTTTGCCACAGGAATCCTGAAAGGGTTCACTAACGTCATCACGTTCGTTCTGAACACGATTGCTGGAATCCTAACTCACTGGTTTGCGCCTGGATCTCCACCAAACATCCTGCCAGAGATTGACACTTGGGGTGCTGAGACAATTCAGGAGTGGCTTGACGGGATTAAGAGAAGGGCTGAAGGATTCACCTTTGAACCTATCGCGTCTGAGTTGGCAAAGTCCCTAGAGGACACTGTAGAGCCTGAGTTCTTCAAGATTGGCGTGGATGCAATTGAGTCCTGGGCCGAGGGATTGTCAATTATCGACCTTGAGTTCCTAATTCGGGACGTTGAGAGCGTCCTTGATCGAGCAAAGGACAAGCAAGAAGAACTTACTGATGCGCTGGGAACACAAAGACGTGAACTGTTCAGGTTGCAAATTTTGAACAAAGACCCTGCTGCGATTAGGAACAAGGTTGCTCAGGTTCAGGCAACTGAGGATGCGCTTGAAGCACAGGAAAAAGAGGTTGAGAAGCTAGAGGATCGCAAGAAGCTGTTGCAGGATCAATTGAAGCTGTTCCGCTTGCTGTTGAGAGCAGTGAAGGATCTTAACAAAGAAGCCTCTGGAGGCGGCGGCGGAGGTGGTGGGGGCGGGGGTGCGGGTGCAGGGGCGATTGAGATGCCAAGTATGCCAAGCTTGGACACGCCCCTTGCTGGCACAATGGACCTGGAAGAGAGAATTGAGGGATTAAGAGATCGTCTTGAAGAGATCTTGGGACAGATTGACTTCCAGGACTTTATCGACCAGTGGAACACTAGCACAGAGGAGATCTCTGAGGCTTGGGGGGAACTGGTTGATACTGTCACTGACCCTGAGATTCAAGAGGGATTCAGGGATTTTGTGAACGAGGTAAGAGGACAAATAAACAAAGATCTCAAGCCGGCGTTCGGCGAGCTAACAGACGCCGTTGGTGACCTTGCCAAAGAGATATTTGGCCTAGAAGAACTTCCTACTTTGCCAGAGCTTATCATAGGCGGAGATGGAGGACAAGGGCTAATTGGCATATTGTCTGATGCTCTAAGGTTTGTTGGGCTAATACTAGACGGCATAAAGATAGCATTAACTTTAATATCCAGTATACGCGGCGGAGGACCAGACCCATCTGCTTTAGCAGAAGCTACTGTGCAAATGCTTGAGTTTAGGGAGTCTGCAGCTGCACTATTTGGAGACGACGGAGGGACAAGGGAAGCCGGGCTAAAGGTTTCGTTTGAGGTAGATGATACATTCACGGATGTTGGCTCGTCACTTGACAAAATAACAGATGGCGTAATCAGAACAGGCGATCACTTTGAAAAATTCAGAGACAGAGGTCGCCGTGCCTTGTACTCTCTGGCAGAAACAGCTATCAAGACTGGATCTGACACAGAGAACTCAGCCAAAGGTGTTGCAAAAGAATACACCAGCCTTAAAGATAATATCGTTGCTCGCGCCTCAGAGATCCAGGCAAATCTGAAGGATAAGTTTAATGCCGCCAAGCAGGCTGTAACACTTGCTGTGACGACAATGGTTCAAAATGGTGTGTCTAAGTTCCTTGAGATCAAGAAAAAGGGCGAGATGCACTTCAACAACCTTAAGGATGCAGTTGTCACAGCAATCACAATGGCGAAGTCTGAGGCAAAGAGGATCTTTACAGATATCAAGACAGCAATTGAAACCATCCTGAACAACCTGAAGTCGAGCGCAGAGACGATTATGGACAACCTGAAGAAAACCATCCTGGACCCAATTCAGGAAGCGTGGCAATGGTTCAAGGATCACACACTGGACCTAGATATTTCGTGGCCTTCCATTCCGCCTGGACTAAGTGAGCTTTTCGACCAACTGTTTGTCAAGTCGCCTCCGAAGTTGGCAGTTGGTGTTAGCGAAGTGAATGCCGAGATGAGGTCTTTGGCAAGCACGATAGGGAATATGACAGGATCGCCAATGACACCCGCTCCCGTAGCCAACAACACATCCACAGTAGTATTCCAAGGTCCGATTGTGCAATCTATGGTGGTTCCGAACGCGCAGACAGGTAGAGCAATAAGTAGACAGTTGGCATCTGACATCGGTGAGATGGCATATATGAGGAGATCAGCAGCGTAATGGCTATTTCAGATACGATTAAACTTACGGACGGGACAACAGAAATCGACTTGTTCTTTGACACAGCAGGATTTGAGTTGCTGGTGCAAGGAACCAAGTTTGGCGTCGCGCCTCACGACTCTTTGTATCACACCTCAGAGTGGGAGGATGGGGAGGACCTGGTTAGGACACGCCTTGAGAACAGGAAGTGGCCTCTCAGATTGGCTGTAAGAGGGTCTACAGACGACGATGTGATTGACACACTAGCGTCATTTAATCGTCTTGCGCGACAAGCTTCTCAGTATTGGAAGGAGAAGAATGTTGACAAGGTGTACCTAGAGATTAAACTTGAGGGTGCGACGAACACCACGTACTATGACGTGATGGAGATCGAACCTGACGGGGTTGACTTCTTTAACTTCTTCAACAGGACCAGTCAGGAAATCATCTTTGGGGATGGGCTGTCCATCACAGTGACGACCAAACCTTGGGGATATGGGGATGAAGAGACGCTGGCTAACGAATTGAAGACGCCACACTTCGAGGAAGATGCTGACTCTAATGGCCTTGCTGACAACTGGACAGAGAGTGGGACACCAACAACCACATTGGATACATCCACTTTCTTGATTGGTAGCCAAAGTCAGAAGGTTGTGACAGACGCTAGCACAACAGAAGGCGTTTACAGCGACACCGTTTCTGTCAGTACAGCGGGGAATTTCGTTTCGTATGCTTGGGTGTATCGCGCTTCTGGCGATGACATTACGCTGGATATTCAGGGTGACAGTTCTGGCTCTATTGGGACTGCGAAATATAACGCTGCAACTAAAACAGAAGACGATGACGACAGTAACACCTGGAAGAGACTGGATGTATCTGGCGCTACTACGTCAGGCGACTCCACACTTTCGATGTACGTGCGCAGGTTGTCCGGGGATGCAAGCGCAGCAACGACATATTATCTAGACAAAACGTATCTACAACTTGGCACCACAACGACGCCTGATTCCTGGATGAGTTATCGGAATGTCAGAAATCACTATGACACTGGGGATGGGGATATTAACTATTTTGATGTCGACGTATTGGGGGACTTGCAAAGCCCGATTGAGATGGACATAACAGCAACAACTGCATCCACAGGCGCATCACTAATGTATATAGTCAATACAAGAGGCGCACATATCACATATCTTGAAGCAGAAAGAGACTTTAACGGACGTGCAGACTCTTGGACAGAGCAGTCAGATACCTCAGCAAGCAATGGGAAATATCTTCGTGCAGGAGCCGGGCTAGCCACAGATACAGTTTTAACAAGCACAACTGCTGGTGCTTTGCTTACAAATATTATAGAGGCTCCTGTCATTATTAGATTCAGAACACGAAGCGCAAATATATCGACACAATATGTTGATACAAACTCTGGTGTTGGATGGGCTCAGCACGAATCCAGCAGCGGGCAAAGCATAATCCCACAAGAAAACAATACATGGGAACTGGTAGAATCCGAACTGTTTTACCCGAATGTGTTTTCGGGGATAGAAGATTATGTAACAAGGCTTTACACTGAATTCGAGAACCATTCAGATATAGCAAATCTAGATGTTGATTATGTGTCCATTGTTCCCATTAGAGATAATTCAAGAACAATAATAGACATGACCCCGCCAAACTTCAATGGCAACCCACCGTTTTCTACAGGGGACAGCCTTCACACAACGTATAATGGCGAAGCCCTTTTGTACACCAGATCTTATTATAACTCAGAACTTTCAAACCTAATCGGCACAATTCCTAATTGCGATCCTGAATACAACAAAAACAGATTTACAATAAGCTATGGAACAAAGTCTGGAGCAAACTATTTAACAGACTACAGCGGAGATGACATTGATGACGAGATCCAATTAACGATTCGCACTACACCTCGCACAGAGTTCTTGATTGGAACAAAATAATGGAACTTCAAGCTGCTCTATATACAAATAGCACAGCCTCACCATCTCTAGAGAATATATACAGGGATGTTTCTGACACCAATATCACTTGGGCTATTCACGGAGGCGTGATCTCTTTTGGGTTCTCAATTGCTATGCCAGAATATCAGGCGTGGCGATTCTTCAAAGACTACCCTGGATACAGAGTATGTTTGCTGGACGACTATGTTGACAAACCTGTAGCAGACGGTCACATTACAGACATCTCACTTACACAGAGTGGAGTCAGAGTAGACTGTCGCGGGTTCTGGGATCGACACTTCGACCAATACTACGTTCAGACTGTCACGGACACAGACTCCACTTCTGATGTAATCAAAGACGCGCTTACAAACAATGTGCCGTTCGTTTCAAGCACGCAGTCTAACATAGACGAGACAAGTACAGTCATCGGGTTCTGGGAGCCGCCAGACGAAGGCATATTCCCTGGCGACCTGATTCAGAAGATGGCTGCGCTGTCTGATTCGTCAAACAACCAATGGAATTACTACCTAGTCAATCAACAGTTACAAGGCGCAATTCCACAGCTCCCGCTACCATACTTCAAAGCACAAGTTGACGACGGTACGTTTGACTGGCAGGTGTGGAAAAAAGATTTAGCCAAAGGATCATTCTCCATGACTCGTAGCATCTCAAAGCTTGCCAACGATGTGCAAGTAATCTATACAGATGAGGATGGATATTTGAGCATCACTAGCGCTGCTACAGACTCAACCAGCCAATCTGATTTCTGGACCAGAGAGGCACACATAGACGTTGGTGACGTGCCAGATGTGGCAGCAACACAGTATAGAGACTTATTCCTGAACAAGTTCAAACAACCAATGCTCAGGTATGAAATCCAAATCTCTGCACCCAAGATCACTAACTCAAATGGAGCAAGAGTGCCACTGTGGAATGTCATTAAGGAGAGTGGTGGATACTTGCGCGTCAATGACTTGTTCCCTGACTCAACACTGTTGAGTTCTTCTTGGGACAGGAAACGGATTGGGCAGATTATGGAAGCCGAGTACTCTGGGGCAGATAACACATTGCGCGTTGTGCTAGATCAGGAAAGCAATCGCGCAGATGCGATATTGGCAAGAATCGAGGCATTTAGATGAATCCATTTAGAACTTCATTTAAGCAAGCAGTAAACCAGCTGGCTACATACTTTGTTAAGCGCACTCAGAACTTTGGGGTCAGTGACTCTGGAGACATTAACTATGCAGGCGACATCAAGCCGTCCAGGTCCAGCACGTCATATACAGGGAGCGTGTTTGTTCCGCTCACCACACCATATACTAACACAAGCTTCGATGGCGATTCATTCAGCGATGTCTCCTCAAATACCAAAATTGAGAATACATCCTGGAGCACTACAATCCCGGCCAGCGCCACGGCTGTGCTCCTCAAAGTGCAGGTCCGAGACAGCGGGAGCGCCGGCACATCAGGACTCTATTTCGCTGTGAACGGGTCGTCGTCAGTTTCCACGTTCACCGTCCTCGCAGATCCGAGCGGTAAAGACAATGACGATTGGATCTATGAAACCGCGGTTTGCCCGTGCAACAACGGGGATTTGTGGTACCGATGTAATGCAAGCGGCGCGGGTACGATGGAAGTCTATCTGGAGATCTGGGGGTACTGGATTTGACTTTTGCAAGATTTATTGTATAATACCTCTATGATCATAGGCGTCGTTGCAATTCGTCCTGTTAAAGAAAAAGACCTGACAGCATTAAAGTTATCAGGCGTTTCTACAATTAAGATCTCGCTAGAGGACTATCCCCCTGCCACAAACCTAGACACGCATTATCAGATAGTTGCACAACCAGACCCGGTGAATGATTACATAGACTACATCTATGATCGTTTGTGTTCTGCCTATGAAGATGGCGCGCGACACTTTGACTTACATCGCTTCCCGAACGTAGAGAACAACGGGTTTGGTTGGGCGTGGAGAGATGGGGCAGAGTTTGCTTCATGGTGGGTCGAGCTGAGAAGCAAGCTCGGCGTTTGGTTCCCAGAGGCTAAATGGGGGTATCCAGCACTCAAAGCTGGTGGAGGGGTCGGCAGGCTCAGAGGCGACTCAGAGGCGTTTCTAAGAGCGTCTGAGGGGGCAGTCGAGGCGTGCGATTACATTTCTGATTTATATTCGTGGTCGTCAAGCGCTGATTGTCTGGATGACTACAACACCTGTCTATGGAGAATGTCTGACCGTCTGAGATACGATAAACCGCTGATGGTAGAATATATGAACCCATCAGCGGTAATAAAAAAGTCAGTGAAAGCCAAGCAATACACTAACTTCCTATCTCGTTGTCAATCCCTAGGAATCGCTGGAGCCTACTGCCATATTTTATCTTCGGACGTAGAGCGTGACAAATGGCTTACGTGGCGGGGCGAGTCCACAGGGAAGCCGAATGTGATTCCAAAGAAGATCGGAGAGTGGGTCAGGACGCATTCAAGCGATTCCTGATCCAAGAGAAGATCTCTGTTGGCATCTTGAATGTAACCTCAGTACCGTCTTCGTCGTAGATGCGCATGTAATATCGCGTTGGCATCTTCTCTGTCCACTGTTCCTCGTCCTCTTCTTTATCGGGCCATTCTACATAGATCCCGATGCATTGATGGTCTGTATCCAGGTATGCGTTGATTAGAGGCTTGCGCAAGAAGCTTCCGCGCACGTCCTTCATAATCTCTCGCGTTGATTCACCACCCTGAGAGCGCGCCACTACATTGTCAGTCTCGCGCTCTACAACCTCCAAGGCTTCCTCAAGTGGGGTTTCGCCAAACACATTTTCATTGACGCCCACAACTTCGAGTTCTCCAGCAGGCGTTCTCTCATAAACCAGGGACTCACGAATTTCGTCTGTGGCGGTGAAAGCAGACATCACAGCCTTAACAGCATCTACTAGATCTGTGGCAGTGTTTTCTCGGTTATACAATGCCCTCTTGTTTGCAAGCATCCTCTCTATGACAATATGCCTTCGTCTCCAGGTGTTTGTATTTAGGCCATACACTTCCTGGACGTGCTCAGAGAACTCTTTCTGGTGATGCCATCGACGCTTGGAAGACACAAGATACTTCTCGTTCTCAGGAATGTCGCGCTTGCTTTCATACACGACACCTGTTTCTGGATTAACCCACACTCTGGCCTGTGCCCAAAGCCCTTTCAGGACAATCCAGCTAACCCTAAGCTGGACCTCCATCTCCATCAGGTTTTTCCCCTTGATGGCACGAACCAAGGACTCATACTCTTGATCGAAGTCCTTGGTGAGAACGTGGGCAACGCTATCCGAGTCCAGGTTTGCGATGGGATTAGTCACTTTCTGAAGTGAGTTAGCCACTGGCCGCCGCCTTCAGCATCTTAAGCTGAGCCTCCTTATCGGCTCCATCGGCAACTTTCTGGCAGAACCCCTCGATCAGAGAGATATCGCCAAGTGTTAAGGCCTTCACGTCATCTACGTTGAACACGCCTGAGACAAACTTCCCACGAGCACCAGACGAGTCGTACCCAGCGTTCTCAAGAGACTTTTTGAGAGCGGCGATGGTCTTGTTGTAATGAGACACTTCTAGATCGCCCAGCTTAACTTCATCGTCCAATTCGTCCGGCGACCCACCGTCAATCTTGTTTCCTGCGAGGAAGCTACGCAGAGCAGCCTGCAACTTCTGCTTGCCCTGCTTAGTAATATATTTCCCATTCTTCAACTCGACCCACACGTCAGGGAATGAATACAGATCGCGCCACAGTCCGTGTTTCACCAATGCCCGCTTGAACGCCTGGGCCACGGCTGCGGTTACAGCGTTATTGCCACTGTGGACTTCACTGAACCCAACCTTCACTACACCATCAATCATAATCGGACAGCGGGCGTAGACACCACCATCCATCTCAAAGATCTGTGTCTGATCATCAGTCCAATTCCCATCTGTTATTGCATCCAGAGCGTCCAGGTAAGCACGCAAGTCAGCGTATGCAAGTCCAATCCCGCGCTTCTTGTCGCTCGTTCTGGCACCAACTCTGAACTGAATGTCGTCTGAATCAATTGGATGCTCGCGTAGCATCTTTGCGATTTCTACATAGTCCATCTCTTGTCTCCTTTCAAAGCCTTCGTGCCCCCTTGGGCAATAAACCAGATATCCTTCATCTTTATACCGGAATTCAAGATCTCCACCACACTCTGCACACACGAATTTGACAGGGTATTCGAGGATGTAGATACCATTATGGATCGTCTGTTTCGTCTTGAGCATATACCCTGACCAAATCGACTGGTGGAATATCTTTTCTGTATACCACCTTGTACCCTGTCGCCTCTACTAACTGATGAACAATACGAGCAATGATACCAACGTCGTACCTCTTGTCAAAAGATCGGAATCTCATATCTTCTTCCACCCAGATGACACTGGTCTTCTCTAATGCATCTTCTAGTCGCCTAACCTCTCGCCGCAAGTCTTTTATGTCTCCCGCCTGAAGGTCAACAAGCCTTTCCAGTTTTTCAATCCTATCCTTGTTAAACATCGAGCAGCTCCTCAAAATCCCCAAACGCATTCGGCGCAACCTCTAGACACTGCCTCAGCATTTCTTTGGCAACGTCCCGGATCTCCCACTGTGCGTGCTTGGAAATTCTAACCTTAAATAAGTGACGTAGACTACGACAGTTCATCGTTATTACCAGTCGAGTCATTGTTCCGATAGGCAGAACAAATCGCGCATCTTCTTTCGGAACACCCATCTCAAGCAGCTTCTCGTACACATCTTGCGCTGCGGCAACACCCATAGTGTACTCAGACATTGCCTTGTTGTCCATCACAGTTTGAGGAACAACCGCTCCTGCTTGGTCGTGGAGAACATATCGCATCGACCTTTGCGAATAAGAGGCCAAGCGATGCCGAACGATCTGATGTGAGCAAGATCGAGAGATCCCACTGATCTCAAAGGTGAAACTTGCATGTTCAATCAGTGATTCGTGCCCCTCTCTGATCCTAGCCTGTAAGAAACCAGCATCGTTGCTACCTTGACTATTATAACACACCCTTCCTGAATGTGCAAGTAGCGCCTCTGGGCCTCTTCCGTCAACCATCTTCGTATACGCTAACAATTCAACGTTCACATTGCCTCCCATCCAGCAACCAGACAGGCCACTGTCACGATAATCCATATCAGCAACATGCTAACTACACCTATTATGCGAGGCGAGATTCCCCCTAGATTCACACGGTCGAAAAGTTCGATCACAAGTAGCTGTACACTACGCAATTTGTCCACGGTAATTTGCTCCCAAGTGATCAAGCATCACAACTAAATACTCGTACTCTACGTTTGTCAGGCGATCTCCTGGAATAACAGATAGGCATCGCGAAAGACGCCGTCGAGCCCTGCGATACCACGGACCCCAATTGTGACCAACTGGCGTAAGGATGTGTCGGACGTACTGACGAACAGCAAGATCGTACCACATTCCCATATTGGTCAACACGACAGGGATGGGAGGGTCTACCGATGGACGCTTAGGAAGCGCCTGTGGCTCTACGTCGATGGTGATAACGCGCCCACATGACTCCTTCAAAACAGCCTTGCCCAACGCAGCCTCAATCATTGCCGATGCAGTAGCCTGAGCCTTTTTCTTAACCAGAGGCTTTAACCGATACTCGGATAGACTAACCACAGTGTCTTGAGGAACAGGCGGACAAAACATACATTGGTGTATATGCTGAAGTTGTGCAATGTCTCCTCGGCTTGCTACTTGGATTGTACTCATCGCAACCAAGCCAAGAATGACATAAACGTTACCATGCTTAGATATTGTTGCATCCCAACATAGATCATTGTAAGCCCAATCACTCCCATGACAAACGCACCAGTGACACCGAGTAGAGCAACTAAAGATTGTGCGCTTTCTCTCGATTGTTTGATTGACAAGTTTAATCTAGGCGAACTGTCTACTTTCATGGGGTGAAAGCTTCGGCTAGGCACCAACTGCGCCGGTGCCGCCTTCGCCAAAGGCGAACTCACCCTGGGTCCAGAGCGCAATTTTTGCTTTTGTTGCAGATTAGTCTTCCAGTCATTCATCTTGTGTCTCCTTTCCGATAAACTCCAAATCATAGTCGAACCCTTCAAGCATATCACCAAGTCTGAGAATTTCTTTGATCCACATCTCGATTATCCCGGGAGTGGGATCTGACTCCCAGAATTCGTCTTTTCGCTCCTTGACAGATAGGACAAAGTTATACGTCTTCACTGACTTCCTCCATTCCAAGAATCCTGATCAGCTTGTTTGCCATATACCTCTGAATACTCGAATAGTATGTTTCGTCCCTGTCAAATGGGGCGTGGTATCCATCTCTCAAGTTGTAGTGGACAGGAGGAACTGGCTTGTCCCACTCCACATCGAACATGAACTGCCCTTTCGGATGAGTGAGACACTTGACGATTTTGCCATTCCCGAATCCCTCGAAGGGAAACGAGATCTCTAGGCCAACCCACGGATGGTTAACCCCTCGGACGCCAAACACTTCACTAGGATCTCTGCCAGCTAATGCTACCCATCCCCCAAGCTTGGTGTGATCGTCTGGCTCCCACATTCTCGTCGGTGCATTAGGCAACATTAACTTTAACCCTCCTTAGCCACTCACTCCGTGGCTTCCCACGCTTCCTGCGCTTCAATTCGTGCCACCAATCCTCATATCCACTCTCCTTGTACACCCTACGCAACAGCTTGATCACAACCAACTGAGGGTCATCAGGGAGGCTCAACTGCCAGTCAAACGGAATGTCGTAAAGTGCCAATGTCAGCAAATGCGCCCAGTCGTAACACACAACCCTTCCTATTAGGCGGCGCTGTGAATCTTCGTCTAGATGCCTCACGTACTGTTGCGTGATGTCAGTGAAGGTTCGTCTGTGGCAGTTTCCTTCCAGGCACCGAATGTTACGTGTCCCAACGCTGTCGTGGAAGGGGCACAATAGACCCTCTTTCCAGGTGATATACATCGGCCCCCAGTCTCCCCAAAGCCATTCGTGGACCTTGGTGAGTGTGGGAGCAACACGCATCGTGTATCCAGGCGTCCAGACTTTGTAGCGATAGCGGTTGCCCGAAACGAAATCGTCACTTTCCTGTAGGATCTTGAATCCCTCTGCAGATAGGGGGTGGTTGATCTCTATGATTTTCGCTGGCACATCCACTACTTCGTATTTCATATCGCAAGCCTCGCCACTTCTTCGTTGTCAAACTCAGAGACGATCTTGAACGTGCCGCCAGTCTGGCACCCGAAATCTGACACCATTTCCAGGAAAGCAGTACACAGCTCGTCAACCTCTTCCCGCGTTACTTCGTGGTCCGTGACGATTGTCTGCTCTATGACGATGCAGTTGTTCACACTCGCACCTCCCTGATCTCTAAACCTGCTTTACGCGCCTCTTCGAGCATGCTCTTCGTTCCCTTCGATTCCCCATCCCAAAACGCGACCAGTGCTTCGGCCATGCTTGCCATCCTTTTGTTTCTGATAGGACCAGCAGATTTGCCGTGCTTGCTCCATTGGGCAGGGACAACGGTTAATATGTGGCCGTGAGTCTTTGCGTATTGCTCTCCAAGCTTGTCTGCGCCATCAGCGCCACCGCTTAGAATCTCAACGAACTTCTTATTTTGAAGAAGGGTGTCTAGAGTTTTCTCTAGGTGTTCGTAGTCATTGAAGGATCGACTGCCAGCGACGATCACCTTGAACATCACTCCCTCGCCTTATCCCAAACCTGACCTTGCGGACCAAAGACAAACTCTCGACCCTTCCCTGTACCTGAATGATATACCTTATCCTTCCAACACGCAAGTTTCATAATGTGATTCTTCTTACTCTCATCGAACGTCCACCTGTCATCACGATGAAGCAACCACACAGCACTTGCAGCGTGCCCAGGGCCGTCACTCCCATAAATGTCTCCCATCTCTGGCTCTTTGTTGGGGCGATTCTCTAGCTTCTTAACCCCAATCTGCATTGTGGTTAGCAGAGGTAACTTGCCAGCGTTTGCCGCCCCCAGGAGCCCATAGGCACCACTACGAAGCCTTACATACTCCTTGTTGCCCCTGGCGTTCTTGGAAGCGATCTCAAGGTTGTCTACCACCACCAGATCCAGCGGGCCTGTGTTGGCTCTCCCTACAATCTCTGCGTGCAACTGAGGCAATGGTACGTGTCCCTCGACAATCTCCGCATTCCACTCGGCAATCCTTCCCTGAGCACGAACGAATCGGGCATAATCATCCCCCTGCAATCCGCGTCTCACTTGCTTCATATCAACCTTTGCTAAATTACAGGCCCATCGCATCGCAACCTGTTCTCTACTGTCCTCCATCGTGAATACAAGGATGCGCCCTCCCTGATCTGCGATATTGACAGATAATTGGTGGCAAAAGGCGGACTTCCCAACGTGCTGTGCGGCGGCAATCAGATACAATCCTATACCTAGCCCATCCATCAGCGTGTCAAGATCCCTGAGTCCAGTTGAGTATCCCCTGACTTCTCCAGGACCAAGAGGACTCTCTGCCCATTCGGCTACACGGGCAGAAATGTCCTCCATCGCTTGCCTTGCTGTTACTGCGCCAGTTCCCTTGCGACTGTGGACTTGCTGGAGAATCTGCCTGGACTTCTCCCTCTTGTCCTCGATGGGCAGGGGGGCGTGTGCCAATTTCGCAATCTCCCCAGCAGCCCGTTCCATCCTCCGCTCTTCTGCCTTCTGAGCCACAGTTTGCGCATAGCTCTCAGCGTTTAACGCACTCGGAACAGAGTTTATGCATTTGGAAATGTACGCAGCGTAGTTATCGTCGTTCCCTAAAGTGTCAAGCTCAGCAGTGATGGTCAGGAAGTCAACCGGATCTCCACGCCTGCTGAGATTGAAGATAGCACAGACAATCTCTTGATGCTTCGTCAGACCGAAATCTTCCGGGTCTACGTGGAGGGCAACCTTGTGTACCACTTCGTTGTCGATGGTCATTCCACCGATAACGCCCATCTCGGCCTCAATTGGGATAAGATCTGTCATGAGTAGTCGATGTCTTGGGCGAGGGAATGCTTGGGTTCAACGTTCATACCACTCTCCTTAAGGCGTTTCTTTGTACACAATCCAGCAACAGTTTTCTCAAGCTGATGAGGCTCACTGACTATCATATCTCTAGTTACAAGCAGCCTCGCTGCCTCGATGAGTGTATTCGGTGTAGCACCCTGTTTCTCTAGACACACTTTCAACCCGTGCATCCAGGACTTAAGCTTGCTCTTGTCGCCCCACGGAACCTCAAACATCATCTGCATCTCAAGCTTGTATCCAGCCTCAAGCATCTTGTGTGCCATCTGGGGCGAAACACGTTCCAGATAGTCCTTCACAGTGTCGGATGTCTGCCCCCACTCTGACCACGGGTGCGGAACAGGACCGTCCATGTGCTTCTGAGCGAAACTTACAGTTGCCTCAAGCAATCTGCGATCTCTTGCTTCTTTGTCTGTATAATCTATACTAGATTGCTTCTTTCTGTTTTCAGGGAAGGCAGGTTGTATGCCGAATTCATCTAATAAATCATCGCCAGTCTTTTCCTCTTTCCCTGAATTTTCCGCGTCAGCGGAAGTGTCGTTCTTTGATTCTCGTTCATGACTATCGTCATGCTGATCATTTTTGAGCAGGGGGTCTGATCGTTTTTGAGCAGGGGGTCTGATCGTTTTTGAGCAGGGTATAGAATTGCGACCTTGCTTTGCCCTCTGGCGATCATTCATCATTTTGGCCCATCGCTCTTGCTCTCCGGGGGGATCTGCTATCATCTCGTAGAGTGTTGATGTGCCATCCCTGAAGTGCCGTTTGATGTAACCTGCGTCCTCTAACTCTTTTAGTCGTCGTGTCACAGTCGATTGCGCAATCCCAATGTCGCTTGCAATAGTCTCTCTGGACGGCCAGCATGCTGCGTCGGTGCCTTGGCGATATTTGAGGTACGCGAACAGTACTTTTGCGCCGTCGCTGATATCGTGGTTGCATAGAAGCCAGATCGGAACCTGCGAGAATGTCCAGCCGGTTGCTTTGGTGGTCATTTTGAACTCCAATCGGCGGCTATTAAATCATCAATGTCTGCTTCTTCTAGTCTAAACCACTCCCCGTTTTCTCTCTTGTGCTTATATAAATCATGTATCTCTCTTTCTAGTGAGCGTGCATCCATCGTTCTTATCGTCGCCATGATCTCGCACTCAAAAGGAAGCTTTGGACTGAACTCTAACACCCGCTCCGATGGCGTCCGTGTCGTCATCCCAATCTTGTACAACCCCTCGTCATGATTTCCAACGACATAAACGTATCCCGATTTATCTTTCTCGACCTCTGCCCGATCATTAAATCTTGGAGCGCCCATCGACTCCATCACCGCTTCATTGTGTCTATCTATTTCCTCTCTGCTCACCTCGCGGTAGAACGGGGCGACAGATTCGATTATGCGCTGTATACTATCCCAGTCAATTATAAGCCCGTTGCAATTCTTTATGGCGGGCATAGTGGACTTAAATCCATCGTCATCAACTATAGTTTGTTCCGATACTACAAAAATGGTATCAATTAGCAGCTTGCTCATGCTTTCCTCTCTATGCAAAAAGCGCCTTCTGTGAACACCGCTGGCCGCTGGCAAGTTCCCGACACGCAGGGTTCCGGCGCAACGGCGCTCACAAAAAGCGCCTTTCTCATTGCGTGCCTTCAGTCTTGCCAGGACAGGACGGTTTATTGTTTTTCACCGTCAAGCGCATTGTACCACACATCCGCAACCTGCGCAAACCTTTCACGTCCATGAAGCTTAAAGTTTTATTGTGTTAGCGAAAAGAAGATTCCGCCAGTTCCGTTATCTCTCAGGCCGATGGCTAACAGAGGGGATTGATCGTCAATTACTACAGGAACAGAAATCCAGCCACTCCCTGTTCCTCCCGGCATCAAACTTAGTTCTAGATCCGGCTCTATACAGCATGGGCTATAGATAAAGGTGTCGTCGTAGTGGATTATACGTCCATTGGTTACAACAGCGAAGTTTTGCTTTGATATTTCTAACATCCCTTGGTCTTCGCCAGTGTAGTTTATTTGGATTCGCGCTAGCACCCACTCAAACCCTTCGGGTGCTGGATCGTTGAATTGGTTCGCCTGCATGATCACATCAAGAGCGCCGCTTCCTCTAATCACCTCTTCTACGCTTAGTGTAAACTCTATAGTCCCGTTCTTGGTTAGACTAGCGCTTTCGCCAATCACATATGGATTTTCTTTGCTTCCAGCTTCGGGGGCAGGCGTAGCAGTAGCCGTTGGTCTAGGGGTATTGGTTGGACGGGGTGTGTTTGTTGAGAGTTGCAGGGTAGGCGTGGATGTGACAGCGGGGGATGACTCGTATGTAGCAGAGGGGAACAGAATGGGGAGGACGAGACAACTGCATGCGCAAAACATTATCGCGCAAGCGATTACAGTCAATAATAGTAGTACAGGCGTTTTCCAGTTTTTCATTTTCTTCTCCTAATCAGTATGACAATTATCATGAACAGCAGACACAGCATCACAGTCATGGAGTTCCTCCATCCAGGCAATCCTCTGTCTGAGGTTGCGATTCTCTTGTTGAAGCGCGTCTACCTCGTCCACCATTGCTTCCAGTGCCCATAGGGTAGCCATCAAGGTGCTAGTTCTAGTTAGTGTGGTGTATGATTCTCTGGCCCGAACCTTGGTCATTGTGCTCTTGATGGCGTTGCGCCACTCACTTGGATTGATCATCGCTTACTCCTTTTAGGAAAATCCTTATCCCTTTGCCGACAGCCTCTTTTGCTTTCAAGTAAGCCCTTGACCGCGCCAAGGCGTATGTTTCTGCGTAGTCTTGCCAGTTAACCCTAACGATGGATTGCCAGACTTGTCCAGGTATGGAGATAGCAACAGTGAGGCAACCACCACTTTCTTGGAATACCCATTCCCACCCCTCTTCGTTTAGCTCCCATGCGTCCTGAATCCTGGTGGAGTATCTAGGAACCACATCGTAGCATCCTATAAAGTGCCCATTGACAATTGAGTCTTCCGGGAGAGGCTCAACAAACGAACATATACATCCAGCGATGTAGCACGGATGCATGCCGGCGTAGTAATTGCCTGTTGGGTCTTTCTGGTTGTGCTCTATGAGCAGGTTGCCATTTTCCGGGTCGTGCCAGCAGTGAAGCATATGCACTGTATACCCTTGGGCCTCTGCGATCTTTCTGTCTAGTTCACGTCCCATCCATCATCCTCCTTATCCCGCTGGCTTCACACACTTCCCTGAGACAATCTGAGTGGGATTGACGCTCCTTGTTATGGAAGTAGAGGGGAGACTTTGGGAGAGTGTAGGCTGGGATTCCATCGGCGCAATGAGGGCATTGGGCCTTGCAGGCTTCCTGTAGAGTTTTTCTGATGATACGCGCAAATGCTTTCACTAATGCGCGGTGTGCCTTGCCATCTGAGCGAAACATCGTATGGTCAAGGATGTATTCTGTTGCGTGCTTGTCAGCCACTTCAGGAATGTTCATGGTCCACCTTCAATGCCGGAGAATGGGCCTTTGTTGTCAGCAGTTAAGAACTTGTAGTGTTTCATGACTTGACCCTCACAACAGGCTCGTATCGGTCATCAATGCCAGTTGATCGTTCGACTTGGGCTTGATTCTGTCTTCGGGCATCGTGGCGTGGCGCTCCTCTGTCTTAAGAAATCTCATGGCGTCCTCCAGTATTTGTGAAACAAACTGTTTAGTCGTCTGTCTGCCTCATATACAGCATTCTCGACTACATCCCCAAAGATCATTTGTGTGCTTTCGTCTTCGTATGTGACCAAAACGTGTCTGATTTTCCCTCCAGGGTGATTGATGGTTGGCGAGGCTCTAAGAAGATCTGTCAGTGCAATCTGTAGACTTTTGGCATCCTCTAGAACTTCGTCAATTAATTGCTTGCCTTCTCTTGCTTTTGTGTGAATATGCATCGCTCTCGACCTCCTTTCTCAATTCTTCCAAGCTTAAGGGAGGGCAATTAACGGACGCCTCGCAGAACAAACACACCGTCATTAGACGCCCGTTAATCACCCAATACTGATCCCCTTCCTGCGGCGGGATATACTTCCACGCCACAGGTCTAGTCCGAACAAATCCATTTTGACACTTCACTAGAAGGGGATCTCTTCCTCGACAGGAACATCCTCGGTGTTGTCGCCCCAGTCAGCCAGGAACTCAACATTAAGGGCGGTCATCTCGTTACTGGATCGCGCCTCTTCGTCCTTGATCCAGGCCCCGGAAGGCTCAAGGCGTCCAGACGCAGTGACCAGGCTCCCCTTGCGGAGATACTGATTGCATCGTTCGCCAAGCTTACCCCACGCGCCTACCTTAACCCACATCGCTGGCTTGTCGCCATAACGATTTACTGCGATTGAGAAGTTGCAGATTGCTGTTCCTTCTCCAGTGTACCGAAGCTCAGGATCTCGACCGAGACGCCCCGTCAAAACCAATACGTTAGTGTTCATATGTTCTCCTTTAAACTACTCCAAACATTCTAAGAATCGCCACGATAATCGCGCCAGGGATAGACAATTCCCCAGCGAACAAGCCAATCAGCGCTGCGGCCAGGAAGGGAATCTTATCGTTGGTGAAGAAGTGGATCAGGTAATTTACAGACCACCCCCCGAGAGCTAGGTTGAAGATTCCGATCAGGACGATACACCCGCAGTTTACACCAAAGATGATGCTGAAAATCCCAGCGAAGAATTCTTCTACTTTCTCCATTTAGTCCTCCTTAATCTTACTAAACGATTTTGCTCTCATCACTGTCCCTATTATACCACAAAGTGACTAACCCCGACCTTAAAGTTAATCCAACTTGCTTATCCAAACTCCTCCCATTCACGCTCTACACCAAGTGACCTAAGCCAAGGAATCAACTTCTCCTCGAAGCAGTCTGGACAAATATCAATCTCGTATCTTTCTCCAAACGTCTCTTCCGGATAGGCGTTTCCGATCTCTATTTTCAGAATGGTTGTGCTGAAGTCAAAGTCGTACATTGCCCAGTTTGTGCCATTTATTCCTGTGTGCTTGCCATGTTTGGTTATTGACGCTTCACATATGTCACATGTGATTGTAGTCGATGTTGTTTTCGTGACAATCTTCTTATGTGTCTCTGTTTTATGTGATCTCATAACTCCTCCTAGGTTAAAGTTAATCCTGCCTCCATTATACCACGAAATTGCTGGATTACACCTTAAAGATAACGCAAGAAGGGCAACCCTGTGCGAGCGATTGCCCTTCTGCGAAAGGAGGTGCGAATACTACAGGAGGAATTGAGAGATTACATTCGGAGTGGCGGTGTCAAATCCGACTACATCCAACATTCCCGGGTCGTTTGGGTCTGCGATTGAGAATCCATTGCTAGTCATCCCAATTACAACAAGCTTTGCAGGGATTCCAGTTTTGTTGCGGTATTTATCAAGTGCCTGTACGGGATGGATATCTCCTGCCCATGTCTCGGAGTCTGTGTATACCTCAAACGAATCAATCTCTAGATCATTCTCAAGAGCATAGATCATTGGCAGGGCACAATCAGTGCCACCAAACGGAAGCCCTGATACAGCTCGGATAACATCATCAAGTCGCCGCTTTGACGACAGGGAGAAGGTTGAAATCCCGTTCGCGCCCAGCCACCCCCCGCGCCCTGTTTGTTTGAAGTTCGTGCCGCCGGACGAGAAGATTGTCGTCGTTACGCTGGGTTCTGTTTGAAGTGTTACCATTGCCAATGCGGCGCTTGCCACTCTAGGCGTGATGTTTGGCATCCCGGCAATCTCGCCAGATGCCATAGAGCCTGACACGTCCAAGGCCAGCATCCTTCTCTTGCCAGTCACCTTAGCATTATCAAACGCCAGATAGAAAGCGTTGTCTAGTGCATCGACAACCTGTGTCACTGGATTCCAGCTCAGGCTTCCTCTGTATCCACCACCACTCTCATACACCTTCAAGGCGACAAGCAACTTGAGAGGGTGCATTCTGCTTTTGTGGATATACTCTTTGTCTGATAGCTTGCTAGCCACTGTCGTAACGGCGTTGCTCATTGGCTTGATTAGTCCAACATCTGTCATCTTGCCCAAGTTGCGCACCATAGCATGCAGAGGCATATTCTCAAGTAGTGCCTCCCACACAGCAGCGCTGTTTAGGTGTTTGGTGTTGATCATCTCTCTAGTAAGACGGTGTTCTTGAATTAGCTCGACTGTTCTTTTCTCGTCAGCAGTTTTTGCTTCCTCGAATGCTGAGATCAGAGGGATGTCAACTGAGTGTCCTTGCGTCACCCATCCATAAATCTTGTCGTGCTGTGGCGTTGTAGGAGTTGGGTGAGACAGTCTAAGAGCATCACGATTACTCCATCCATCGCGGCTTTGGTATTTTACAACGTGATAGGCTAGTCGTCCTGGGTCTCTGTCGTTGTACCAGCTTGCCACAGCCTCACGCAGTCCGCGTCCCCATCCCCGAAATGCCTTGCAGTATTCCAGGAAGTGAAACAGGTGCGTCGGAATGCGAGCCACACGAGGAAGTGCATCAAGTGCCGCCACGCGGGTTTCTTGATCATCTGCGCTGGCCGCCATTGCAAGGGCAAACAGAGCAGGATCGTTTTTGGGCGCTCTGCCCTGCTCGCTGATTTCTGCAATGTGTTCGACTGCACGCTTGCCGTCGTTCTTGATGCAACGCATAACAGCATTTGCGTTTCTTATGGTCAGCTCACGCTCGTTGACGTAGTAAGTGCCACCCTCTGATCCCAAGATCAGGAAGCGGTCAAGGCGTGCCCAGTCGTCAACCTTCCAAGCAAATCCACCAGCGCTGTTCTGCTGCTGATTGGTTCCTGGGATTGGCTGAGATTGCGGGGTTTTCTTGGTCGAGAAATGCTTGTGGTATTCCTGCATATTATCCTCCTGTACAGATAAAATTGCCGACGCGGGTGCTTCTGGTGCCTTTCAAACACCAATGCTACTGGCGAAAGATAAGCGTCAAGCGGCGACCCGTACACGAACCGTGGCTGCTGGGACTCGAACCCAGAACACTCCGTTATGAGCGGTAATCTTCCTCAATCGACCCAAAAGGTAAGTTGCTGAAGAAGAGGGTAAGTGCTTTTCCAATTAAGCTACAGCCACGCTGTTATGGGCAAGTGAGCGAGCCATCAGCTTCATCTATATAGGATAACGATGGCTCTTCGGCCCAAAAAGTGGTCGTCGGGATTCGAACCCGATCCTCGCCTTCCGAATAGGATAACCGTCCCTCGTCGGCCCTTGCAGGCAATTGGTGAAAGACGGGCTTTTCGCGTGCTCCCATTACACCACGACCACTTCAGACACATCTTACCATGAAGAGGGGAGAAAGTCAAGGAGGTATAGCTTAAAGGTGTCTAAGATAGCGACTCGTTCAGTTGCTCTCCGCTGGCAATGGCGCGAGCGATCTTCTTAACCGCTCTGCCTGTTGCGATCTTGATGCCAAGCTCTCGGTTCCAGCGGTCAGGATACTGAACTTTCGAAATTCCGATAGCAGAGTATTCTGCGCCGTTGATATAGGCTGTGACTTTGGTGATGGTATATGGGCGCTCTTGGAAGAACTCTACGCTATCTACGTTTTTCTCAACAATCCTGCGAGCAGCGTCAACACCTGCCTTCACAACGCCCTCTCGCAAGGGATGACAAATCCAAGCGACTTCATCAGCGGTGCATCTTCGACGGGCAAGCGTGTAGCTTTTCCCGTCGATTACCACTTCGTCGCCACGCTCTGGCTCTGGGTGTATTTGGTATTCTCCAAGTGATTCTTCCTTGCCTCGATCTTCAATGATCAACTCGTACATCCTGCACCTCCTTAAACTTAACACACACGCACACAGACGCTTTCATGTCGCCATAGAATATTGGGTATCCTATAACGAAGTGGGAAGGAGAGTTCTTCTCTCCAATGTAGTAGCTGAATCCTATGATATAGTTGTTCCAGTCTTTTGTGTAGTCAAACCAGGTGCCAGCATACTTAACATTGTCTTGAGTGTTTGCCTCGTCTGCTTGGTCTTCGCCGCACATTACGATTACTTCATGGTCAGGGAACCATTTACCCACATTTTCCAGCGCGCCACGTGGTGATTTCTCCATGTTGTGATAGTCTGGAGCAGGCTCGGTGTATCCTAGTGCAGCACGCATGATGCTTAGCCCGTGCGCCAAACAGTTTTGGTTTTCTGCGCTTTCGATTTGCATGGTTAGCCAACAATGAGCTGAATAGCGTAGTACATCGGGTTGGCGAACCTGACGAAAGCCTCAGACAGACAAATTGCTGCAACGAAGACAGAGAACCCAGCGCCCACATAGCATCCTATAGCACATATATCATAGGGTGACCAACTACCCTCTTCCTCGTACCGCTTGTAGAATTTCTGCCCGTAGACGAATCCCACAATGGTCAGAATGACTGCCACGATGCCCCAGAAGAGATTCAGGAATGCGGATACATAGACTTGACGAACAAGCGAATCCCACACCATAGGGGACGCTTGTTCAACGAATTGAATCAGTTGCTCGATTGCTTGATCCATTGCTGCCTCCTGTTGACTAGATTTTCTTGTCTCAATTATACCACAATTCTGCCAGAATCCACCTTAAAGCTATCCCAACTTGTAGAACGCCCCGCGGGATTCCACAGGGACCACTTTGCGCAGGTGCGAAATGTGAACGTACATATTGTTTCGCCCAATTTGGCGAACTAGTGTGTCCTTTTCAATGCGCCCATCATTCTCCATCATCTGGCGCATGATGCGCCCACATCCTCGCCGAAGTGTTCCCAGTCTTTCGTTGTCCAGAAATACTTCTCTGGTGTCACAATTATACTTATACCTCCCACACTCAAGGACAGTGTGGTCTAGCTGTCGCAGAAGGTTGATCAACATTCTCCGCGTCAGGGTGCGATATTCTTCTCCATTGATCACGATGCGCCCGGCCTTAACTTTAACCTCGGCCCGGGCGTCGCCGTTGGCTGAGAAGGAGAAGCCATCGGGAAGTAGCTTCTTAATTCTGGTGGGGCAGTTGACGATCATTGCTTGATCCAGGCTTTGCGCTCTTCGTCCCACACCAAATCCTCGACAGCTTCAGCGCCGATTGTCCCGTCCCTGCCGAACACTGCACACATTACGCCATCTTTGTCTGGGCGGATTACTCCTATGGGAAACTCAACTAGTTCTCTTTCCCCAGGCCAGCTCACTCGGATAGCATCGCCTACTTGTGGTTGTGTTTTATTCATACGTTCCTCCTTCCCTGATCTTTCCAGGGTTGATCCTGCTCTTCCTTCGTCACCCCATCGAAGTTCGGGATGAACGCCTTGACAATACACCGATTTTGCGTTCCTCCCCCCACCATCTCTACTTGTTCCTCATAGACATAGGGGGGGCCTTCGACACGTCCTCCAAACAGCCTTACAGTTTTCACGAATCGCAATGCCACCGGGGACATGGGGTGTTCGAAGATGTGACGTTGCTCTTCGGGGAACCAGCCCAGTCGGCCATCGCGCCAATTCCTGCGGAGAAATTCTTTGTGGTTCACTCTACTGCCTCCAAGATCGCTTGGCTGACCTCATCGTCAGCAAGATGGACATATCGCAGTGTGACCTTCGGGCTTCTGTGACGTGCTGCTTTCTGTGTGATGACCAGATCGCCAGTCTTTTGTAAGACCCTGGTCACGAACCGATGGCGGAATGTATGTGGGCTAATGCCCTCTGCCCGCTCTTCTCCAATCGCCTCGATAGTCCAGCGCTTGACCAGATCGTAAAGGCTTTGTGAGGACATACTGGAGATTTCCCTGCTCTGGCGTCTGGCGTGTCCAGAGATTAGGGGTAAGTGTTGCCCCGTTTCACCAGTCCAAAGGTCGCGCAATACAAGATACTTGTTCAGATTCTCCTGTGCTGTTCCTGAGAGCGGAACTCTCTCGTTGCGCCTGAGATTCTTTTGTGTTCTAAGGATCAGGTGTCCATCCTCGTAATCGTACACCTTAAGGGCGGCAATCTCGCTAACCCTGAGCCCGGCATGGGCCAGAATGGCGAAGATCGCTTTGTCCCGTGCTAGGACCATCCTCTGCCGTGTAGTCATCTCGATTGAATCCGGTCTTGATAGAACATAGTCGATTACGGCTTCAACGTCCTCCATGTTGAAGTCGGGGATCTGTTCGGGAACCTTCCGAGACATTCTCTTCCGGATGGCTCTGGCCCGCTCGATATCGATGCTGGCACCACTAGCAACACACCATTCGTAGAAGTTCATGACCGCTGACGTTTTGATGCTTTCCGTGGACGGTGCGTAGTCGCGGAGTTGTGCCATGTAGTCTGTAAGCTGGGTGAACCCCAACTCATTAACCTGCATCTCGCCAAACATCTCGTTGAACAGCCGGATGGCGATTTCGTAAGTGATGTAGGTGTTTTCGGCTTGGGTAGATCGAAGGTGTCCAAGCCACTGTTGAACGGCGTCCTTGACTTTAATTTTCATAGTCGCCTCACTTTGCGAACATAATCAGCACGTATGCAATCGGCGCGAGAGACATAAGCAGCCCAAGAAAGATGACCTCGATCCTCCATCCCTGCTTGCGCTTGTGCTTGTTGGGATGTGGGAGCGTGGCGTGTGCGTCTGCACTCGGCCTAGTCCCTGGCGCAAGCTCTCTCTCGTATGCGCCGCGATGGCAGTTGTGACGCCACTGTCGTCTGTTGATCTCCCCATGGTTGCGGTCGAATCCCTTATTCATCGTCGTCTTCCTTTGGGGCGATCCACACTTTCACGCCATTGATCTCGGTTTCGTATGCGTTCTCTGGCGCTCCTTTTTCTTCGATCCAGATGCTTGTCGGTTTTAGGATTTCAATATCAGGATCTCTCTTATCCATTTCACCCCTCCTTATATATGTCAACCCAGCTCAACATCTCTGCGATTTGCTGGGCTGTATCCATCTTGTCTGACTTCACTTCAGGCTGCCACTGAGAATACTGCTTGCGTGCCTGACAAGCGATTAAGCCTATCTGCTTATCAGTGGCGTATGCACCCTGAAACCGCACCAGCTCGCCATTAAGCAAAAGCAATCCATCGCCCTTGCCATATAAGTCTTCCGCACCAGATTGGTCCAGCACAACCCTGCTATTGTATCCCTGGGCGAGCCTGAAGGAAACACGGACGGGCATGTTAGCCTTAAGCAGGCCGGTTACCACTTCGTGCGTTGGGTACTGGGTTGCTAGGACAAGGTGAATCCCTGCTGCCCTGCCCTTTTGAGCCAGCTTGACTAGCAAATCTTCTACGTCGTCATCCGACATAATCAGATCTGCCAGCTCGTCAACCACTACCACGATTCTTGGCATATCCGTTTGGGCGATATTACGCGCCCCTGCCTCGGCCATTTCTGTATACCGCTTATTCATCTCTGTGACTAGCCATTCCAGTGTGGCAATGGCTTTATCTGTTTCGGTGATGATAGGAGCTAGCAGGTGTCCAATCCGCTGGTATGCTGACAGTTCGACCCGCTTGGGGTCCACCATCAGCATCCGAAGTTCTTGAGGCGTATTGTTTTCCAGTAGGGACAAGATGAGACTGTTAACGAAGACCGACTTCCCTGACCCTGTTTCGCCAGCTACAAGCAGGTGGGGAGCTTGCGCCAAGTCGATTTCCACCGGCTTCCCATCAGGATCGACGCCTAGACGAATTGGAAGCACGCCTTTCACTCCCTTGGTGTATGGAACGATGTCAGGGGCTTCCTTGCGAATGACCAGGAACATCCCATCAGGGCCATAGTTGCACCCACTAATGGGCACCCCTGTGAGAACAGGGAGATCTTTTGTGGCGCGGCTAGCGATGGTGTTCATGCTAAGGATCTTACCATCGTTGCCGTTTGCTAGCTTTGGCGGCAGGGGGTTAACTTTAAGTCTCCAGAACTGGGGAGACTCAAGCACATCCTCTACCTCAAGAGGGATTCGTGGGCCTAGTGATTTTTCTTCGATGAGTTTAATGGTGCGGTCAATGTTCACAGGCTACTCCTTCCTTGTGGGGTGGGGCGGGTGCCCCTGATTAGACTCTCGAAACGCTCTCGATCTCGGGGTGGTCCTTGATAAACTTCTTCGCTAGCTTGAAAGCCTCTCGTTTCTTCATTCCTACACCTCCTGTGTTATTTAACTCCCCGTGATACATTGTATCACATATAGCCCTATTTGTCAAGGGTGATTTCCCCATCATTGTCCAGGTCAACGGTTACGATTTCAAGGTGTCCTGTTGCCTCATATCCGACTGAGAACAGGACGCGACGCACCACCCGCTCGATTATCTCAAGGTCACGCTCTCTTACCTTGTCTGTTTTGTGAGTGACGGCCATATCCAAGTGAATTACTTTCATCATTCCGCTTCCGCGCAAATCTCGACCCAGCCATCGTCACCGGTGCAGGCGACATACTCTTCCATTGCCTCATAAGACGCAAAGCCAAGGCTACTGTCGTCGTGTTGCCAAGCTTTGAGCCCTTGATCGTGGGCTTCTTCAATAAGCCCCAGATACTCAGCCGTGCTCATTGCCCAAACCTCATTGGGTCCATATACCTTAACCTTCGGCGGTAAGTTTTTCATTTCGATCCCCCTTCCTTATGCCCAGTCAAGCACGCACTCAATCTCGTATACCGAGATCTTTGTGCCATTTCGCTTCGCTTCGTCAAGGATTTCGTAGAGACGATCCATACGATACACGACCTCTTCAGTCGTGTCCCCATTCTCATGAAACGTGATCACCAGATAGTTTTTCATATTCATTTGTTTCCCCTTTCGACGCCTTTACGAATGGCGTCCAACCATTCTGTGTTATCCAGCACTACGCCAGTCGAATCAAACGAATTAGCAACTATGATCCGGGAGTAAGTTGACTTTGCAGCGTCCTCCCAGTTGTCATAGGCGGACAGCCCATAGCCCACTTCGCTGGCTAGGCGCAAGTTGCGTTCGCGCCTTAACTGTTTGTTCATCGGGAACCACTCTTGCCGATTAGAGCGCACGGCGGCAGCTGCGTTTTTAATGTACTGGTCAGCGTCCATTATGCCTCCTTATACCATTTCGGCATTTGCCCGTGCGCCAGCTCTCGATCCCAGAATGCACCTCGTTCCTGATTGTAGAAGGCTACTCGGTTAAAACCCTCCTTGTCTATCAGGTCCAGGAACATCACCCCATCGAAGTCGTCCAAGTCGGCGCCTTCCAACACCTTCTCGGCGTCCTCGGCGAAGTTGCGGGTGTAGTCGGTCACGTAAGCCGGCCCGCTCCCGAGCAGGGACACAAGCAATGCTCCCTGATCGTTCGCTAGGGCCTCGACGGTGCAGAACTCTGGTCCAAGCTTGTGCTTGCGGCGCAACTCTTTTAGGTTCTTCTCCGAGACGGCTTCGGTCAGCAGCTTTTCCCGCAGCTCTCGACCACGGGGGCAGCGCCCGCAGAGATACCCGTTTGCTACACCTGTATTGTTGCAACTCAGGCAGTTATCCATTTTATCTTTCTCCTTCAATCCATCGGTCAACCCATTCCTTGCTGCTCATCCCTTGCGGCTTTGTTTTTCGACGGTGTTCGTCCAGTCTATGCTGGCATTGTCCTTTTTTGTGTTCAGCTCGTATTTCATCGACGCTCAGACCCGCCTTGATAGAGCGGACCATCAGGTCGATATCTGTGAGGATATCGCGCCCCTGATATCCGGCCTCAAAGATTTCTTCTAGCAGTTGATCCATCCTCAACCCTCCTCTAGCAATTCATCGCAGAACAGCTCATACAAAACACGTTGCCATGCACCATCAAGCTCGTCAGCAAACTGGGCAAAGTTGCGTGCGTTACGAGCAAACCAGGATAGCTGTTCATAGTGTTCAGGCGTCCCATAGCATCCTGTCAGCGCCAAAGCATAGGCTTCAGCGATACTGATAACGTCGCAAGAGAATCCGCACCCGTGTTCGACCCATGCGTCGGCGTCTTCATCGGCAAAGTCAACTGCAATTTCGTCAAAGCAGTTTGGGCACTCGAAAGTCAGTTCAAACTTCTCTTCTGTCAAGTTGGCTTTCATCGCTGGACCTCCTTTAGATAAGGTGGCAGATTATCACCGGGCCACCAACCTGTCACAATCTTTTTCCATCCCAGCGTTGCGCAAGCCCTCTCAAACTTGCGCAAATTATCACGACTGCTATACGTTGGGGCAAACCAAACCTCTATTGCCCCATACTGTGTCTTCACAACGTCCCGACGTTGAAGCCCGGCCCGTTTCAGATAGGGGCGCAACTCCTCAAGGATAGGCGCAACCCACTCATCACAGTCGTCCGGCCACTCAAGAGCCAAGGCTAGGCTATCATAGACTGCCCCGCCTTGATACTTGACAACCCAAGAGTATGAAAGCCCATCATCTCCTATCGTTCCTCCCTTTGGGCCATCAGCTAAGAAGGCCCATTGTCCTATGACGTGGCGGATTCTCACTCTGCTCATTTTCCCTCCTAAATTCTTGGACGCGAACCGTCTTCAAGGAACTCATAATCGTTCGCCCTGAGTGTATCAGCAACCGCCTCATCGCTAGTCAAGGCAAAGTAAGCTTCTCGCAAATCGTTGTAAATCAACTTTGACTTTTGGCGCACAACTTCAGTGATATACCCTTCTAGTTCCTCACCTTGACTATACACTCGCGCCGTGCGTTCCTCATCATCTGAGTAATACATCCCATGGCCTTCGACAACTCCTTTAATCGTATTGTGGTGGACGTAGTAATGGCCCACTCTGACAATGCGGGCATCAACGTCCCATCCATTGCGCTGCACCATCACAAGCGAGCGGAAGCGGTTGTAGTTGTGATACCTAGCAAACTTGGCAATATCAACGCCAGCAGTGAAGCTTGCCCCATCACCTTGTGATCCGAAACCAGAGAAGCGGATTTCAGGCTCGCAGAATCCCATCTCTTCAAGCTTGTCTTCCCACGGCCAATATACAAAGTCCCACCATCCATGATAGTCTACGTTGATTTCTCGATTGTCCTCGATTGCCTTTTGTTGGGCGTCTTCACCCAGCTCGTCAAACGTGTACAGATTAACGCTAACTGTCTTCATTTTCTTCACTCCCTTTCACTCGATTTTTTCAACCAGCAAGTTATTCTTGATCCACGCCGTGCGATAGTCGCCCATCAACTCAGCACAGAATGAAGCAAGTCTTTTGTGCTCACGCTTCACCCATTGCGCATTCCCCCATCGGAAGGCTTCACCCTTTCGGATTTCGGCAAGCTTAACTTTCTCAGTCCCACACTGATAATCAATGCGCCCCTGATTAAAGAAGCTTTCTTTGTCGTCAAGGTCCACGATTGCCACGGTCCCGCACGTAGAGCAGATATTCAAGGCGTAACGCTTGTGCCCCAGCGGGTAAAGCCATCCTGTGAGCGTATGTCCCAGGATTTCAGCTTGACGCTCATATACCTCTTGGCATTCTTTCATCATCTCGTCAAGGGTAATCATCGCACTCCCCTCCTAATCTTCTCGAATTCCTCCGGCTCAATCCATTTCACGCTGACAACTTCATCAAAGTCAGCGTCACGCCTCGTCAAGTCTTCAGCGTCTTTCCATGCTTGTTCGTAGGTGTGGTAAAACCGCACCAGGTCAATCTGTTCATCATTGTACAGCTTCATTGTCACCCTGAATGGCAGACGGGACAACTTTACCCTTTGCAATTGCGCCCGACTGAATTCCATCACCTTGGCATCACGATCCTTCACGGCCCAAATCATCGGGGTGTATCTGTCTGGGCTCCAGCCTGCCATGTGCATAAGCGGTTCTGGCGTCAAGGGATATTGCAGCCCCCTTGCCCATCGCCGCTCCTCTTTGGTCATTTCGGCATTGTTGAAGATCATCCCGCCAAGGATTGCGGCGGCTTGTTCCAGTCCCCATCTTCCCTTGGTGTATACAGTGTATTCGCCGTGGCGTGTTTTCATTGCTCCTCCTTATCCAATTCGGCTCCAGGAAAAATTCATCATCTTAACGAAATGCGCCCTTGACCTCCCAACCCACTCCCTGAATTTGCGCTGATTTTTCTCGTTCAGCGCATCGTGTACCAAAACCATAGCGTTGGCCGTGGTCGCATCAATCATCAGGGGTTCTGCTTCGGCGTCGTCATTATCCCAGACGAAACAAGCAAAGTAGTGTTGCTCTTTCACCTTTGCCAGCTCATCATATGACGCTTTGACAACTCGATCCTGAAACTCGTAACTATCCGTAAGTTTCTGCATGGTTTTCCTCTCCTTTTGCGAATCGCTCCGCCTTATCACGGGCTTCATTTAGGCTATGACCCTTGTGCAGCGTCGGCACCATGACGCGCCCCGTCTCTGGGTTAAACTGGCGCACCTTGTAAACGCGGTGCTTGCCGTTGTCCTTATCTGAGTAGACGAAATACACCGGACCGCTCTTTGATCCTTGATACACCTCGTATAGCTTGGTATTGAAGCCCCGCATGGTGTCGGCGGTGAAGAACTTGTTCCCAGCGCTAAGGCTCTCTCTCACAACCATGTCCATCGTGTACCACATTTCTCTTCTCCTTTTCTTGATCATCCCTACTTGAGATTATAACACACTTTTGCCCGTTTGGGTCGCTGGGAAACCTTAATCTTTTCCCTTGCAACCCACAAAGTTAAAGTTAATCTCGATTGTCACCCCTTCACTTTGGCCCCATACTGCTGGGCCGTGCGCTGGGCATCCTTCAAGTGAAGGCGCGCCCGTTCTTCCCTGAGTCGGTGGCGTGCTTCTCTTTCGGCGATTTTCTTCAGACGGTCCTTATCCATTTTCTTCACTCCTTTTTCAGCTCGTTTGACTTTACCCACTCTTCAAACGTCTCCGATGGGATTTCTTCACCGGTCACTGTCGTAAATCCGGGCAGCGTTCCAGTCACGCGCCAGCATCCTGTATGCTGCTCGAATTCTTGAAGGGTAACTGTATAGCTACCAAGCTTTGCCTTGTCGCCAGGGCAGAATCCGTTACGGCACCCGGCCCCACCGCAAAGCATCCCCCTATCCGATGCTATCATCAGGGGTGCCTCATTGTCGGAAGTGTCCGGCAATTCTGGCATAACAGCGGCGACTTCAGCTATTACCATGTTGCAAGTGTCGCATAGGTGTTTATAGTCGGTTATGAATTTCATTTTATGTATCCTGTCATGTATAGGGCCATGATAGCATCCTGAACCTCATCCCATCGCATCCTGAGCGCACGGGCCACGTCTCTTTCTTGTGTCCCAACCTTTTCGGTCGCCTTCAAGACAAGGTTCAAGAACTCAAGCAACCCCCGAATATGCTGGAGATGGGTAAACGTTTCTCGCTCATCCTTCAGGGCATAGTAGAGTAGATACACTGGCATTTTGCCGGCGGTGTAGTATGGGCAATAGACATGGCTTGTCATTTTGCCCAAAAGTGTCACGATTGCATCCCTATCATTGCTTGTTAGGGCCTCCCCGCTGCCCAAAGAATCGTTCAAGGCTTTTACAAGGCTCTTCACTTTCCTTCTCCTTTCAAATAGCTTGCTAAATTTCTCCCCAACCAACTAGATCCCACTCGGTTCCCAGACGTTCGGCCATTGCTTCTACAAAGTCAATGATAGCGTCATGATCGTCGGTCCATAGCTCGATCATGATCCATTGCGAGCGTTCACAATATCCCTGAAAGAAATAGGTGATATTGCTTTCCCCGCCTTGTAGGATTGCAGCGGCCTTCACGGCCTCAATGTCGCCATGCGCTTGGATCGAGTAATTCTTATCCATATACGGCTCAACCAGGTAGATCATTTTTCTTCCCTTTCTTACGCTTGCTGAACAGCGCACAAGTTTCCTTGTGCCCTCTATGGGCAAGCGTAACTTGCCCGGTTTTTCAATAGGTCAATTCCTCCTTTTCAATCCGCCGGCGGATTTTCGAATAGGCCGCGTCCTTGCCTTTCGGCAGCCAAAACTGGCATGTCCCTTGCTGTTGGTGCCAGTAGCTCCGGATCGGATCATAGTGAAATAGCCCGGCCCCGTTTTGGTTGGTGCGGCACGTTCGTTCCGTGGGCGCGTCGTCATATGGGTAAGTGTACTTCTCTACCCATTGCCATCCGCTATGTCCAAAGCGGCGCAATTGAGTGATACTGATTTTAGGCATGTTCATCCTCCTTAATAGGTCAGCTTGTTTTTAAGTATGGGTTGAGTACTTCCATCGCTCGGTCGGTTCGCCGTCTTCATATTGAGTGTGGGCGACAATCCCGCCGCGCATGATCGACCGTCCCTCACTATCCACGATATTGAAGTAGTAACTTGCTGGGCCGCCGTCGCGCGGCAGAATATCGTAACTGAGATTGATAGTTGACGGTTCACCATGCGAATAGTTCAGCCCGATCCGCTTCAGCCCGTCAAGGCAACGCTTCAGCCCGGTGCTTCGCTCGTCGTCAAGGTCTTTTGCAATCTGGTCCCTGACGTCCAGATAGTCGCTGAATCCCTCTGCATATTCCCACCGGACGCTGGGGGAATATTTGACGGCCAGTTCTAGCAATTCTTGAGGAGTGTATACACGCTCCCACTCCTCTTCACGGCTAGCATGCTCCGCTGCCTCATTCAGGATATTCAGCCATTCCTTCAAAGGCAGCTCGTACCAGTGTTCTTCACGTCTGTTCCCAGACAAGTCAATCACTCGCAAGGCATTATGGCGGAACTGTAGCAGGTGGGTAAGGTCGTCGAAATACGGTGTGAACCCACGTTCTGGGACATTCAGGAACTCTATCTCTGCGAGCGAAAGCACTCGCATAACGGGCCGTCGCTCCTCGTCTTCATTGCGAACGTATAGCGCAACGTTCCCACTCCGCAACGCTTCAACTTTCAGTTCAACAATACGGCAGTTCATTTTCGCTTCTCCTTTCAAAGTGAAATTTTCTTAGCGCATTATGCGCACATTGAAAACCACAAGCTTCAGATAGTCGCCAGCTATCACCGGATTTCTATTATTTTATCCGAACTATCGGCAATTTTGCTTGTGGTATCCAAGGTGGGCACAATGCCCAACCTGTTCCTTAACTTTGTGGGTAAACTACCAGGCTTTTCGTCGGCCAGCCCGTGATATTGAATTCTGTGGATACGTTCCAGTCGCCAATAACGTTAATGTCGCTCGGGACGTCTCGCAGTGTCCCAGGATAGCATGTTACCATTGCTATCGCTCCGGCTTCCCTATACAATGCGATTTCGTTAGGATCGAGCACGTCATGCATTGTAGAATGAGCGATTACCACCGGGCCGTCGTTCGTGGTAACTACAATCGGCCCCAGATCCTCATAATTGATAAACTCTATCACTTCCGCTTTCTCCGGCGACATTGCCCACCACCACCACGGAAGGCCGAAATTAGTCGGCCCGTCGTTTGCTGAAACTGGCAAAGCCACGCTTGTCAGCACAAAAGCCAACGCAATAATCAGAATCGCCTTTCTCATTATTGCACCTGAAAGCTTGTTTTGCAGAACACTACTCTATCATCATCAAATACATGGGGCGATCCGATTGTAATATAATCACAATCGTGCTCATATGCAAAAGCGCATGCGTCAGCTAAACTGTCGTTTATCCCGATGGGGAACACATCGTATAGTCTGTCGTCTTTCCAATACTCTATAATCCCCCCGCGCGCCCTGTCAAAAGCTTCTCCGATTGTCATAATGACGCGTTCGCAGCGCCCGCAGTATGTTAGCATGTCACCGTGTAGAATGCATTTGCTACCACAGTGACAACGGATATTGTAGCTATATTCTACCTCGCCAGTTACCACGTCTTCAATCGTCAATTTCATTTTTCTTTTCCTTTCTTTTGTCAGCACTCCAAACAACCAACTAACACAGTGTTAGTTGACTGTTTGGAAAGCTTTCGCTTTCCTTTAGACTGCCAGCATGATGATAGCTGACATTGTATCATCTAGATGATTGAATCCCTCCTCTAATAGACTAGCGATTGTACCGCCGGCGATTGCTACCGCAACCAACCCAACCAACACAACCAAGAACAGAATCAATGCATATTCAGCGCAACCTTGGCCGCTTTCGTTTCTCATTTTCGTCTCCTTTGTAACTAGTGTATATTATAGAGTGTTCTTACACTCTCTCGGGCTGGCAATCCATTATTATCACTTTTCCGAAACCACGCGGAACGTCTCGCTGTCATGCTGCTCCAGATTGTAATACTTCTGGAGAGTGAACAACCCATCCTCGTTTACTTGGATAACTTTAGGGTATATTTCTATGTCGTCTACCACACTAAATTTATCCAGTCTCATTGTAGCATATGCGGCCTGTGCATTGCTTTCAAATTGGATGATATACATTTTATAATCCCCTTTCGTTAGGGGATTGCCAGCCCAAGGGAGCATAAGAAATTCTCCTTATACTTCCCTTTGGGTCTTCCTCCCATACCGCGTTATTACGAATACCTGCGGCCTACTATAGCCGGAGAATTCTAGTATCCTAGGTATTAGTTGGAGTTGTCTCGATCCGATTAATACCCTTATTGGAATAATCCCAGCATGCAAGGGCTCCCGTTTGCCCTTACTTTCCGCCAGGGTCTCCTTCTGGCGCATGCGTTCTTTCTTCCGGCCAACCTTATTGCTAAGGCTCACTCTCGTGATTTTCGTTTTATCTCCTTATACTGGCATTGCCTTGGATACATTTCGCTTGCGCTCGGTTACGCCTTGGCTAACGTTACTCCTTGCGGTAGTTCGTCCGGTTCTAGTATTGCTAATGAGTAGAAGCTTTCGCTTTCTTTCTCGCTAAGCCGCGAGCCGGGTTCTGCTAATGGCTCCGAGTTTACCAGTATTCGGTTGTTTAGGTGCTGAAACTAAGCTTTTGCCTAGAGTTTCGGTGATTGTGCGCTAACTTCCGCGCCGTTGCTTCGGCTCCGCTGGGGCTATTTCTCCGCGTTGCCCGCTCGATTGCGTCTGCTTGTTAACTCCAACTGTCCGCATTATACCAGGTAACGCTAGAAGCACAACCCTATAATGGGCAGTTTCCTTAAGTTCTGAAAACTCGTTTGGACGAAAGCTTAAGTGAAAGGCCCGAAAATGGGGGGTTTTTGGGCAAATAGGCTGCTATTTCTTAAGTGTATGTCCAAATTTGTGCGCAAGCTGCCTTGCAGATACTTGTATGGTATAGCGTGGCGCGGTATATGCCATAGGATGCTGCCAGGGGCGTGACGTTTGTTTCTAAGGCGATTAAATGGCTTAGAGGTAATTGATATAGGTGTAGCTTGTAGCGACGCTTAGAACGACAGGAGAGGGGTGTTGTGGGATTGCAGTGGAGTCGGTAGGATGTATAAAGAGATTGCAGGGGGATTTGAGTAGGATACTGGTAGGATGGGGATAGATAAAGCAGGGTTATTTGAGGTTGCGAGAGGGGCTGAATACATACTTGCAAGGTGTCTATGACGCGATAGCTCACCCAGCGTGTTTTGAGTGCCCACTCAGTTTATATAATTAGTATTATATCGTGTATAGCTGTTGGATGCAATGGTATTTGTGTATAGGCCCCCACCCTCAAAAAACTTGAGCTCAATTTGCCATACGTAAATCATTGGCTTCCCACAAAAACCCTCAAAATCCTTTTTATCACCTTTTATCATACCTGAGATACCTTTAAGATCGCCTGGGGTGTTTTTGTGGTATAATAGCAATGCGAGAGAGAAATACAGGAGGTGAAGCAATGATAGCAATTAATATGATCCGCGCCGGATTGGGCCTTTGGGCTGGGGCGATGCTTGTCGTGATTTTAGCTATCGTTTGGGATACGGGTGCTCGGATTTATGAAGCATATCAGAGATCGACTCCGTTGGAAAAGATTGTGATCAGGACAGTTTTCGTCTCAGTGATTGCGGGGTTCGTGTTGATTTTGGTGGGTGTTCTGCTCTTCTGACCCTATATTGTGGCGAGGAGAGTGGGTCTGGGAGCAAAAGACAGTGTTTTGTAGTAGAGCAGGGAGGTGTGGTGATGAATTGCCAGCTTGGCAAGATGGGGCGTTGTTGCTGTAGTTGTGCTCGGCGTGTTGTTGTTCTCGATCATGCTGCGTTTCCTAGGAAGGATGTTGTGGGATGGGGGTGCAGTGTTGGAATCGAGATGGACCCACTGGGAGAGCCTGTTGTGTACCTTGGGGGCTTTGAGCATGGGTTATGTGAGCTGCACGCTCGCAAGAGGGAGGCATATAAATGAGACTTAGTGGCGAGGAAGTTATTGGCATGGTGTTCACCTTGCTTGTTGTTTTCTTGATAGTTGGAGGGGTGATTGGGTTGGTTAATAGGTCTGCTGAGATTAGCAGAGGGGAAGTTAGGGCGAGGGTTCTTGTTCCATGTGTTGGGTTCAATCACCTGAGTGGGTGTCCTGTGCGATTGATGGCTCTTGGGGACACAGAGTCTTTTCGTGAATGTATATTCCAGGGAGATGCTTGCTGTCGGAGCTGGATGTGAGGTTAAGTTAGATTGCCAGTTTGACGATGGTGTGTTACAGAGCTGTTATCTTGCAGACTCAGAGGTTGTGTGTGATGATTGACGAAACGAGATCCAGGATTCCGATTTGGCTACTATGGGCCAGGACGAAGAACGATTTGGTTACACTCGCTGCTATTGCATTGACTGAGAGGCATGCCAAATCGTATAAGGCAACGACAGAGTCGTTTGACAACGTGGTTAAAGTTAATGTTGAGCGAAGTGAGGCGAATCACTTATTCAATCCTCACTGGGATGATATGTGGGAGGCTGTGTATGGCGAGGAGTTCGTGCAGGAGCTTTCTGATCGACTGGATACAGTGGCAACTCAGAGAGTGAGGCAGTTGGAGTATGAGTTGAGCCGGTACAAGGTAAAGCTGAAGATGGCAGTTGCTAGAATTAAGGAGTTAGAGGGACGAAAATGACATACAAGCCCAAGGAATACCGAATTGAAGAGGGGTATCCCGGATTGTACAATGTCCATGAGTATTACGGAGACGAACTGGTCGATGTGATCATGTGCAACGTATCGCTTGATCAGGCGCGGTTCTTCCAGGCGATCCCCGACCTGCTGGCGGCGTGTGAGATGCGACGCGGATCATTCGACGGACAGCACGCACTGAGAGAGATTGCCACTTTGCTGAGGGCAAAAGGAACCAGAAACAGCCGCTCGTGGGCACGCTGGCTAGAAGAGAAGGCCGACGCAGAGGAAGCCGCAATCGCCAAGGCGAGGGGGGGAGCTTTGTGTTACCTGGAGGTGACGAGATGAAAAAGAAGATTTACACCATTGAGGGTCGGTTGGACAATCACCGCGTTGTAGAGTGGGATGTATCAGAGATCAACGAGGAGAAAGGGCGCTTGCGAATCACCAGGCGCAAGCCGGGCTGCAAGATCACAGCATCGAGAGCGATATCAGATGAGGGATCGGCGTGGTGGATGGACAGGGAGACGGCGCAAGTCAAGGCAGACGAGATAAACGAGGAATATGCGCTCAAGCCCGGTCAGGTGCGTTGTAGGTATTGCAGGCGCGGCGTTGACGAGGACAAGGCAGTGATGAAGCGAATTTTCAGCAGAAACTGGCGCTACCAGGGCGGAAGAAGCAATCCGCGCCTGTACTGCTCAAGTCGATGCGCCGGGAACGATCAGATGGCACACGAGGGATAGCATTTTGTGTTAGGAGGAGGTAGAGATGGAGAAGCTGCTAGAGACTTGCGAGCACTGCGACGGCAAGGGATTCATTTACGACCCGATCTGTGACGTTTGTGGAGAGCGAGTCAAAGACGCCGGCTTTGCAGTCGACAACCGAAAAATGCCATGCGGACACGACTGGTTCGACGTCACCGAGGAGCATTGGTGTATAGAGTGCGAAGGCACCGGCAAGGCCCCCACCGACGCCGGACGCGAGCTGGTGAAATTCATGCGCTGGTACGATCAAGCTGGGTAGGAGGTGACAGATGTTAGTTTTATGCGATCATGCCGGGCAAGACGACTATTGCGAGCGCTGCCCGCACGGCGTCGAGCACGAGCCGTTCTCGGATGATGGGCACGATCCGCTTTGTACGGAGCAAGAGGGATGCGGAAGCATAGGGCGCCTAGTTCGATGTATTGATCACGAGATGACAGAGCACACGCCCGGGACGTGGGCCTGCTTTTACGAGAGCGGCGCTATTCACATCCGTGACTCAGACGGAAGATGGATAGCTCAGCTGTGGGACAAATTCGAAGGCGATTTCGACAACGCTCGCGCCAACGCCCACCTCATCGCAGTCGCCCCCGACCTGCTGGCGGGTTGCGAGACTTTCGTCGACGAGCGAAACGTACAGAGCCATAGCGACGAGTTTGTCATTGTGTCTCTGGCCGTCGAGGAGTGGCAAGCGGCCAAGGACGCAATCGCCAAGGCGCGGGGTGAGGTGCAGTGATGGACAGGTCAGTTATTTGCGACAAGGCTGGTAGCGATGGCGAGTGCGAGTATTGCTATCACGGCAGACCGCACGTCGTCAAGCCAGCGTGCGCGACTGTACTATGCGGCGCGATTGGCGATTTTGCTGCTTGCGTTGACATAGATTCTGAGATCTGGGGAGAGCAGAGGGAGGAGAGCGGTGAAACGCGAGAAAGCTGACTATCTAAAGAGCCAGCTTGAATACGTAAGGCGGTACGCCAGAGGATTGAGGGTCGAGCGCAACGAAGCGCGCCGCCAGCTAGAGCGAATCGCCTCGGCCGTTGTGGAGAACGCGAAGAAGGTTGCTCGCGAGCGCGACTGGTGTAACTTCTGTGAGTGCCACCCGTCGAGTGGACACCGTGTCCACTGTGTTGTGCGAGTATGTGAGGAGATTGTGGAGGAGAGCGGTGAGTGAGATTGAGAATTGGATGTGTAAGGCCAAAACGTATGAACAGTTCGGCGTAACGTTTGCTGACATCGACGGGCGCGTATTCATTTTAAGAGACGACGCTATTGCGCATGAGGAAGAAGCCGTGGAGGCTGTGCGACGCAAGGCGTTGGAGGAAGTAAAGAGGCGCATTAATTCCGCGATCAATGGCGAGATTGAGCAATCGGTTGTAATAGGGATGGTCAACGCACTGAACATTATTGCTCAAATGCTGACTGAGGTGACAAGATGAATGAGAAGAAGAGTGATGGGGGTGTCATAGTGACAATCCCGAAGGTGACGTTCTTCTTTGCGTGGTATGATTTCTGGATAGGGTTTTACTATGATAGGGACGAGAAGGCGCTGTACTTCTGCCCAATTCCCTGTTGTGTATTCAAGTTCGAGCGAGTTCAAAAGGGGGCGGACGAGGCTTGCACTGGCTTCTTTGATGATCCGCCACTAGGGGTTGATGATGCCTGAATACAAGCATGTCCCAGATCCGCTGAACAAGGATGTTGTGCTTGCTATCCCCATCCCTGTGTACGCAAGC